GAGACCTTGATTTAATAAAATGTACGTCATTTCCAAAAATCAAAACCTTCGCCCTAACGTGAGATACAGTAACGTATCCACGTCCAGATTCTTTCAATTTTGAAATCAAATACTTGTTGAAGTACTTTGTATAACCGACACAGTTTGCAGTCTTAGTTATTTCAACTTTGTTACTATCGCTATAAAGATTAAAAGACAAGTCATTCTTTGTCTTGTTCAGTGTAGTTAGTATTATTTTTTCAATATCTCCGTTTTTACCTCCCGTTACAGTTTCAGAAAGTATCACTCTGATTACTTTGTAGTCAATTGACTCAGTTGGTAATGTTGTGGATAAAAAAAAGAATGACACAAAGATTAATAGTACCTTTTTCATGATAATTTGATTGTTTATACAAAAATAGTGAAATAATTTGATTCCACAAAAAATTAAACATCAAATCTTACCATATAACATATTTTTGTTACTTCGGGATAAAAATATTGTAGAGCATCCTCCAAAAGTACTTCAGCAAGGCTTGAGTCCATAACAGATTCGCTGATGGTGTTACCCAACACAATAATTAATTCAAATATAAATTGGTCTCCTTTAACATTATGTGTCCAATTGTGAACTTTGATTTTAGACCCCTTCCCATACATAAGTTCCACCTCTTCTTTCCGAGACTCATTCATATAAGTTTCCAAAAGGCGATAGAATCTTCGTTTTTTATCTGACATGATAAAAATATATTAAAAAAAAAGAAAAAATCTCAGTTTATCTTCCCTGACCTTGGTATTTTTTAGGTTTTTGCTCGTATTTGGAATAAGATTTTTTTGATACACCTGTTCTTTTTTTACCAAAAGAAATTTTACGAGATTGGGATGTAGAACCCCCTTTTGCTTTTGCCATACTTTTTTTTATTATAAATATCTTATGGTGAAATAATAAAAAAAGAGAACGGTAGCGAATCGTTCTCTTAACTTGTTCCATAACTGGAACGGTCCTAAACGCCCCAAAAAAGGGGAGGCTTTTTTTTCATAAATAGTTTGACAGTCCGAAAACAATTTTCTATATTTGTAAAGGGTTTGGGACTTATAGGTAATGAAAGATACTCGGTCTCAAACCCAGAGAAACAATATGGTTGTGGTAGCTCAGGAACTCCTCGGAGTTCATGGTAGAGCAGTCGGTTGAACCCCGATGAGCCAGTGGTTCGATCCCACTCCCAACCACCAAATGGATAGCGGAATATTTTATAATGGTGTTTTTCCTTACTCACCTTAACAATTTCTTCTCCGCTTTATAAATTAGAAAAACGTAGAATCAGGTATGGGAGGTTTTAGTCGTTGTTTCCTGAATCTTGACCTTGAAAAAGATTGAATTAAACACGTCACTATTGGATGTTTTGAGACGATAAATAAAACAAAGGACCATCCATCCTTGGGGTTAAGTGATCAGCCCAATCCGAAAAGACACACTTTATTTTCTCGACGGAGAAAATCGGGAGGTACGACGGTATCTCCCTTTTTTTGTGCCAATATATTTATAGTAAAAAAACATGGCAACCGCAAGACCATTCGCATATAACCCTGGACCACAAATATCAGGAACGGAACAAATTGGTGACTTATCCATTGGTACCCCAACTTCAGGATTTACAAGTACTCCTCAATATTGGAATGGGCCTGATGAAGAGTTGGGATATGTAATTGCTCAATCGGTTTCGGGTAACACACAACCTTCTCCATTATCAGGAGTTACCGCCTCAGTAGGTTTTTTCAGAAGTCCTTTGTTAACGGAGCAATCATTTGTTGAATACACTAATAGTATTTTTGGGCAAAGTTTTTCCGACGGGTCATCGGCGGTAATTTGGCTAAATGCAAATGGATATTGGACATCTTTTGTACCTTCAATAACGCCTTCACCAACACCAACCAATACGAATACTCCAACCCCAACAAATACTCCTACTGTTACAGTAACTCCAACCAATACTTCAACATCGACAACAACTCCAACACCGACTCCTTCAACACCTTCAGGTTCAGTTACGGGAGGTACAGGGACTGAAGTGGCTTATGCTACAGGAACTCTGTTTGACGCATATTCGTCAAGAGATGGAATTACAACGACGGATGCATTTAATACAAATAATGGTTGTTGGCAGTTATATTACGCTCACCAAGAAATTGATATGAACTCAGGAACCGGTAATATAGGACTAAATCCTCATACTTCAGGGACTAATAGTTGGACATGGTATTACGCAATATCCAATAGTATAAATACGATAGGTAACTGGGGTAGTGTTTTGACACTAAGTGCAGTAAGAAGTGGTTCATATACTGGCGGAGTATTTACAACATCAAACATAAATACTAATGTCACGATTCCTGCAAATACTTATTTCTTAATTGGAAATTCAAGTGGCCCATTCTATAGAACAGTGAAATCACTTGCGGATAATAGAACCGCGACTGTCGGTGGATTACCTTTTGTTACCGCAGTCAATAAAGTTTGTTTGGGTAATTGGCCAAGTGGTGGTACAACAGGAATACCAATACAATTTGGTGGAGCAACCGCTGGATACACTTTTTATGGTTCCCATTCACATGTTCACAGCGTTACTTTCAACTAAGAACTATTTTTTTTCGAAGACAACTACAATACCCGATTTTTTATAATATTTATTGGTAAGTAAATTACCAAATACTATGAAAAAATTCTTATCTCAGCTGTTTAATGACAGCAACACCATCAATGAAAAAAGTGTGGTTGGATTCATGGCATTCATCATGATGATAATATTTGCAGTTGCAGATATTGTAACAGGTTACCTCGGACAAGATTTAGTGATAAATGAATTTATCTTTAATTCTTTCTTATGGTTAGTTTTAGGTTCATTCGGAATTGGATCAGTTGATAAATTCCTTAATAAATCTAAAAAAGAAGAAGTGGAAGAGTAACTAACTAATCCCCACTCAAAAGGTGGGGATTTTTTTGTTGTGATAAGTTATTTTCGTATATTTGTCAAATGAAAATGACAGGAAATACCAAATCAGAATCCGTATCAAAAAAATGGGAAGTAACTTTCGAAGACGAAGAAAGTGTATCAGTATTCAAATACAATACTGACGTGTCAAAGAATGGACCAGTATCGGTTGAATTTAGATACAAAACAGGATATAAACACCCAACAGAGCAAAAAAAGAAAACCATAGGGGAATTGGCAAAGGAAGCAAGAAAACAAAGTAGGGTTAAAAAATAAAAAGATGGATTTCTCCATCTTTTTTTATGCTGTGAATTTTGTAATTCTTCTTTCACAGGTTTCGGGTAATTCACAACTTTTTAGGTAGTTGTTGATTAAACTCATCATATTCACTCGACCAACAGGATTGGAGGAATGGACATAAATTTGAGGTAAGGGAGTATTGGTTTCAACACTTTCATTTACCAAAAACTTACAAGAATCCATTCCTGTTTTTTCTAAAATATTGTCATAGTTAAGAGTATTATTAGGTTTTGCGTTTGCATAATATTCTGCAATTGCGCTTTCCCCTAAATCGTGGTCTAATGAAATTTCTTCAATATTTCCTAATCCTAATTTTTGGATGACCTCAACAAACTCATCATGATTTCTTGCAACAACCCATTCATTATCTATTGGAGTCCTAACGTCATCCAAATAAACTTTATATTTTTTTTCCATAGTTCAAATATAAGTAATTTCTTTTGTTTCTGTATCATACTCCACAACAATAGGTTTGTGGGCGTATTCGTATCTGTCATTAAGGGTTGATGCATTCAGGAATTCAATTCCTCCCATTGACTTTTGACCGTAACTATCGTGAATGTGACCACATACGTGAATTTTTGGTTTAACCTCCACGATTTTGCGATATAGTTCGTCACAACCCACATGACCACCGATTGGAGCATAGTCCAAAATACCGTATGCCGGACCATGAGTAATAAGGATATCTACATCATCAGGTATTTTTTCCCATTTTGACGCCAACTCTTCTCCTCTTGGAAGATTAAATGCCCAATTATAAAATTCGGGCTGCCAAGGGCTACCATAAAATTTAATACCATCGATGGTAATATCATTATCAAATAGATAGGTCACTCCCAAATCTTTGAATTGTTGGTCGATATCAGTTTCTTTTTCAAATCCAAAGTCGTGATTTCCCGCAATAAAAATTTTATGTTCAAAATCGGTGTTTGAAAACCATTTCAAAAACTGATAGATTTCGTGTTTTTGCCCCATACTTGTGGAGTCTCCACAATGTACAAGTATATCACCACTTCCGAGAATGTTTCCGTAAACATTGCTGGTCAGGTGTTTGTGTTTGTTGTGAGTGTCAGAGATGAATGTTATTTTCTTTTTCATAATGATATTACCAATTCCCATTTTAACCAACCAATGATTAGTTCCAAATCACCGTTAAGTTTTCTTGTATGAGTTATTTTTACAAAAGGAAAAATATAGATTTGTCCGTATACTTCAAATATTTTCATATCAATCCCACCAATAACGAATGTTGTGCCCTATAAATTTCCATACTAATTGTTCGGATTTCCTTTGTTTTTGTTTTGACTTAAGCATAAGTTCACGTTTTAACAAATTAATCTCATCAACATTATCCCAATATTCATATTTGGATTTTATAAAAGATGTCCCATCACCCCTACCAGTATCCTCAAACTCCCAATTAAATACATCATTACCATATTTTTCTCTAATGGTATCCATCCATTCAAGCTCATAATCTCCATTATAAACTTTATCCATCAAATTAATTGCAGTTCGGATTCGTGAAGCGTTTTGTTTCGATCTGTCGGAGTTAAGTTTATCTGATTCAAATAATTCTGCTTGTCTTTCCAACTGTTTTTTGAAAAGTTCAATAGAATACATATAATCAAAATCAAATCCATTCCAAATAATCGGAAAGAAGTCGATTACTCGTTTGATTTGTTGATATTTTCTTCGGATACGGTAGGTGAAAGATTGCCAGTTCATAATAATTTTTAGGTTTAGACAAATATACGAAAAAAAGTAAGACCCACCAAATAAATTTGTGGGTCTTGTAAAAGGGATATATGAGAACACTCACTTTGTGAGCGATTGTATAAATAAATATGATGATTTGTAAAAAAGTCCGTACAGTAATATCAACAGAACAAATTTTTTACATTTTGAGAATCATATCTCGAATTTTTATTTCTGAAAAAACTCCAAAATTGGTATCTCAAATATTTGATGACTTCTTTATCCGATTCACTGAGTTTATCATTGACGTGCTTAGTTTCCCAAAGGTTAAAACATTTCATTGTTGTGTTCAGTTGTTCTTTGTTTTCGGCAGATTTGAGTACTTTAATTACCCACTTGAAATCTGAGATTGCGGAGGAAATGTTCATTGTCGTCATGTTTAGTTTTGTTTAACGAAAATACAATAAAAATTTACTCCGACAAAATTATCGGAGTAAATAATTATTTTTATTTCAGTTTATCGTAAAACGACTTATTTCAAAAGTGCGAAATACTCTTTGAAGTGTTTGATTCTATCGGCCAATCCGATTGTACCACCATTAACTCTTTTAGTTACTGCGGTTACTGTTGCATCATCAGATCCCCTATCACAAATTGCCCACAATTTATTTGAGTCAAAGAAAAATGCTGCTGAAGCCAAAGGGTATTTTGTTGCAACTAAATCAGGATTAGATACAGTATCTTCACCGATGAATTGGGCAAATCTGGTATAGTTATCCTTTCCTGTCAATTGGATATATCCACGACCTCTAAACTTGAAACCTTCTTTTGTTGTTTCATCTCCATTACCCATTCTACTTCCATAAACTTTTGAAGCGATTTTTTCAGGGTTTCTTGCGTAACCTTCTGCTAGATTTCCTGGAAAATATTTTGGAAATATTTTTTTCAAACCATCAGCAGAATAGTTAAGATTTTCTTGAACTGCTTTGAATCCCGCAGATTCGTGCCCACACTGAGCTAAAAAGTGAGCCAATCTTAGTGGATTTGAAATGTTGAATTTCTTTGCAGAATCAGGAATCTGAGCAAGTACCACATCAGGAATGTGACCCTTCAAATTTTCCAACTTCAAAGGACCTGCATTAACGATTGGAGTCGATGGCTCTGTGATTAGTTGCTTCTCTCCGAACATCTTTGTCCAAGTACCTTCACCAACAATACCGTCAGCAGTTAATCCATTAGCCGCTTGCCATTTTTTAACCGCAGCTTCTGTACCAGAACCGAATATGCCATCGGTTCCCAAACCTAATTTTACTTGGAGTTTTTTAACGTCTTCTCCTTTAGACCCATTCTTTAGTATCATAGTAATTTATTTTTATATTGATAAATATTGTCTTAGTACAGTAAGATATTCACTTTGACACAAACTAAAAATTTAGGACAAAATTAAATTTTGTGATATTTATGAGTACCAAGATACTATCGAATGAAAATACTGTTACTATACGTGGCTAGTATTATGTTATCCATAATGCCTCACGACAATACAAAAACTACCAATGAAATATGGGTTGAATCTGTTGTAAACAAGATTCAAATAGGAAATCTCGCAGGAAACCGAAATTTAGAATTCGGTGTGAGAAACATCACAGAGGAATTTTTACAAGAAAAAAATTTCGACCTAAACCCCGACTCCAATCAAAAATTATCTATTGAAATTATCTACTTGGATGTATTAAAAACCAAGTCGAATGTCTCTGTATTTCACAAAGACAAAGAATCTGTTGTAATCAGATTGAAAGGAGTTCTAAAAATCGATGGAAAAAAAGTCAAGGAAGTTATTGCGGAGGAAGAATCTTCCGAAATATCCATGTCAACTCTTATTGTCGACGGTGGAGGAAACTTCAATCAACAATCATTAAGTAACGCTCTAAAGAAAGCGAGCGATAACTTGGTAACTAAATTATTTGAAACAAACTAAAATGAAAAAAATATTATTAGTATCACTTTTATTAATGTCATTCGCTTCTTTTGGACAATCGAATATGAGATTTAATCTATCCGATGAAAGGACAATCACAGATTTGAATGGTGAAGTAATTGATAGAGGCGACGAGTTTGATGTTATTGTATTGGCAAACGGTAATAATGATACACAAACAAGACAATTATTATTTGATGTACAGTTTGATATTGCCAATTTTGACTTAGTTTCCATAAATCATACTGGAACCGTTGATAGTGGAGGTATTCTCCCACAAAATTCTAACCCGCAATTATCTTGGCAAAATTATCCCGGATATACCTATGCTGGAAATACAACAAACACAAATGGTAGTACAAGATTTACCAGTGGACTGAATTATTCCTTCAATCCAAATGGAGGAAATTCTATTTTGAGAATTATATTAACATGGGCCAGCTCGACCGGAGTAAACGGTACATCTCCATCGCAATTTTTGATTATGAGATTTAGGGTCAAACAATCATCAACCTCGAATTCATTTAATCCAGTCAAATTGAATTTTGTTGCGGCTTGGAATGGCTCAGGGTCAATAATCCCAACAATTATGGATTCACCCCTTTCAACCGATGTAATACTAAATCAAAATACGGGAAAATTAGTTACTGCAAAAGTTGATGTAAATTCTAATTTACTAAATTTAACAAACCTAAGAGTATCTTTTAGAGATACATTAACAAACGTGGGTCAACAATTTAATGTGTTGTCAAACGGAAACGTTGACATTAACCAAGCATCATTATTAGAAAATAAAGTTTATGAAGTTTCGGTAATGCACGAATTAGATAAATTAAATACGATTTATAATGGTTCCATTACAATCTCCGACTTCACTTCAGCACAGGGTGAATTTTTAACTATGGGATTGGATGGTAGTAAAGGACAAACAATAAATTCAGGACAATCATTATATGCCGTAGACATCAATAGAAATAAAACAATCGATGCTGGTGATTTACCAAAATTATTAGCACAAGTTGTCGGAATTGATGCTTTAGTTACAGTTCCAGATGGATATACACAAGGTAGTGGTGGATATATCAGTGTCCCTACTTGGATGTCAACTGACGCAACTACTATCGCGGGACAAGTTGAATGGGCGGTATTAACACCAAACCATTATTCTCAAAATGTGTCAAGAATATTAATAGACTTGAGAGAATTCGATAATACAAACATTTTACCTGATAATATAAAGTCCCTTCAGTTATTTGATTTGTATGTCGGACCTGTAGAATTTGTTTCTAAAGATGCAACTTGGGCAACTTTTAGAATACCATCTAGCATACCTTCGATAGGTACATCAACTTATACTCCATATATAAGAAATATTAATGGAGGTCCTGACTTCGGCATAAGATCAGAATTTATATTCAATAACTCACCATCTCATTCGTGGGGAGCAATTACAACTTCCAATTGGAATTCTTTTGATTACCCTAAAACTTATATTAAAACAGGGACTATTGGAACAAACACAACATTGGACTTGAAATATCTTTTGTGGGGAGACGTCAATAGATCTCATTCATCTCAGGTGGTTGTAAGTAACAATGGGGTTGCATCCGTAGTGAGTAGAGCATCAAATAGTTTGAAAACAAACACGGCATTTAGATATATGTCTACGGAGTCATTTATAAACACTCCTAATACAGTACCATCCATAGATGTTAATCTATCAAATGTTACTGTAACCTCAAATAGTATCGAAATTCCCGTTAACATAAATACAAAAGGAAATTTGGTCACAGGACTACAATTTGAGTTTGAATATGACCCAACAAAGATAAAATTCGAAGAGTTGTCTCCAAATTTACCAAATACATGGTACTTATTTGTAAATCCCGTTAATGGTAAAATTAAATTTGGTGCCATAGACCAAGGTGAAAAAACTCCTCTGAATGGAAACTTAACTCCTTTCAAATTAAAGTTCTCAACCATTGGTAATGGTGTTGACATCTTGACCTCAATTAAAGTTTCTTCAACTATGGACGCAAGTGCGGTGAAGGGAAATCAATTAGGTATTAATTTGAATACTAATCAAATAAAATTAACAGGATATAACAATTTCTAAAATGAAAAAAATAATAATTGTATTAGGAGTTATAGGAGTTTTATTACAAGGGTGTAATAACCCATATTATGATGAGATGCCAATTATCGAATTGGGTAAAGAATCATCATCCACGTCTATTAAATCAGTTTTCCAAAGCGAAAATGTAGTTATTGTAGAATTCAATACAACAATCGGTGCAAAATATTCGATTCAATTTATTCCATTCGGATCGATGACTCCAATAACAAAAGAAGGATTTACTGCAACAGAAACAATTACACATAAGGTGTATGATTTGAATAAGATACAACAAGGATATTATGATATGGTTTTCATAGATATCTCGGGCAAAGAAGTTAAATACCCAATAATAATAAACTAAATAAATTAAAATAATATGAGTGAAGAAACAGAAGACCATAATGACGGAACTTGGTCAGGATTAAAGAAAACAATCATCGGATTGTTAACTACTGCTGTGTTGGGAGCTGGCGGAGTTGTTACAAATAAATTAATAAATGGCGGAGACGAAGAAGTTGCCGCACCTGTACAACAACAAACTCCGATTATTATCAATAATAACAATCAACAACAGTCTGGTGGTAAAGAGACTGTAATTATTAGAGAAAAATCAAGTGAATCAGCAAAACCTGCGGCGACAGATAAACCTAAGAAAAAAGAAGGAGATGAGTTCAAAGAAACCGCTCCAAAATGGTAAAAATTATGGAACAATTTTTAAGTTTTTTAGTTCTCATCACGTTGTTGATGGTAACTTTATTTGTAATTAAATCTCCAATTTTGTTTTTAACAATATTCTTCGGAGGAGCGACTTATCTACTTTTAAGAGGTAAGAATAAAGGATGGGCTTGGCCACATAGACCATAAAAGACACGTATTAAAATAAAAAGTATGTCACAAATTAATCAATCAATGAACACGGGATTCAGGGAACTACTGAATTCTATGATGAAACGAAGATGGTTAATAACTGCAATTGTGTTATTAACATTCTTATTACTTACGGTGGGTATTGTAATATCGATACATATGAATACTACGGTAGGACAAGAATGGAAAGAATTACTACTTCTTATGTTGGGAGCCTTTATTGGTTCTTATGGTAAAATTATTGATTATTGGTTCTCTGATACTGATAAAGATAAAATGTTGGTTCAAAAAATGGATGAAGAGGATGGTGTATCTTTGAGCAACACTTTGGGGTCTAACAGTGAATCAATAGAAGAATAATGAAGTGGAAAAAGATTTGGAACAAAATAATGAGTACGTTTTTTGAAACAATAAAACAATGGTAAATATGAAAAATTTATTGATATTATCATCGGCATTGATTATGAGTAACGGTTTGTTTGCTCAAACAGTTGGTTCCACAAAAACAGAACAATACAAGGCATCATTCGAAACTGCAATTGATATTAGTCAATTTATGGATTATGAAGGAAAACAAATACCAATTCAAATATTAAAGGCTGGTATATCTGATGAAATGTATGAGATGTATCCTGAGTTAAAAGAAAAAAGAGTTGGTTTGGGGGTTGCAAACATCTCGATGGAATATCTTGAGAATCTTAACAGATTCAAATTCACTGAAGACAAGACAGAAATCAAAAACCGAATGGTCAAACAATTCCAAGCATCACAAGCGGGTATTTCTGAAAATCAATTAGATGGCTTTGGTAAAATTAACTTGGCGGAATATTTTGTAACAATAGAATGTTATGATTATTCTGTATCTGAGGACGAAACTGTGAATCTAAAAGACGGAGTTAAAAATATGATGGTGACACGTATTGGCCTTCAAGTTAGATTCACAAATGCGGAAACAGGTGTTGTTTTTGGAGCATCAGGTTTGGGTGAAGCAGTAACGACAAGAGAACTAACACTTTTATCAGATGCTACAGTTGACCCAGTCAAATTCAATCAATCTACAATATCTATTGCGACCAAAAAAGCGCTCGACATTGCTTGTGCCAGAATTTTGGATAGAATGATTAAAAAAGGAATATTCACAGAATAAAATATTTTGAAACCGATGATAATTGAAAAGTCTAAAAATATTTTTAATGTTATTTTTTGTGGTATTATTTTACCACGAATCACAGGGGCAAGTAGTAACTCAAACTTACATTGACCCCTGTGATTCAAAAACATATGTTGTTTCTATACCGATACAATCAAACAGTGGTATATTAGTCATCGTCAGAAACAAATCCAAAACATTTACATACCAACAATTTATTTCAGGAGAAGTCACAATGTGGGTTAATGGAATTTTTTCCACTCCATGTCCGGCAAATGAGGTAGTAACCCAAACTGTCACACAAGCAGTATCACAAGCCGCAGCAAATGCCGCATCAGCCGCCGCCTCTTCAGCAGCATCCTCCGCTGCGTCATCAGCAGCTTCCTCAGCGGCATCATCTTCAGCATCATCAGCGGCTTCTTCTTCTGCGTCCTCTGCAGCTTCTTCCACAACATCATCCTCTTCTTCCTCAACAAGTTCGAGTTCATCATCACAGTCCTCATCGAGTGAAACAAGTTCGGGAAATAGTACGGGAGAATCAAGTTCAAGTGAATCAAGTTCAAGTGAATCGAATTCCAGTGAAGGTAGTTCAGAAGAAGGTGGATCCGAAGGAGGAGATTCAAGTGAAAGTGGGGATGAAAGTTCAGATGAAAAAGGTAAAGGTGAAAAAAAGAAAGCAGCCCCCGTAAATCCAATGTTGGTTGCGTCTGATTTGACAACCGCACAAGGACCTGATTTGAAATATAGTGTAATCGCATCATTCGGAGTGAGCCAATCATCGTTGGCAGGAAACGAATCTTGGAGTGCAAATGCAATGATTTGGAGTACATTAAATCAATTTGCAGTAGGTGGAGGATATACCAAGATGGACTTTCAAGATGGTAAGTTGAATCGGATTCATTCGTATTCAGTTACAGGCGCCTACTTGGAAGGAAATTATATGGGGTTAGTTGGATATACGAATATTAAACCAAGTGAAAAATACGGTACCTATGGATATAACGTTGGTGTAATTACTTTATTGTTAAAAGATTCTGAAAAGAAATCGGTATTTAACTTATCTCTCTCAACTTCCGCAGTTGTGTTTTGGACAAAACCATATACCGTAAATTCAAAAATTACATTGTCACCACAGGTTTTTCTTATGAATTCACCAATATCATATAACCCCAAAATAAGAGAAACGACGGTTAATAGACAATTTTCATTTTTGGTTGGTTCCTCATTTGATTACCGAATTAGTAAAAGATTCGGTCTGAGCCTAAACTACAGAGCATTGGGAGCATCAGGTTCCCCAATCTTAAGTAACTTCTTGATTGGATCAAGATTAATCCTATAACGATATGAAAAAGATATTTGATATTAGACACATAATAATACTCATAATGGTGGGCATAATAATATTCTTACAATTTTTCGTCCCTCCACAAATTGAAATAGAAGAAAAATTAATTTATGATACAATACCTCAAGAAGTTATTTATGAAGTGGAGGTCGAAGTACCATACGAGGTTGAAGTGGAGAAAATTGTTGAAGTACCCGCACCGACTCCAATAGTTGACACCGCATTCATTCTCAAAAATTTTTACTTGAAAAATTTCGTACAGGATACAATAACGTTGAATAATAATCAGGGGTTTATATATTTATTTGACACCATTTCACAAAATAATGTTGTTTCAAGAAAGTTTACCGCAAATGTCAAACCCAAGATAGTTAGGGAACCTGTACCTGAACCACCGAAAGTTAGGAACCAAGTTTATATTGGATTGAATGGGGCTTTAAGTCACCAAGATTGGGTTAATTCACTAGGTACAAGTGTATTATTGAAAACCAAAGACGATAAAATATTTCAAATTGGTGGAGGTGTTGCAAATAGAACTTTTGATGGGGTAACAGGTAGTTTCACTCCATACATAATGGGAGGGGTATATTGGAAGATTAAATTTAATAAGGAATAAGAGTATTTATAAGAAATAGCATACCAATGGATTTAAGGGAACTTATCAAAGAAACATTAGAAGACCATTTGAACAAATCTTTAATTATTAAAGAATCTGTTGAACTTTCTGAGGCATTAAAATACCATGTTGATAATGAATTAACTTTGACAAATAACATTTTCAGAGCTTATTCTGAAAGTTATTTCGATTTGGTAAATGAAGTAAGAAGATTGTGGGAAGCAGGTAAAATCGAACTGAATGAAGAGGATACTTTGATGGTTGAATCAGACTTAGGTAAAAAAGTAATGATTAAAGGTCAATTAATTTATCTTGATGCCCCATTTGTGAATGAAGATGAAGATGAGGAAGACGTTTTGGAAGAAGCGAAACATAGAGGTAAAAATGTTAAGTTGAATAAACCATTTAGAACTTCCGGAGGGCCAAAGAAATTTGCGGTTTATGTGAAATCTAAAAGTGGTGGTATTAAAAAAGTTTCTTTTGGCGACCCTAACTTAAGAGTTAGAAATAAAAATAAGGGAGCTGCGAAATCATTTAGAGCACGACATAAATGTGACCAAAAGAAAGACAGAACCACTGCAGGATACTGGAGCTGTAATGTAGGTCGTTACGCAAAACAACTCGGATTATCATCTTCAAATTCTTGGTAATGGATTTTCCTTTTGAACAAATAGAAGTTGATAATAAAAAAATCAGGACGTTTAGTCCTGATGTGGAGGAAGAAGAATTAAAGTGGCACCAAGACTTTAATGACCGAAATGTAACCATTATCGAAGATGGTGGATGGTCATTTCAAATGGAAAATGAATTGCCAGTCAAATTGTCTCGGGCCAGTCATATTCACATTCCCAAATTTGTTTGGCACAGAGTCATAAAAGGACCGGACCAATTGGTTGTCGAAATAGAAGAATTATAGGATATGGAACCATCAAGTCCGTTATGGAACAAAATCAATAGATTTTTAGAAACACATACATTCGATTTGGAATGGGCTCCTCCTGGTGCCGATGAATCTCCCATTTTCAAATTTCAGACAAAATTCAAGATGGAATTATCAGGGACAAAAATTTATAGACAAGTCATTGACAAAGAATATATTGAATACACGCTTTATATTCTACCATCAGGAGGTGGGTCAGATATATATTTTTCAGCAATTAAAGATTTAGCGGGACAGAGAACTTTAACCGCCGAAAGTGGGTCTTATTATATGGTAGTTCGTAAAACCAATGATTTATTATCGGATGTTTTAATTTACTTCGGAATAGAAAATCCATTAGTTTGTACCGAAGTTGTTAATCTTGTAGACTAAATTATTGTTATCCTAATCTTTTCAAAATATTTTTTACTACATCAATTAAGGCTTGCCTTCCGACTAAGATAACTCCTGCGGCCAACAATCTTTCAGCAATTAATATTGCTGCGGTTTCAATGTCTTCCGTTTGGCCTAATACGGATTGAAAATCTGTAATAATAGGAATTAGGAAACTGTAGGCGATAGCCTCCAAAAATGTCCCAACTCCTGTGTTTGTCGACGATAAAAAGTTTGTAAACGCATCTCTTAATTGTGTTCCTTTTCGAAGTCCATCTTGAAAAATATTTTCCAAACCATTTTCCTTAATCAAGGACATAATTTTCATGAATGGTCTTTTGGTCTCGAAAAATAACGCAAAAATAATTCCCACTAATACCAACATTCTTTGGTCTTCATCCAAACCTAAATGCTGAGTTCTCAAATATTGGTCAAGAGGAAGAACCAAACCTCCAACTGATGTACCCCAAGTCAACAACATTCTTAGATTTATACCATAAGATTTGAAAACTTTATTTAACATTTGTTTTGTAAAGGCATACATGTTTTTCACGTATAAACCAAGTTGGGATTTTTCTTCTTCTTGAAGAAGAACTCTTAGTTGAGATTCTGTAATTAAAAATTCCATATGAATATAAATATATTGTATATATTTATTGTTATGAAAGGATCATTAAATGCGGAATTAAAAGTTGGAGATAAAGTCATGTGTTATCACATGGATGGAGAAATTGGTGTGCCTCCTGGAACGATTGGTAAAGTTACCGACGTAACCACTGACCCCTTTGAACCTGGTGGAGAGGAAAAGATAATTAGTGTTAAATGGGAAAATGGGGTTAATCTAGCTCTAATTAGTTCTACTGATTCGTGGAAAAAACTTATGTCTGAATAATAATGTGAGAGAGATTAATTATCTCTCCCGTAATTATCCTCGATTTAACGAAAAAGTGTTAAATGATTCAATCCTTATAAGGATTGGAAATTACAAATACTTCTTCAACTTTTTTCATTTTTTAACCAATAATCTCCTTTAATATAATCTTCAATAGTTTTTTGTGGGAGTTTGGCTTTGAATATTGCATTCATTTTTCCTTTTGAATTATAGTGGAATATCCACGGCCAACCACATTTACAACGAGCTTTCGAATCTTCCATAATATAATTCTACGTTTGTAATTCGAAGTATTCGTCAATATTCTTATTAATTGGATAATTTAATTTTTCTATCTCATTCGATAAACTCTTAAGAAATTCTTCTGAGTAACACCCCCAAAATCTATCTTTTGGTGGGTAATAATAGAAGAACCCATCAATTTTTACAAATGACCCGACAACAATACCATTCGACTCCAAACTTATTTCATAAGTTTGTTTTTTTTGTGTTTCCGTTAACTTTAACATTTATTTGAAATTTATAACTATTTTTGTTCCGTAATCGTCTATTTCATATCCACTAAATCGGTTGTCCAATCTTAGATATTTCGTAAAATCAAATATAATAATTTCTTTACCATTATAATAGGAAACCAAAGAATTTAATGCATAATCTATCGAGTAGCCACCCTCCAACTTGTGTCCCAAGATTAACTCTGCAATTTCTCGAGGAACATCTTTACTGAGTAGAATAACAATTTGCATGACTCAATTCGACAAAGGAGCTTTAATTTTATCATGTGACTGATAACCCACCAATTCAAAACAATCAGGTCTGTAACTCCTAATTTTTCGTTCAAAATTTCTTTCTTCCGATTTTGATTTAACCAATTCATGTAGATACCATTCTCTTTCAGTTATCGTTACTGATGGTAATTCAAATGGATCTCTACGGATTTGTTCTTTTGCCTGTTCAATGTGGTTTGAGTATAAATGCACATCACCCAAGTTACCAATCAATTCATCAGGTATCATATTAACTTCCTTTGCAATAATCTCCAATAACAAACCATAAGAAGCAATGTTGAATGGCAATCCTAAAAATGTATCTACACTTCTTTGATTCCACATTAGAGAGATTGCTCGTTTAGGAACGGGATATAACTTATCAATTTCTTGATGTGTAACCTTAACAAAGTCAGATGGTTCAAAACCAACATAATATATTTTGGATGCCAAATCCAATCTTTCTCCAATACTTAACTCTCTTGTATAAACTTGAAATCCATAATGACAAGGTGGTAAAACCATTTGGTCTAATTCACCCACATTCCAAGCAGATACCATCAATCTTCTACTATCAGGATTTGACTTAAGTTCATTGACTAGGTTTTTGATTTGGTCTATTAGTTCAGTATCGTCAAAATATTCAGGTAATAATTTGGAATCATTAACCACTTTTCTTGTTTCCCAACTTCTCCATTGAGCCCCATAGATAGGGCCTAAATCACCCCACTTATGTGCAAACTCTTCGTCGGTTTTTATTTTCTTAATGAATTGTTCTTGATTCCAAATTAAATCTGGATTGCCTTCGATATTATTCATAAAGTTTTTGAAGGCATCTCCATCCCAAATGTGACAATTATAATCCAATAAGAATTTGATGTTGGTATCCCCTCTCAAAAACCATAGAAGTTCTGTCACCATAGTTTTCCACGCCATCTTCTTAGTCGTAAGAAGAGGAAACCCCTCTGACATTTTATGACGAATTTGTCTTCCGAATACAGAAATGGTTCCAGTTCCAGTTCTATCCTTTTTTTGAATACCATTATCAAGGATATCTTGTAAAAGTTGTTGGTATGATTTGTCTATATTATTCATTTTGATGTATTTTTTCTTTATCGATGGAGGTTGGTTTTCCGGTTTCATCTACTCTAACGAATACAATTTCATCAATAGTGATTACATCCTCTTTTGTGTATTTGTTTCTTACATTACATTTGAAGGTGATTGAGGTATTACCTAATCTTACTAAATCCATACCGATCTCGACAATATCACCTAATTTCGGAGATGTCCTGAAATCGATTTTGGACATGGCTTTGGTGACAACCATTCGATCACCAATTTGACAAATGGCGTAAACAGACGCTTCTTCATCAATCCACTTCAACAATTGCCCTCCAAAGAGTGTTCCTCTTGGGTTCAAATCTTCGTACTTTACAATTTTTCTTGTTCTGTAAATCATAACTATATTTTAGGCCATTGTTGGTGGTTGTTTCTGAACTCATTGGAAAGGGAGAACCCCAACCAAATATCTTTCAGAATTAACTTAATTTTTGATATCATCTTTTTCATCTTCATCAAATAAATCTTCCCCTTTATAGTCAGGATGATTTTTATGCATGTAATCAATTCTTGTAACCCATAGCCACGCCACAGGTAATAAAACTATACAAATAATTGCAAATATTATTGTTCCTATCATGTTAGTAATTATTTACTATCTCTTAATCTATTTAATTGGTCAACTAATCTATCTACACTACCCCAAACTATTTTTGCATTTGGATCGATAGCCTTTATTTGCCCCACTAATTCTTCTTGTCTCCCTTTTGAATAATATCCCGTTTCGATGTAATCCGCTAAATCCTGAAGATGTTTTGGAGCATTAATTGAAATCCTCAAATCATACTCAGTCCACTTGGTTTTGTAATCCCACATCATTATTCCTTTTGTGAGTTTTTTCTCCCAGTTATGTAAAGTGAAATTACGAACTCTTACAATGGAGTTATCAGAACCGAACAAGTGTAGGAAACGAAGAACCCATCTTGGGCACCATTTTGGTTTTGCTTCATAATCCATAGCAAGTACTAAAGGGTACAATGCTTTGAACAATTTTCCATCTTGTCGGTAAGGAACTTGTCCTAAATAATGATATTTTTCGTAAAAATTTTTTGGAAAAAAAACTGCTCGGATTTCGTCCAAAGAAATATTTCGAGTAAAAATCACTCCTTTCTTCCTACCTCTCCAAAATAGAAGACTTTGTATAAAATCCAAAGCTTTCTCATCAAAAGGTCTGTTGTCCTTAAATGGACCGAATTTACTAGTTGTCTTCATTTTGGATAGGTAGTTTATTTTGTAATTTACTTATTTTTTTTCCAAAGAGTTTGAATATTTTATATCTAATGTTTTCGACATGTCTCATCGCAATCCACTTTCCGACAACACTTCCACCAACATAAAATGGAATTACCCACCAATCACCTTCGAACAAAAGATCCAATGACCAATACACTGATGCTAAGGAGACTAAGTTAATGTAAATAGAATTGTACAACAATAAACTCAACTTGTTCTCGTACGTGTATTTTATCTCCAACACCTTAAAGATATTGAACATAATTTGAAACGCCAAAACCAAAAGATAATATTTCATAATTTATTTTGGTTCTCCCATTCTTCGATGATGTAGTTTATGTTGTCGGAAAGATAGTCTTGTTTTGATAACCATTCAATGAATTCTTTAGTACCCAAATCATAAGATTGTTCCATACATTTTTCAACCGAATTTCTATCAAAAAATCCAGTGTGTACAATGTGATTATCCAATATTTTTTCTAAACTCGGTTTCATGATTCTATTTCTTTTTGCCAAAATGGTTTACTATACTCAGGTCTAATTAATTTCCAAATAAATGGAGACACATCTTTTCCATTCAACATACTGAATAATATTGATGGATGGTCATATCCTTTCGCATTCTCAGCAAAATCTTTTTGTCCCAAATTTTTTAATTTCAGTTCATTGAATATCTCAGTATATTCTTTGAGAATATTTTCATATTTGAAAACTAAATCTCTAACGGTGGATTTAACCCAAGAATCAAATTCATCAGGGACTCTATCCAATAATACATTCAAGTCTTTATTATCTTTCAAATATTCCCAAATGTCTACATTTGAAAAATTGGTTAATATTCTGTGAAGACAAACGTAATCTTCACCCTTTATCTTCATTCTAAGACCACTTCTGAATTTGATAACATAACCCTCCCTTTCTTTGGAGATAGTGGATTTAAGACTCTTGTAATCTTGAATCCCATCGTATTTTTTGACTACAGGTAATCCTGTTTCTTTGTTTATCAACAATAACGAATCATGTTCAAGTTCTTTACCGTTGGCATTACTTATCATTGCCAAAACAACCAAAGATTCATCATCACCGTAATCACATACGATTCTATTATGAGGGTAAATTATTTCGACTAAAGTAGTATACCCTTTTGGGATAGGTTCCACATTATACTTCGAATCCAATATTTGTTTTGCTTTAATTGATTGGTCTGAAGTAAATGACCCCTTACTTGCAATAATCCATTTCCCTTGATACCAAAACAAAATCCCCAAAGACCCATCAAGTTTTTCATAAACTTCAAAATCTTCGTTAGGTATTTCGGTAGGGGTATGCTCCTCTAAATTGAAAAATTTGTCGAATGACTTAGCGATTACATTCCCTTGATTATCTAAAATCAATCCCCTACAACTTTTGGTGATATTATCCCACAATTTTTCGTATTGGGTTTTTCTGGTGTAGTTGTAAATAGACAAAGAAAGGGTTGGATGGTCATTTTTGACCACCAAACCCTTTTCTATGTAATCGTTCAATATGTTTAAGTCGAAGTTCATTTTTTTTCAGTACCCCTAAAGATACGAAAAAAAAGAAGATAAACCACAAGTGAAATTAAAATTCCTCCCAAAATTGTTGAGATTGTTGAAATAAAAAAATTTGTAGATTCTGTCAATGGTATGATAGAAAAAACCAAGAAAATCCCCAACAAAATGGGTGGTAAAAATCTTTTGATTAAACTTACAATTTTTTTCGTCATAATTTAATTATCAATTATCATGTTAGTACTTGAGATTGGAAATCTGGCGACAGGTACTCGAGTTTCTGAACCATCAATTGTTTGCTTACTTATCACTTCGTAGTAAGTTTCCATAACTTTTACTGTCGGTACATCACGAAACGTATATAGTATTTTTGACCCCGGTGTTTCTTCGTATAAGGTCACGTGTTTTGTTTTTGTGTTGAATAGTAGTGTTTGCATCTGTAATTATATTTTCATAGTTTATTAAATCTCCAATTTGAAATGGGAAAGATTCCCAACGACCTTTTGTATGTGAATCAGTCGACACAATCCAACGTTGTCTTTCTCCACAAAATTGACATTCTCTAACAATAATTCGAATAAATTCTCGATTGTGTGGATGGTTGATGACAGAGTGTTTTTCCTTTGTGGTTTTCCATCGATGAAATCCTAATTTACAAAAAATTTTCATATATTATTTTATTGTTTTTGTATGACTATTCCGTAAGCAAAATTAAAAAAAGAAACATTAAGACCAAAGGCTGGAGTGTTTACTCCTAATTCCAAGAAGTAATATTGATCATACCAAATAGATATACATGGAATTATCCAATATTTTCCTGGGACCTTTCTAAGGTTACTGTAATTTACTTTCCAATCCATTTTTTTGTTTTTTACAATAATAAGAAAAAATTACTCGGAGACCAAGAATACTGGATTTTGTTCTCCAGCGTAAAGACCGATGATATTGTAATCGTAAAATTCTTCTGCCTCAGAATGTGTCATTAAATCTCTTTCACATAAAATGTTAAGGATTTTGTTTTTTGAATAAAGGATTCGAGGACCGTTGCCGAACTCCTCAACGATTCCGATAATTGCTTCATCAAGTCCATCGAGAATGATGGCACCTTCAGCGTATTCGTGGATGTCGTAGTCGTTGATTGTCATAGTAGTTAAGTAACAAGTGAGCCCGTAAATTGAGGCGATAAATAAATTACCAAGATACTATCGGATGAAAATACAGGTCTCACTTGTGTAATAAAATAATAGATTTTAAGTTTCAGAATGTCAAATGGAAAAAATAAAAAATTAAAAGTATTTATATTAAAAATAGATTCTTATGAGAGGATACTTTGGATTAGGGCAATTGTCCGCAACTGAAAAACAAAATATTTTGGACCAACACAAAAGTTTGTACAATGGATACCAAACCATGCAACCACAGGTGTCTAACACCCAACCTTTATACACTTACGATTTTGCTGGTGATAAAGACGGAATGGTTGTAAACAACAAAGGTGAAGTTAAGAAATATACAAATATGGGAATTAACGAACAAGTTGAATCCAAAGAAATGTGTGAGCAATGTGGAGGTCGAATGACCGAAGGTATTTGTGAGCAATGTGGTGGAGGAGAAATGGAAGAAGGTGTTGGTAAATTAGACGACATCTATAACGTTAAGGATTTAGGAGATAATGACTTTGACTATGTTGAAGGTGGTGGTAATGATTATGGCACATTTGAAAAAATGCATCACATGAAAAAAATAAAATCGGAAGGTGAATACGAAGACCCTGACAATGAAGACGACGGGTTTGAAGATATTCAAGCAGGTGAAGAAATGGATGAAGATATTACAGACGGAAAACCTTATGAGATGGGAAAAAGAGGTATGAAAGCGTCCCGAGCAAGAGCTTCATTTATCCCAACTCCTCAAGAAAATGAGATTCTAAATAACTTGTTTGGACAATATGGTGACGATATTCCTCCAATTGTAATCAGATACTTAAGAAAATTACCAAGAAAAACATTATTGAATCGTTTAATTAGAGTAGGTCTTATCGATAAAGACTTATTACAAGGTAAAGAAACTATCGACGAACAAGGTTATACAGGAGGTGGAAATGCTCCTGATATGGACTTAAGTAATATTAAACCTGCTTACGATTTTGTTTCTGATGGACCAATGGCTGGTGGAGATGTTTATCCAACTGAAGGAGAAATGGAAGAACAAGAAATGTCTCCTGATGATATGATGAGATATAAAAGAAGAGGAATTACTTATCCGAATTTGTTAACTTTTATTGAATATGAAAAAGACCAATTCGATGCTTGCAAAGACTTCGGTGATGAATTTGAATATGCAGATAATGTTATTTCTAATGCATTAGATACTTTTTTTGTTGAAACTGAACAAGAATTACATTCTGATTTCTACTATGAAGTTCATGATTTGTGTAAGGATTGGTTCGGTGAAGATTTAATCATAGAGTATATGGAAGAATGTGGAGGACAAGAAGAGGAAGAAGAAGAGGACTTTATGTTCATGGAGTCGGCATTTGCGGATGAAATAGACGAAGTCGATGTATCAGGCTCCCAAGGAATTTATGGTGAAATGGACCCCCCATATGATTTTGACTCTGAAGGGCCAGGTAAGGCAGGACCATATCAAAGATCGAGTTATTACGAAGAAGAAATCGATGAGATGGAAGTTGAAGATGAGGAAGAATTTGACATAGATGAAGATTTACAAGAATCTTTCCACAATCAGAAAACCAAAATTAATGAAATGATGAGTAGAATGAAGATTATTAAATAAATTACCCCTCCTAAGGATAGAATCGTAGGACCGACTCAAACGAGTTTCAACCCCATAGTAATATGGGGTTTTTTTATTTAATTCCGACAAAAATATAACTTTTCATATATTTTCTAATATTTGTTATTAAATTGTTGCCATATGGAAATAAAGGAAATTGTATCTTACTATTTCAATAGTGAGAAAAACCTATTGGAAGTTTCGTTCAGAACTATTGAGGACGAAGAAGATGTTGTAAGAATCGACACTATCAATTATGATGTAGTTGAAAGTTATGGGTTCGATTTGATAACAGAATCTTTCGATTTTTTTGATGATGACCTTGAGGAAGATTTTTATGACGACGAAGAAAAAGTTGAATTGGATGAAGACGAGTTGATGTCTTTTTTGAATGAATATTATATTGTCAATTCGGATTCAATCCCACAACCTGAATTTTATTAAGGACCAACTCGGGTCAAAAATAAAGTCATTGTTTGTTTTTCTCCAAATTGATTGTTTGGCCAAATTCCTGTCGACCTCAATTGGAGAGTTTCCAATCCATCATCTTCGATAATAAATTTCATTGACCTACGGGAACCATCTTTTGATAAGTAATCAAATTCAAGATAACCTGAATGAAAAGGTGTTGTACCAAATACTCTGTAGAAAATTTCTTTTGGTGACATCCCATATTCCCAAATATCTCGACCATCTTCAACTTGAATTTCCCCCATTCTTATTGTAGAATAGTCGAAATGAATATAAAAATTATTTATTTGAATTTTGTTAAACGGGTGACCTAATGCATTATTAACATATGTTTGGTTAATAAAGAATTTTTCAATTCTCGGGTTGCTTTGGTCAACACTAGTAATCTCCAATTTGGAAACAACGTACTTACCACTCAACGTGACATCCTTAATTTCGGTGACGTAGAATTGACAAGAGGTTAGAAATAAAAGAATTATCAGTATAATCTTTTTCATCTTCTAAAGATAAGAAAAAATTTTCTAATTAAACAAATATTTATTAGTATGATATTAGACGTTGACTTCCTTATAGATTTTTTTTCAAAGTATTCTCAAATTGAAACTAAAGATGAAATGGGTGAACAAGATGATGCTGGATCAGCTCCGGCATCAGGAGGTGGAGGGAAAGTTCCAAAATGGTCTGACACATATACAATTACAAGAGGTAAGGCAAATATGTTAGGTCTTGCAGGTGAAAAACACAGTACAGGTCTTACGAGAGGAGCCGCCAATCAAATTTGGTAAATTACGTGTATTTATAATATAAATTAGTCAATTATGGTTCAACCAAAATATAGCCCCGAAGAAGCGTTAGAGAGAGTAAAGTTGATGATGAAGTATGATTTGTCAAAAACTTCTGTTGAAAATAAAAAGGTTGTATCGGAACAAGCACAATCTAGCTCACCCGACCCACTTTCATGTATTAAAAATTATTTTCAAACAAAAACTTATTTTTATTTCAAGGGTGCCAAGTTCAATAGAAATTCAGTGACAGGAATTAGTGAGATGGAAGTAACATTAACTTCGAAACTAATTTGGAAATTTTTTAGCGCGAATAATGGAAAAAACAGAACTTGGAAACAGTTTTCGGAAGGAACTTTAACTGATGAAGGTTCATGGAGTTGTAACGGTGATTCAAACTTTACTATGAAAAGTAATTCAGGTAAGTTGAATTTTGACAGTAAAAACGCAGAAGAATTCTTCAAACAAATTCAATCTGGTACTCAACCAACACAAGCTCAGCCGGTTGCCCAACCAACTCAAACTCAACCCGTCGCTCAACCAACTCAAACAGGACCTGCAGCAGGGTATACGGACGCTAATCAACAATCAACACTTAAAAGACAAGATAGTATTTTAAGTGACATTTTAGATAATCAGTCGGTTAATAAATCAGTTTGTAGAAAAAACATTAAAGATTTTTACACATCTTTTAAGCAAAAAAATAGTATCGTTGTTGACCCTGCAACAATTGCTAAAGCAAGGAGAATTGTTCAGGCTTGTAGAGACCAACACTATGGAAAATTCGGTGTGTTAGGTAAGGGAGGCGAAAAAATTGATAATATGTTAGATATTCTATCAGGCCGTAAAGAGGGTGGGCCATTAACACAAGGATCTGATTCAATTTGGAGAATTAAGTAATCACACTTATGTTAGAAATTAAAGTAAAAAAAGCGATTTTAGAAACAAAAGAAAGAAAAGAAAAACTTTTGATTGAGCAAACCATAGTCAAAAATAGAATTCTTATGATTTTTGAATCTGAGGAAAATATTAAAAATTTTGGTTCATTGTCAAAATTGAAACAAGAGAAAATCGCATTGAAACTTGTATCTGAAATAAATTATTTACAAGAAACAAATTTATTGAATGAACAATTAAAAGATTTTTTGGGTAAAATTTTTGGAGATGGATTTACAAGTATTTTCCAAACAATCATTGACCCAATAGTTAATTCTCTAATGAAATCATTACAACTTACAGATTATTTTAGGGACTCATTAAAATCTATTTTATCTGCGGACCCAACAAAACTCGCACAATCATTAAGAAGTTGTGATGAGTTATCAAAGTTGATTGCGGATGCCCTATCAGATGTGATACACAAAAGAATTATTCAACAAAGTGGTACCGCAGCTATAGAATCCAAATTCTTGAATAGTGCTTTAGCGGATGCAGTACAAGACCAAAGTTTCTCTGAAAATGTACAAAGAAAGATTAGAGATGTAGTATGTGATTTATTTAATACAATGAGTGAAAAGGCTTCGAAAGTTTATGACAAATTGAAACCTGATGTGGATGGAGGATTATTCACACAATAGCCAAAATAAGTAAAATTATTTTGTGATAAACTGACGAGCAAAAAGTAAAGGGGGTGTTCTAAGTCTAAAAAAAGAGGGGTTATTTACCCCTCTTTTTCGTTTTAACAATCTCGTCAATAATACCATATTCAAGAGCTTGTTCACTATCCAACCACAAATCTCTACTAGCATCCAACTTAACTTGTTCAGGGTCTTTACTACAGAACTCACCAAGAAGACCAAATAGAATATCATTCAATTTTGCCCATTCTCTCATTGTGATTTCCGCATCTTGAATGTTACCCACAGCTCCACCAGAAGATTGGTGTAACATTGTTCTCGAAAATCTCAAAGAACTTCTTTTCCCTTTAGTTCCAGCTCCCAACAACACAGAACCCATAGAAGCTGCCATACCTGTGTTCACAGTTCTAATATCACAAGCAATGTAGTTCATTACATCAACCATAGAAAGTCCTGATTTTACACTTCCACCTGGACTGTCAATATGCATTGTGATGTCAGTTTTATCAACATTATCCATAAACATTAATTGTGCCTGTACGATAGTTGACATTCTATCATCTACAGGTCCTGCGACCCAAATAATTCTGTCTCTCATTAATCTCGAAAAAATATCAATCTGAGTTGCTCTCATTTCTCTTTCCTCTAAAATATATGGAGTCATAGATGATTGAATTTGATTCGAGAAGTTGTGAAGATCCAACGATCCCTTTCCCAAGTGATTTACGTAATAGTTTTGAAATTCTTGTCCGATGTTCATATATGTTTAATTTTTTACAAAGTTAATATATTTTTCAGTTCATCCAAAAGTTTTCCGAAATTTCGCTAAAAAATTTTATTTTTTGAAAAAATTAATATATTATAAAATATGGTATATACAATAATTGCGGAAGCTAGAACAGGAGGGTCACATTTAGTTGAGGCATTAAATAAAAAACTACCCTATTTCGAATTAGCGGCAGAACCATGGAATCTCGCACCTAATAATTTTACTGACAGTACAGACGTCACTTGTATTGATTGGATTAATAATCATGAAAATATTATTATAAAGGAAATTTATAATCCTGACAGCGATTTTTTACCTTTAATTAATAGAAGTGACAAGGTTTTATGTATATACAGAGACAATTGGTATGCTCAAATAAAATCGATTCTATATCATCGATTATTCAACGAGTGGCAATGGGAATACAAGAAGACGGATGTAGATAATACAATAAGCGATGAAGAAATTTATAAAAATTACCATAGAGGGTACAAATCGAAAAAAAAACATTTTCAAGATTTCATAAAACGTATGAACTTACCTTCAATATCTTATGAAAAACTTTATCACCAAAATGGAGTTTCCAAAATAAAAGAAATTTTTAATTTGGATGATAGTTTCGAATTTCCAATTTATGAAAGACACCTTAAAGATGATAATGGCAACAGTATAGGATGTGAACCAACTCCAAATGAACGAAAAAACTTAATTTAGAAGAAAAATAAGGCTATCAGTTTCATTTTTTATACAAAATATTTTTGGAAATCTGTCCAAACATTTAATAACGCCACATCATCATACATTATTGGTGGTTCGTATGCCGGCTTCTTCATTGGCATCTTTGCTTCATCAGGAGTTTTGTTGTCCTTATCTCGATTACACTTTGAACAACAAGTAACCAAGTTTGTCCATTCATTCGAACCTCCTCTTGATTTGGGTATAACGTGGTCTAAGGTTAGATTCTTTTTCGACCCACAATAAACACACTCATATCCGTCCCTTTTATAAATGCGACTACGGTTGGGTTTGTTCAATCTTGTTCTATGCCTAATATATTTTAATAGTCGTATGATAACGGGTCGTATAAACGTCTTGTAACCTGTCACAATCGGATTTTCATCCGACCTTAACACTTCCGCCTTTCCTTTAGTAACCAATACAAATCCTCTCTGAACACTTGTTACGTTCAGAGGAGTGTAATCAGAATTCAAAACTAATACCGTACTCATTTATCAAATATTTCAACAAAAGTAATTTATTTTTTTTAGAAACGAAAGTTGTTGTGAATGAAAAATTTTATTACCTTTGTCATGTTGATTTGAAGAAAAACATAGTTAATATTTACGATACTTCGGGCCTGTAGCTCACTCGGTTAGAGCGGCACACTCATAATGTGAAGGTAGTAGGTTCGATTCCTACCAGGCCCACAGATATTTAATAATAAGCTCCTAAAGCATTGCTGGCGATGCGCATGACTTGTAATCATGATAATTTGGTTCGATTCCGAATAGGAGCTCCAACAGTACTTATCACGCTACCCATAAGAACAGCGTACCAGGGTAAGTCTGTACCTCGATGTTAACCATAAGAACAACACAGAGGTCGTATCGTGATAAGTGAATAGCCCAAGGCATAAGCTAAAATCACACCCCTAACCTCTATTCAAATGACGATTTGATTATGTTAGGTTTAATTAGAGGAGTGGCAGAGTGGTTGAACGCGGCGCTCTTGAAAAGCGTTTTACTGAAAGGTAACGGGGGTTCGAATCCCTCCTCCTCTGCAAACACCCTATGACGAAGGGACTCGATTGGGAACCGGAAGTGAGGGTACTATACACATAGGGTGTTTTTTTACAAACAGATTGTAACGATTCGAAAGAATGACGGAACGGACGCTAAGAATGAAATGGTAACCTTTGAAACTCGTATAAAGGAGTAGATGGGAAACAAACCGTACAGACGTTACAATCTTTTTTCACAAATTAAATCATAATGGCACATCCGAACTTACATGCAAAATCATCCGCCAAAAAGTTTGGTGGAAAACCTGAGGACTACATTCATTTACATGAATGGTTAGACGAAACCAAGTCATGGTTTGGTGATTCCTTACATAGAATGTTTAGACACCATAGTGAGGGAATATTTGAAATGGAAAAAAGATTTGGTACCGAATTCAAAAACTCAGATGGGAAAACAGTTTATACCCGTTATGTCGGTGAACAACATGTCAAGGAAGATTGTAATAACTACATTCCATCAGCTAAAGAATGGGTTAATAATGTTGCGTCTAGTCAAAGACCTCAGTGGATGTTGAAGACCATTAAATTAGAATTCGAAGACTGATATTTATTTGTATGGCACAAAATATATTAACACCAGAAGAAAAAAAATATTTAGGTAAAGTTTCGAGATATCTTGCTTCATTGGGAATGACATACGGAGACATTCAATTTGAAATGGAACCGGACGACGAAGAAATTTCATACAGGGAAAATTATTTTCCAACTCATTTTGAGAATAATTATACCGCAGAAATTCCAGACGGCCTTGTACCAATATTGAAAAAAATTATCAGTTATGTTGATGATGATGAATTATATAGCGAGTTACCTAATGATGGTTACATCGATTATCAAGGATTCGAAATAACGATTGATAGTGTTAAAAAAGAAATCTCTTTAACTCACACGTATAGTTATCAAACTGAGGGAGGTTCACAAGGTGTTGAATACGATGATATGATTGAAGAGTGGGAAGAAAAAGGAGTTTTCGATGAGACCGAAATTCCTGAAGACGATTATTTGGTCTTGAAGTATAATGGAGGGGGAGATAGTGGATACATCGAATCGAATTTTGAGAGTGGTCAACCTGTACCATCCGAAATAGAAGAATGGTGTTATCAACAATTGGAAGAAAACTTCGGAGGTTGGGAAATAAATGAAGGATCTCAAGGAGAATTCCAATTTTACTTTGACAAAAAATATGTTATATTATCACACGCATACAACATTGAAGAGTCTAGATCCAACACACTGTGGGAAGAAGAATTTTAGAATGATTTATTAAATTTATGGTGGAAACAACAATTATCAACGAAGATTTTAGAAACTGCGACATACCAACAGGATTAACAATAACCGACCCACCCTATAATCAAGAATATTCTTACAACGAATATAAAGACAAACTAAGCGAACAGGATTATATCGAATTATTATCCAAAATCCCAACACCTTGTGTCATTATTCATTACCCCGAAGAAACAATCAACTTGTTACCAAAGGCAATCAACGCCAAATGTGAACAGGTTGTTTGTTGGGTGTATAACTCCAACACAGGAAAACAAAGTCGATTGATATCATGGTGGGGTTGTAAGCCTGACTTCAGGAAAGTCAGACAGGAATATAAAAATCTCAAAGACAAACGTATTCAAAAAAGAATTGCCGAAGGAAAGACTGGCGCCAAACTTTATGATTGGTGGGAAATCAACCAAGTCAAAAATGTTAGCAAGGAAAAAACCGAACACCCTTGTCAAATTCCTGAGGAAGTAATTCGAAGAATTATTTTAACAACCGCACAACCAAATCAAACAATTATTGATGTGTTCGGTGGAAGTGGAACAACAAGTAAGGTTGCTCAAGAGTTGGGATTCAATTCTATTAGTTATGAAATCGATGAAAAATATTGTGAAATAATGAATCATCGAGTACAAATTATCTAAAACTTTTATTATATTTGTTAAACAATGTCGGGGTGGTGAAACAGGTAGACACGCAAGACTTAAAATCTTGTGGCTTAGGCCGTGAGGGTTCGATTCCCTCTCCTGATACAAACACTATCGTTCTTTGAAATAAAGGAGAGGATTATATGGATTTAGTATCATTTATTTTAGGAATGTCTATAGTTGTGGTCATTGCTGTGGCAGTGGTTGCGGTTATTGCTTTTGTTAGAGTGAATAAACAGAAGGAAGAAATTAAACAAATAGAACAGTTTCTCGCAAGAGAAATTGAAAATCAAATGAGAGATCGTGATAGAATTGTTGATGATGTTTATCGAACAATTGATTCACGACTTGATAAACTTGAAAGTAGATTGAACGCCGCAAGGCATAAAGATTAAATAAAAACTTTCAAAGACGATAGTGTTATTCACATATTATGTTCGGATTATTTAAGAAGAAAACAGAAAAAGAAAAACTACAGGAAACTTATAAGACGTTGATGGAGAACGCATATAAAGTTTCTCATTTCAGCAGAACAGATGCAGACAGGATTATGGCAGAAGCCGAAGAAGTTGCTAAAAAGATTGATTTATTGAAGTAATTTAATTTGTCTCCGTAGCTCAGCTGGATAGAGCGCAAACCTTCTAAGTTTGGGGTCACACGTTCGAATCGTGTCGGGGATACAAAAAAACATTTGACAAAATAAAAATATTTCATACATTAGAAGTAATTATTAATACAATGAGAACTACAGGTCAACATATTAACAGTAATAGTCAACAAGAGAAATGTTGGTATGAAGGTATTTGCCCTGTAGTTCGGATGTCATAGAAAGTAATTTTTTAATTTAAGTTAAATTAAATTTTTAGACCCCGAACTCTTAAAAAAAGTTTGGGGTTTTTTTATGACATGTTTTTGTTCTTTGAAATATTGTAGTATCTTTGTAAGACAGAAGGGGAGGTAGCTCAGAGGTAGAGCAATTCACTGTTAATGAATAGGTCGAGATATCGTAATTCTCCCTCCCCTCCAAATAGTTGATTAAACCGCAGGTATAGCACAACGGTTAGTGATCTGGTCTTCCAAACCGGAGATTTCGGTTCGAATCCGGATACCTGCTCACATGCTCCGTTCGTCTAATTGGTTAGGACACTCCCCTTTCACGGGAGAGCTTACGGGTTCGAGCCCCGTACGGAGTACCATGTAATATCTACAGAAGGTGATAATGCTTCACTGAAAGGACTATCGACTTCCGAATGGGTCGCAACCATAATTGGAAGGTGAGGAACGGCTCGATAGACACTGTACAGGTCCTTGCTCTGATGTGCACGTCAACAGGTTATGGGGAACAAACCATAAGTAAAAACCAGAGAAACGGTATTACAGTATAGTCAGGTAGAGTAAAAGTAACTCGTGGGTGACGTTTGACAGAGTATCATAAGTGACACTCTGTGAACAAAAGACCAAGCAACAGGGGCAGTACCTGTCCTGGCTACAAACAGGTTTAGATTGAGGACGCTTAACCAGCAGAATCATGACGTAACCTAAGTGAAATTGATATAAACTGGCCGAGGTGGTTCTTGGAGAAGTGTTGATAAAGTAACTAAAAACATTAGTCAGTTGGCGAAATTGGTGTCAAATATAATCCCTCCACTCAATAGGGATGAAGGTAATAACGAGGGTAATCGGGAATAACTTCATATTACAGGTTCGAATCCTGTCCTGACTACTTTAGAGGTATGGGAGATTCCCTGACACGAAGTACAAGTGATGTTTCGTACGACCTTATGGTTAACAGCCTCTAACCTAATATAGTCAGGTGGCGAAAGCTAATGGTAGATTGATGATTGATTGGAAGACATTAAGTTGACACCCAATCAATAAGTAAATCAATACAGGTTCGAATCCTGTCCTGACTACAAGGATATACACTCAAAAAAGTGTTGTTAGCAATTTGAATTAGTACGGAATTATTCTGAGCGAAATTCTTAGGTTGTAGAGGCAGTGGAGCGACACCACATATCTTTTCAAAAATAGTCAGGTGGCGAAATTGGTAGACGCTGTGAGAGTATGTATATGGTGCTGTGCAGCCGATGTATTCTAGGGTACAGAAATTAGTAGATGATTTCAAAGCCAAAAGTACATACAAAATCTACATACAGGTTCGAATCCTGTCCTGACTACAAATGACTTCGTAGCTCAGTTGGCTAGAGCACTTCACTTTTAATGAAGGAGTCCCGAGTTCGAATCTCGGCGGGGTCACTACCAAAAAAAAAAATAAAATATTTTACAAATCCCTTGTGGATGTAAAATCTTTTTCGGACATTAGTGGAGTAATAAGAGAGAAACTTAAACTGTAAAGAGAAATGAAAACCGAATTTATTCCTTACGAACAAGCATTCAAGCTTGAGGAAGCAGCTGAAAATTATAGCTTAGAGTTATTAGAAGCAAAAACAATACAGCCTCACGAAAAAACTTGGATAAAATCAATGTTTATTCACATTGCTAGATTACAACAAGAAAAAATGTATAGCGAGGAAGAAGTATTAAATATACTTTATAAGCATACAGAAGATTTGTTAGCAGGAAAGAAGATAACATTAGAACAATGGTTTGAACAATTCAAAAATAAATAAGTTATGAAAAACAAAGTTTGGAACAAAACAGTTATTGCGACCGAAGAACAGAATGTTGAAATTTATCCAACTGAGTGTTTCGGTGGTATCATCGTTGAAGTCAAAGAGTTGGATGATAAAACATTAAACGGTAGGTTGTATCTTAATAAGGATGAAATGGAACTTTTGATTATCAAGATGCAAGAGATGATGAAGTACGTTTTGGAAAAATAAAAATAGTCAGGTGGTGAAATAGTAATATCTAAATAGGGGAAAATATGTTCAGAAAAGAAGAAGATAGTACATTGCCTCAACGGTTTCTAGAAGTAATTGATAAATTGCCACATAGCAAAAGCCGAGTTCCATATACATATCATCACGATTACTTACGATCTCATTCTAAAGTTTTCGGAAATATGTCAAGAAGCGAAGTTGCTTCGTCTCACACGGCTGACGATATTGAATTATACGCAGTTGCGTTAACACAATTACTCAGCGAATTGGGAGCTGATTCAATTTATCATATTTATTCAGAAGATGTGTTGATTTGTAAAAAAGCAAAGGAAATCACAGACGCAGCATTGGCTCGTTACGAATTGTAACTATCAACTTGATAATCGAAAACAAGTAATTTAGTCAGGTGGCGGAATGGTAGACGTTATGTGAGGATGAAAGTAGTTACTACAAAATTAAGGAAACTTGTAGTGGACACTGAAAAACATACAAAAGCATTACCTTAATAGTGCATACAGGTTCGAATCCTGTCCTGACTACTGACACGAGAGACAACCGAAGGCATACTAGACACTGTTTAGGCAATGGGAACGATCATACAGAATACCTCTCTCTCGTAGGTAAGTTTTAAGTTCTGTTGACTGTGGGGAATAGACCCACTCCATTACAACGTGTTGTTTCCTTGAGAAAGAAATGCTATCATATAAGAGAGTAAACAAACTCTACAACACAGAGGACTTCTCATCCTCAACATAGTCAGGTGGCGGAATGGTAGACGCTACAACGTGCGATGGCAGGTGGAAACCCTTGAGGTAAACCCATAGGAGAAGAGACACACATACTCTTCGTACAGGTTCGAATCCTGTCCTGACTACAAATGTGTTGTACCCTTGAGAAAGGAGACATAAAGATGAGTGACATTACTTGAATTATGGAAAACATAATCGTGCACTACAACACAGAGGACTTCTCATTCTCAACATAGTCAGGTGGCGGAATTGGTTGCCATGATAGCGGACTCTAAGGAGCGTCTATCACAGGTTCGAATCCTGTCCTGACTACAACTAAAAATAAAAGTTATGGAAATAGAAATTGCTGTAATTGTGGGATGGTTAGTATTAATATCAAGCTGGATACTACCATCATTTATTAAAGATTTATCTAAAAAAACACTTGTAAGTCTATCGTTATCAGCCTTAGCAACAGGTATTTTTATAGGTCATTTATTAAGTATTATATTTTAATTAAAAAATATATGAAATGGATTATTAGACAATTTGGAAACGTATGGTGTTTATTTGTACATGATTTTGTTTTAGATAAACATAAAATGCATAAAGCATATGGACCACAAGAATGTCAAAAATGTGGTAGGTGGTGGAAATTAGGATAGTCAGGTGAAAAAATTAAAAGTTATGAGTAAAGAAGAAATTAAAGAATGGATTGACAGATGGTCAAAACTAAAACCATCCCCTCAAAGAGATATGACAATTAAGATTTGGTATAGACTTTTGTAATTAAAAGTTATGGAAAAAGAAATAAGTAAAGAAACTGATGAGTTTATTGATAAATTAGACCATCTGTGTTGGGAACATGGTTTTGAAATTTGGCCAACTGACACTATTAACAAAAGAAATGAAGACGGTTCATATCCTACCTTTACTATTCATAATATAGGTAGTGGTGAAACAGTAAGATTGATATATCTTGATGGTGACGGAGGAGGTAAATAATTAGGATAGTCAGGTGGCGGAATTGGTTAGACGCTGTTCTTGAATAAGTGGTACAGCTGCAGATGTACCACCCGTAGAGGATTGATTGGTTCTGTTCGATTCAGACGTTGGAGATGGTGCTCCACAAATACAGGTTCGAATCCTGTCCTGACTACGCAAAAAACAAATAAGATGGAGTTTCTTTACCCTTTCGAGGATGAGTTTTAGAAATCTAAATTATTATATGGTGGCCGTAGCCTAGTGGGAGGGCGGAAGTTTGTGGCACTTCAGGTAAGAGTTCGATTCTCTTCGGTCACACAATAGTCAGGTGGTGTAAATGGCAGCACACAGTAGTTAACTGAGGAGCGGGTTAGAAACCCGTCCTGACACATTATAAATGGTCAGATACCCAAGTGGCTTAAGGGGCTTGTCTGCAAAACAAGTATCCATCGGTTCGAATCCGATTCTGACCTCATCAACCAATAAACAAAGAAAATTATGAAACCAAGATTATCTAAAGAACAGAAAAAACAAAAAATGGTTATCGATATGATAAACAAGATGTTCGAAATTGCAGGTCATCCTGTGACCTATGACGATATCAAGGACCGTAAGGATAGTTGGTATACTGATTGGACTATGACTATGGAACAAAACGAAGAATGGAAAAAGTGGGGTAAAAAATACCTTATGAAAGAACTTCGTTTGTATGCTAAAATGGCTGAAAGAGAAATGTCTATGATTTCTTTGATGTGGGGACTAAAATTTAGTAACTTTGAATTAAACACCGTAGAAGATGACATTTAGTGAATTAAAAGTTGGAGATAGAGTTAAAACAAGATGTTCAGGATGGGCGACAGTCGTAGCGGTTGGATTTTACAGAGGATCGATGGTAAAACTTAAATGTGATAAACCTAGGTGGGCTTGTCCATATTTCTATGAAAGTGAATTGGAATTAGAAACTTTAACCTACGAAACGAAATGAAAATTGTAATTGTAAGCGGATATTTTAATCCTGTTCATAAGGGACATATTGAATATTTCAATAAGTCCAAAGAACATGGTGACAAACTCTATGTCATTGTCAACAATGACAAACAGAGGGAGTTGAAGGGTAGTAAAGAATTCCAAGATGAGAATGAGAGAATGTTAATCATCCAAAATCTGAAAATGGTTGACAGAGTATTTCTTTCAGTTGACACAGATCGAACTGTGTGTAAGACAATCGAATTGATTCATTCTTTGGGGGATAGGGACGACGAATTCCTATTCGCTAATGGTGGAGACCAAAACAATAATAGCATCCCTGAGACACCGATTTGTGATTGGTTAGGGGTTAAATTAATTGATGGACTAGGAGATAAAATTCAATCGTCATCTTGGTTGTTGAACAAGTAAGCATCTATGGTGAAATGGCATCATACCGGTCTCCAAAACCGTTGTTCCAAGTTCGAGTCTTGGTGGGTGTGCTAGTTATAAAGGTTGATTGGGGAAGGAATGTATGTTAACCTGATGATGGAGGTGGTACATTTGGAGTTTGGAATCATCGTAGTAATGCCAATCGTAAAAGGAGATGTCCACGGAACCATCTTCTCCTTTCCTTATTTTGGGAACGTCGCATAGCGGCAATTGCCGGGGTCTGTAAAACCCCTCTCTTCGGAGTTCATAGGTTCGAGTCCTATCGTTCCCACAAGACAGACACACGCTTCCCACGGTGTTAAAGTACAAGGATAATGAAGAGAATAATACGTCTCCTAAGGTCTGTCTAAACTGTCTCATGGTGTAACGGTAACACAACTGATTTTGGTTCAGTTATTTCAGGTTCGAATCCTGATGAGACATCAAGTTATTCAGGGTCCAAAACATTAAAAAAAAGTGAGTTTTGGAACATTAATAGAGAGTTGCCTGAGTGGTTAAAGGAGCAGATTGCTAATCTGTCATCTCGAAAGGGATGCATTGGTTCGAATCCAATACTCTCTGCATTTTGTAAGGTGTTGAAATTGGCAGACAAGCCCTCCTGTCTCGGGGGTGGGGATTAAGAAATAGACAAATAATATGAGGGGGTAGACCACCAGCCGGCCGGCGATATGTTATTTGTTGAATCTCCTCGTGGTGGTTCGAATCCACCTCTTACAGCACAAAAAAGCGGGTATAGCTCAATTGGCTAGAGTGCCGTCCTTCCAAGTCGGAAGTTGTGAGTTCGAATCTCACTACCCGCTCTTTTACTTACAATAATGGGATATAGCTCAATTGGTTAGAGCATTCGTCTGATACGCGAAAGGTTGGTGGTTCGAGTCCACCTATCCCAACATGGAAATTGAAATAAAAAGGAAGGTTGGTAACAAAACCAAATTCAACAAGATTATAAAAGAATATAAAGACGCGAGCCCTTATGAGATTTGGGAAGGAGTCCGAGATAATTTTATCTTTGGATTCATTGCTGCAACTTTAATTGTGTTTATTGCAACTAAAACTGATTTGGCGGTTTTAATAGGTTATCTAACTTATTATTTCTTTATGGGTAAAATTGTTAACAGACCTAAATATGTTACAGATTTGGGTAAGTTAATAGTATTTCCAATTCCATCTACATTAGGGGCTTTCACAGGATATAAGCTATCATATTACTTTATACAGATTTTATCTTAAAAAAAGTTTTGTGAAAAATACAAAAAATTTGACCAACTCAATAAACTTTCGTATATTTATAGTTCGTAAATTAAATAAAAAACAAAAAAACACAAAAAAATGAAAAAAAATTTAGTAGTATTCGCAATCCTTTCTACCATGATTCTTGCATCTTGTGGAGGTAAAGCAGTTGAAACTGTTGCAGCTGATTCCACAGAGGTAGTTGTAGATTCAACTGCAGTTGTTGCTGACACAGTAGCAGTTGAAGTTGGTGGTGGAGCTGAAGGCGTGGAAGTTGAAGCCGCTCAAGGTGAGGCAGTAAAGTAATCTCAACTTAACCAAAAAAAATAACCCACCATAAGGTGGGTTTTTTTATAACATTTTTTTTATTCTTTCTATATTTTCCGAAATTTTTCGTTCTTTAATTCCTTTAATAAAATCAAAATCGGCAATATTCCCTTTAATATTTCCCGTTAAGAAATCAAAGTCAGCAATTCCAAATTCCGGTGCGGTACCTTTACTGTCCGAACTTGATGTTGAATCAGTTGATACGTCAGTACCAGATATTGGTGATATAGGTACTGTACCAACTAATACACCTTCTTTATCTATGAATTTCATAGGGTCTAAAGGTTTTCCGTCTTTTCTTATAGTCAAATGTAAGTGTTTCCCATCACTTCTACCTTTACCTGGATCATTTTTGCCACCTCCAGTGATTCCGATTATATCTCCCTTTTTTACATTTTGTCCAACTTGTACGTTTATTTTTTGCATATGACAAAAACCTGTGGTATATCCATTTGAGTGTTGAATGACAATGGTTCCTCCACAAGGATATTTATCGGGATGAGTTGTAACTACAACTCCATCTGCGAGAGATTTGACTGGTTCGTCCACTGCCGCTAAATCAACTCCATCATGATGTTTTCCCCATCTTGGGCCGAAACCAGAGGTCACTTTAAGTTTATTAAGGGGTGGTGAAAAGGTGCTCGATTCACTCAAAATGATGGCTTCTGATATAAGTTCTTCCGATTTCTTAATCTCTTCTAAAATTCTAAAAATATTTTTTTCGATACTCATACTTAATAAATATCAAGACAAAAAAAAAGACCGAGCTATTCGGTCTTCTTTGTATAAACTAATCTTTTTGGCCCTGTAGTTGTTACATTTTCCGCAACCTCAGTAGATATTGAATCCATAATACGGAAATCAGGTTTAATAGGATCTTCAACTTTTGTAACACCGAACTTTATATATCTATACCACATTCTTTCGTGAATATAGTATAGTAATGGTTTACAAAATAACTCAAATAAACTGAATGAGACTCCCACCATTATTCCGAAGAAGATCCACAGTACAAAAAAACCAATAACACTACTTGCAATTCTATAACTTATTGTTTTTAAGATATCTCTTTTGGGTGAAATTTTAATAAAATCTATCATATATTATTAACTATTATTAAAGTTAGTTTTATTCAATTTTTTTATGGTGATTTGATTATGTTTCCACATTTTCCATGTGTCAAAATCTTTAAGTTGTTCTAATGCTTTCTCGTGAACTAAAACAAACCCTTCGGGAGCAACTCCGTCAAATTTTCCAACTTCTCCTCTTTCTTCCAATACTTTTTTAATGTTAACTAGCATAATAAATGTTTTATTATTTTTTGTTTAATTCCACTTTGTTTAATACCCTCCCACATTCTAGGTGTCCATACGAAGTGTTCTAACCCCCAATCTCTGTCAAATGGACCATAAGAGCTGTTTGTAACATGAATGCCCATATGAAGGTCATCAACGGCTACCCAATGTGTAACTTCGGGATGTGATTTCAACCAATCTTTAATCTCAAAGTGTCTTTCTTGTTCTCGACCGTCAGTTCTGTTCCAATCAAAATCGGAAGGAATTCTACCTTCTTCCAACCAATTTTTGTAGTGAAATATTTCGGTAAATCCGATTGGTTTTTTGATGACACCTTGAGATGTATAGTATTCTCCCAATTCTTCCAAAGTGGCATGTAATCTCCAATCAGAACTAACCACGATTTCAGCACCTGTGGTTTCTAATATTTGATTTAGAACTTTTACCGCCTTTTTGTCAAAATTATCGAAACGATATTCTACAGGAATAGATGATATAGACATGGATAGTTTCCTTCCACCCCACTTTTTTTGTTTTTTGTGACGGGAACCCCAATTACTACTTAAACAGATAACTCCATCGTTATCTAAGAATATTACTTTCATTTCCAAAATATTTGTATTCCAACAATAGTGAATGCAAGAACTAAACTTATGACCGTTTTGAGGTTCAGGTGTTCTTGAAAAAGAACTGAAGACAATATTGTAAATATTACAACACCTAATGCAAACCCAACCAATCTGCTTGGCCAGATCTGGCCACCAAAACCTTGTACGTAAAGATTTACAGACTTTATATATAAATAACTGATTGGAATTCCTGACAGTAGAAGTAACCAAAGGTATTTTTCCGACCAACCATATTTAATTGACCCTTGTAATTGCATAAAAGACCCAATTTGTCCTAAAATCATAAAGAGGGTGGCTAGTAGTATTTTGGTTATATCCATTTTGTAAATATAAAAAAAATCCCCCGAATATTCGAGGGATTTTTAATTTTTAATTAAAACTATATCTCAATCCAAATTGAGCTCTCCAAACATCTCCTACACCAACGGTTGGTTGAAATGTTTGTGTAATCAATTGATTACCAAGATTTCTTAATCTGAATTGTGGTTCACCACTTGAAGTTGTTCCTGCTGGAACTAATGGTGAAGTAGATGTTACAAATTGTCCAACACCCCATGCACTATTCAATAGGTTACCAACATTTAGAACATCTGCTCTAAACTCTAAGGTATTTCTCTTACCACCGATGTTGGTGAATAGTTGTTGGGTAAAGTTGAAATCAGCACGGAATACCATAGGTAAGAATGCCGCTCCTCTTTCCGCTACTGAACCTCTATTTGCACTTAGGTATTTATCTTGTAGGATAAACGCTTCCCATGCGGATGCTTGTTCTTCCGCAGTGAATGATTTTCCTGAAGATGTGAATGGTACAAATCTCATTTCACTCTTATCTTTGTGAATGTAAATCAAATCATTAGAAAATCCACCATCTCCATTCAAGTCACCGCCATATACATAAGAGTAGTTACCGATAGTTCTACCTTCCCAAAACAAACCAACGGATGTATTACCGAATGAGAAGAAATCTTTAGAGTAACTCAATGCAGTAAATACTCTATGTCCCATTGAGTTTGAGGATAATCCTAATTCATTATTATTCGGGTTTCCACTATGAGGTCTGTTATTCCAAGAACCGAATGCGATTGAACCTGCATCAACTGTGTTTTCGGTAATACCATAAGAGTATGCTGCTTTTGCGTACAATCCATTAGTAAATGGTTTTTCCAAAGAAACGGATGCTACATAAGATGAACCGATTGCTTGGTTACCCAAAGTTACAGCATTATCAATCTTACCATTAATTCTTGTTGCTGTGTTTCCACCAACCCATCTTACTCTCTGGTCTGGTCCTGCAAATACTCCGTTAGATGGAGCAAGGTTTGCGTTGTGGTAAGATACTCCATTTACATCTTTTGAGTAAATGAATTCAGCTGTACCGATAATTCCGCCAGGTAGTTTCTTATCAACCGCGATGTTCGTTCTCCATACTTGTGGAAACTTAAAATCTGTATCACTTAGCGCCAATTCATAGTTTTTAGCCGGAGCACCTGTCACATCTTGTGGTTTATAAGTTTCTGGATCAGGTGAAAAAGGTCTTGATTTAGTATTATCCAATCTCTCAAATCCAGTTAGGATACCGTTGTTACCGATTTGATTGGATACCCATACATACGCAGGTCTACCAGTAAAGATACCGGTACCACCTCTTAATTGAAGGGTCTTATCACCTTTTACATCATAGTTAAAACCAACTCGTGGAGACCACAATAGATTTGCATCAGGTAGTTTATCAGTTCTATACTTTGTAGTATTACCATCTGCGTCAACAAAGTTCATACCTTCAACTTCGGTATTTCTAAATCCAGTCTCACCAAAGATGGGTACATCAACTCTCAATCCAAGTGTAGTTGTAAAGTTATCACTAACTCTCAATTCATTCTGTCCATACAAACCAAAGTAATCAACTGAAAGTGGTTGTACTGGTTTTTCTTGACCAGGAATGTTGTTGTATCTAACCTGAAATCTTCGGAGTGTGATATCCTCATTTCCACCTGCAGATGCGTAAAAATCTTCTAAAGAGTTAAATACATAAGCGGATTGGGAACCTGGAAAGAACACGTTTTCAGATTGATATTTTTCATAACTACCACCAAATGTCCAAGTACTTCTATCTCTAAAGATTTGTAAGTTGTTTTGGATTTGGAACGTCTTGTATCTCAATTCGTTGCTTGGAGTGAAAGCCTCAAAACCAAAAGTGGTGTAAGTTGCTCCATCTTTAAGAATATCCACCAACGGAAAGAAATCACCTCTCGAACCTCGTGACTCATCCTGATAAGTGTATCCAATAATAAAGTTGTTTGTAACTTTATCGGATAATCTACTATTCAATTCACCTACAATTGAACGGATGTTTTCGTTGATAATGTAATTTGAATTTTGGAAGTTAAGTGCGTTAAGGTTAAAGTTTCTTCCACCAAAACCTAATGAAGATGAACCAGATGCAAGAACATCGGTATTAGAGTCCAAATGTGTATATCTTAAACTAAATTTGTTTTTATCACTAATGTTCCAGTCAATCTTACCCAAAAACTTGGTAGCTGCGGTAGTGTTATCGTATCCCTGATAAGGTCCTGTCTCATATCCATATTTGGTTTTTAAGAATGAACTCAATTGGTCTAAATCAGAAGCCAATACTCTTGTAACATTACCAGACGCAGGTTCTCCACCTTTGTTTGCTCTAAAAGTAGTTCCTGGTTGAGTAGTTTTTTCATCTTCAAATGAACCAAAGAAGAATAATTTATCCTTAATGATTGGTCCACCTAAACGGAAACCGAATTGTTTGTAATCAAATTGCCCAGGATTAAATTTCTTTTCACCTGCTTCAGTTCCAACTAAATTGTTGTTTCTACTAAACCCATAAACCGAACCAGATAGTTCGTTAGTACCCGAACGAGTTACTGTGTTTACACCAGCACCAACGAAGTTACCTTGTCTTACATCATAAGGTGCTACGTTAATTGAGATTTGGTCAATAGCATCCAAAGAGATTGGAGATACACCTGTTCTACCACCTGGATTAGAACCTGAACCCAAACCGAATGAGTTGTTAAAATAAGAACCATCAACAGTAATATTATTCAATCTACCATCCTGTCCTGCAAAAGAGTTACCTGATGCTTGTGGTGATAACCTTGTAAAATCATTGATACTTCTTGAAATGGTTGGTAATCTAGTTAAGTTTTGATTTGTAATTGCAGAAGACGCACCAGTTCTATCGGAGCTAAATACTGGATTTTTATCTCCCATTACAAGTACTTCCGCAATACCAATATCTTCTGACTTAAGTTGGATATTGATATTTGAAGTAACACCCAAAGATAAAAATACTCCATCAGTAGATGATGTACTATATCCTATGAATGATACAGTGATTGTGTAAGGACCACCAATCCTTGTGTTTGGAATTAAATATCTTCCTTCATTATTAGTGACTGTAGAATATTTTGTTCCCGATGGAGTGTGAGTAGCTAGTACTAACGCCCCTGGTAATGTCTCACCCGTATCGGTTGCAACTTTACCTGAAATGTTTGATGTTGTTACCCCTTGAGAATACGTCAGTCCAAACGACATCAGTAAAACCAAGAATGATAAAACCCCTTGTAATAGATTTTTTTTCATTGTTTTTGTTTTTTTGTTATTTATTTGATTGTTTATTTATAAAAAAAAATCCCGAGTAAATCAATACGCGGGAACTTATTTTTCTTGTGGAAAATTATTTGTGGTAAGGTTATAATAATTTTTTTTCATAATATTATGAAGTTACTGATAAGTATTAAAAATTTTAATTAAAAATATTAAGTTTATGTTAATTGTCAAGTTCGAAAATAAAAAAGGGAGTTATTGACTCCCTTTTTTGTTGAAGGTGGAGTAGCGGAGAGTCGAACTCCGGTCTTGCTCACCTTGACAATAAATGACTACACGTTTAGGTCAAGGTTTGTTATACCTTCCGAAATATTTGGTTCCTATTTTGACATCGTTACCAACAACTGTGTCGAGTTCACTTATACTAAGGTAGTCCTCTGAACGTGACCTTCGATACGCTTCGGGTGGTATCACACCTTAGAGGGCTTCTGTTCCTAGGTTATATGCCCATTCGACCTGACGTTGTATCAACTAATTAAGCAGTTACAACAGACGCTTCTCTAGTTAAACCTAGAGCAGACATCTTAGCAAGAGTATTGCCGTTTACTTTCTTCACCATAGATTTAAGTCATAGATGAATTCTGACTACGTGCCACTTATCCCCAACAATGCCAATCGATACCTGTCTACCCCATTGTTTTACAAATGTATGTATAAATATTTCCAAATCCAACAGAATTGATATTTATTTGTAGTATGAATTACGAAACTTTCAGATCATTAAGGAATTATGCTAAAAGAAAAATAACTAAAGATGAATTATTATCTTCGGATGATTTATTCTCGTACATGAGAGAGGACCGAAATACGCCAGGTCAAAGTGTTATAAGTGTTGAGTTCAAAAATCAACAAGAATTTTTAGAGGCGTTGGGATTATCGGAAGATGATGTTTGGTTTTATCAAGTGATTAATTCCCCGTATAACGATTATGAATTTATAGACCATTATTCCTCCACAGAAGATTTTATGGAAGGGTATAGTTTTTACTATACTTTAGATGACGAAAATAAACAAATATTATCTGAAATTTCTAGAGCAATACTTCCCATGAAAGTCGACTTTTCAGATGACGAATACAGAAAAGAGTTATCCCGAGTATTGATGGATAATTTTGGAAAAAAAATAAAGTATGTCATCGAAGATTATGTCTACGAAAAAAATCACGCGTTCCAAAGATCTCTTTCGACCGCGATGAATAAAGAGATGGATGAGTATTTCGATGAGTTGGGTATCGACGCTTATACAGATGGATTTAGAATTACGGTGGCGGACTTGATAGCATTATATATTAACGAGGGTGACCTTCACATTTCTTCGAAAGAATTATTAGAAAGAATTTTTGGTAGAAAGCAAGCACCAGGTGGTTGGCAAGAAGATTATTATGCATACCAAGACCCTGATGATTTTGATTCTGCAAGTTTCAATAGAACCGCAAACACAATTTTTACTGAAATTTTGGATACGATTCAGGAAGATGGAGAAGAGGAAGGAGTTAGCTTCAAAGATTTCACTGACATGACTTCTAGAATTTTGAAAAAATTCAGACAAGAAGAATACTACTTTTTACCAAAAGACCCCAAAAAAGAAACAAGGTTCAAAATTGAAGGATTTAAGTTTCCTGAGATGAAAGTGGTGGTAACATTATCAAAGGGATTGAAGCAAAAAAGTATATTAATGAGTGAACAAAATTTTTACAATTTATTATACCAACCTTCATTATTTAGTTTGGATGAAATCTAATTTATTTATATCTTTGTAAAATGAAAGATATAACGTTACTCAAAGAAGTTTTGAGCGTACCCACAAAAACTTACCAAGAACATCGTATGGTTGAATTTTTGGTTAATTGGTTAACCGAAAACAATATAGAACATTATGTTGATGACAAAATGAATATCTACGCAACCAAAAAAGAAACAACTGAACTTCCCGAAGATTTTTATTTTCCTTGTGTAATATCGCATACCGATACAGTTCACCATATTGATACAATCAACGTTAAAGAAATGATGTTAAAAAACGCTCAAGGGGAATTGAAACCAGCGTTAAAGGCATTCAATGATAACGAGATGCCGACAGGTATTGGAGGAGACGATAAGTGTGGAGTGTTTGCTTGTTTAACTTTACTAAAAGAATTACCATACCTTAAAGCAGCATTCTTTGTTTCAGAAGAAACTGGATGCCATGGTTCAAAAGCGGCCGATTCCAAATTTTTTGAAAATGTTGGATATGGTATTCAGTTCGATGCTCCGGAAAATTGGATGATTACTGAGACATGTTTTGGGCAAGTGTTATTCGACAGAGGTACCGAGTTCTTCGAAAAAATTGATAAAGTTTTGACTGAAGGAATGATTACCGAACAAATGCGATATATGGTTCACCCATATACTGACGTTTATGCTTTGAGAAGTAAATTCGATTTTTCTTGTATTAATTTTTCTATTGGTTATTATGATTATCATAGTCCTGAAGAATATGTAATCATCGAGGACGTATTCAACGGTATAGAAATGGGAAGAAAAATGATTGAAGAGTTGGGTTATAAATTACATTTCAAAAAGTCAGTACCAAGAGGACAGTTTCATCCGTTTTGATTAAATAAAATCTTCTAACTTATCTATGTGTCTTTGTACTACCGGGTGGTCTTGAATGTCAGTATATTCTCCACCCGATTTTTTTATTCTCTTAATGTCGTTAATAATTTGTTGAATCCCTCCACGAACCATGTTTGACATGGTTGGATATTGCTGAACGTATAGTGATAACGAAAATAATTTTTTCGCAATGTCGATTGGAATCCCCAATTTGATTACCAGTTTTGCCACCATTTCTTTTGCGAATTTGTCGGCATCCAACTCCATATTCCAGTATTGTTCGTAAAGAGCCTCGAAATCCTCTAAATCAAAATCCGTTAAAGGATTTAACATTTTCAAATCTCTAATCTGCTGTTCATGCCTAATTTCGTGAAATATGGTATATAAAAAATCCCCTATGGTTTCCATACCAAAAGGAGAACAAATAATAATTTGGTCTCTTGTTCTAACTCCTTTGAATCCCGCATTACAAGAATTCAAAAATTTTACATTGATGTTATTTTCTTGGATGTAGTTTGCCACGTAATTTTCAATTACATCAACTTTTGATTGTAAATCTTCTGGAAATGAATTTTTGAATTTGTCTAACAGTCGGGAGAAATTACTCATGATTATAAATATAAAAAAAAGGGGATTTCTCCCCTTTTTAATTTACCGACCTTTCTTGACTACTTTGACTACTTCATCTTCGACTTTAATCACGTAGGTTTTTCCTACGATAATTTTGTCGGTCAGAACTTCTTCAGATAATAAGTCTTCAACTTTATCCTGAATCGCTCTCTTGAGTGGTCTTGCACCGTATACCTCATCATATCCGATTTTTGATAGGTAATTCAAAAGTGATTCATCATAAGTAATCTTATACTTCATTTCGTCAAGACGATTCATCAACTTCTTAAGTTCGATGTCAGTGATTTTCTTGATATCCTCTTGAGATAGAGAATTGAAAACGATGGTGTCATCGATACGATTAATAAACTCAGGAGAAAAGAAATTTTTCATTTCTTTCATCAAGATATCTTTCTTCGCTTCTTCGTTACTATAGGTATTATTTGAGAATCCAATACCAGTCCCGAAGTCCTGTAGTTTTTTAACTCCAAGATTTGATGTTAAGATAATCAAAGTGTTTTTGAAATTAATCTTTCTACCCAAACTATCTGTAACGTGACCATCGTCCAAGATTTGTAGTAACACCGTGAATACGTCCTTGTGAGCTTTCTCAACCTCATCGAACAAGATAACAGAGTAAGGTTTGTTCTTAACTTTCTCAGTCAACAACCCACCTTCTTCATATCCAACATAGCCTGGAGGAGCTCCAACTAATTTGGATACGGTGTGTTTCTCTTGGTACTCAGACATATCCACACGGATTAGTGCGTCCTCACTTCCAAACATTTCTTTTGCAAGTTGTTTTGCAAGGTGAGTTTTACCAACACCAGTTGAACCCAAGAAAACGAATGAACCAATCGGACGATTTGGATCTTTGATACCAAGTCGGTTTCTCTTGATAGATTTTGCAACCTTGATGACCGCAGCATCCTGACCAATGACAGTTCCAACAATGTGTTTATCTAAGTTCAACAACGCTTTGGTATCATCTGTAGACATTTTGTTAACAGGGATTTTAGTCATGTTTGAAACAACATCATAAACATCATCCATTCCGACCTTTTGTTTGTCTTTGGACATTTGTTCCTCGAACTTTTGTTTTTCTTGTTCCAATTTGTCCAACAACTTTTTTTCCTTGTCTCTGAGTTGTGCCGCTTGTTCGTAATTCTGTTTTTTAACTACATCCAACTTCTGTTGTTTCAGCTCTGCAGCCTTACGCTTCAACTCTTCGATTGCTTCGGGAACCTTAAGTTCGGTTTGCATTCTAGCTCCAACTTCATCCAAGATGTCGAATGCTTTGTCAGGGAATTCACGGTCGGTGATATATCTATCCGCCAACTTAACACAAGTTTCAATGACTTCATCGGAATAAGTCACTTTGTGATATGTTTCGTATTTGTCCCGAACATTTTTCAAAATTTGGATTGTCTCAGTCACTGTAGATGGGTCAACAATGACTTTTTGGAATCTACGTTCCAATGCCCCATCTTTTTCGATGTTCTTTCTGAATTCATCCAAAGTGGTTGCACCGATTACTTGTAGTTCACCACGTGCCAATGCTGGTTTGAAAATGTTGGAACCATCCATCGAACCTGAGGAATTACCTGAACCAACCAACGTATGAATCTCATCAATGAATACGATGATGTTAGGATTAGCTTGAAGTTCTTCAATGATAACCTTCATTCTTTCTTCAAATTGTCCACGATACTTTGTACCGGCAACAACTGAAGTTAGGTCAAGGTTAACCAATCTCTTATCCAAGAGATTACGAGGACAATCACCATTAACAATTTTCATTGCCAAACCTTCAACGATTGCGGTCTTACCACAACCAGGTTCACCAAGAATAATTGGGTTATTTTTCTTTCTTCGGGAAAGAATTTGAGCGATTCGTAGAATCTCTCGGTCTCTTCCGATGACAGGGTCCAATTTACCCGCCTCTGCAAGTTTATTCAAGTCTCTACTGAAATTGTCTAGCACAGGTGTCGAGGTATCTCCTGACTTCTGTTTTTTACTCATCATTTTGTCTTCGTCGTCCATTAAGTCGTTCATACGTTTTTTAGTTTTTACAAAGTAATATCAAAATTTATTCTTTTCCAAATAAAAAGACAAGTTGTCATAAAAAAAGTAAAAAAACTTTGTTTTTCTGACAGATTGTCATATTATTATGGTCGGCACCAATCTTGAATACAAAGATAACAAATAAACTTAAAACAAAAAATTAAAATTATGTTTGGTAACAGAAGATCTTATAATGACATCTTTAGAGCATTCGATGAAATGTTCACACAATTAACCCCAAATAACGGTGAGTGGAAAACTCAAACTAAAGTTTCAGAAGATGGGACAATGAAAATAACTACGTATTACTACGACAACACTAAAACAAACCCAACTTCAAAAAATTTGAAACAACAACTTGAAATTGCAATCGAAAATGAAGATTTTGAAAGGGCGGTTGAACTAAGAGACCAAATCAAGAAATTGGAATCTAACCAAAAGGAAATCGACAAACTTGAAGAGGAACTTAAAAAATCAATCGAAGAACAAAATTTTGAAAAATCGATTGAAATCCGAGACCAACTCAAGAAGTTGAAGTAATCATAAACCCTCACACAAATGTGGGGGTTTTTTATTTTTGCGGTACTTTATATACAAAAAATTTTTATAATATTTATATTTATGAAACCTTTTGAAAAATATCTAACTCATTCTTCTCATTTAAGAGATCTCTTGGACATTTATTTAAGATTGAGACAACATTTACAGGAGATGGGATTTAGTGAATCAGAACTAGACAATCCCCCAACATACACTTTTAAGATGATGAGTCTACAAGAAAAGTTTAATAATGAATTTAACGAAGTGGTTAGATTTATTCAGAATTATGGTTTTGATGCGACTAGAGACGAAATCGCGGATTTTATTATGCCGCAACTATTAAAAATAAACGAATTAACCCCACTTAAAGATGGCAATACTGAAAGAAGAGATTCAGGGGACGAAGATTATTAATGAAATAAAATCTTCCAACATTAAAAAAACAGAATACGACACGGAAACGAAAAAACTTGTAGTAGAATTTAATAACGGGTTCAAATATGAGTATGATGATGTCCCTCACCAAGTGTATACAAAATTCAGAATGTCGGAGTCGCAAGGAAAATTTTTTACTACGGACATATCAAAGACATTCAAGTATAAGAAATTATAGTATTTATCTAGATGAATAATTTTCAAAAAATCCTTAATAGTTTTTCAGTACAAGAAACTCTCAATCCAAAAATTTGGGAGAATCCTGAGAACCCACAGAAAGCAACAATGGTTCCTAAGGTGAAAAACGCTTTATTGAAGATTGCTGAAAAATTCATCGATTATCTTGGTGAAGAGGTTTTTGTTGAAGATATCGTTTTGACTGGTTCGTTGGCAAATTTTAATTGGTCAGAATATTCTGATTTTGATTTGCACATTTTAGTAGATTTACAACAATTCGAAGACGAAGCAACATTGTATAAAGAATTATATAATCTAAAGAAACAAGTATTCAACGACAAACACGACATTAAAATATTTGGATATGATGTTGAATTATATGCACAAGATAATGAAGAGCCACATTTCGCAACAGGTGTTTATTCAGTGATGAATGATGAGTGGGTAACAAAACCTAAACAGTTAGAAAATGAAATTGATAAATCAGTTTTGGAAAAGAAAATCAAAAATTGGACTGAAAAAATTGATAAAGTAATTGAATCTGAAAGTTCGGAAGATGATATTAAGTTGATAGATTCGATTAAAGAAAAATTGAAAAATTATAGAAAATCAGGGTTGGAAAAAGAGGGTGAACTTTCATATGAAAACTTGGTTTTTAAGTTTTTAAGAAGATCAGGTCACATTGAAAGATTGTTTGATATGTCAAATAAAGCTCTCGATAAAGAACTTTCTATTGAGAGAAAATTGGAAGACTGATACTTACACCTTAATAAATGTGAATAACCATATATTTATAAAGAAAAAATTAAATGGCTTTTAATTATTATATTGCGTCTTCTTGTAATTCTTCTAATACTTTATACATAAAGTCGGAAGAAAATCTCATTGTAGGTAAAATCTACGACCTTATCATCGGAGGAGGTTCTAACGGATGTTATTCTATTGGACCTGGTTTTGACACTCCTTTAGCCGCGACTGCAACAATATTTAATGGGCCATGGGATAATTGTATTGAGTGTCTTGGAGATGTTACTCCAACTCCTACCGCATCTAATACCGCAACACCAACACAAACTCCAACAAATACTATAACTCCAACAAATACCGCGACTCCGACTAATACTCATACACCAACAAATACTCAAACCGCAACGAATACCGCAACTCCAACTGTGACACCAACAAATACTGCAACTCCGACGAATACCGCAACTAATACCCCAACTGCGACTGTAACGGCAACAAACACATCCACACCTACAGTTACACCGACTAATACGGTTACACCAACGAAATCTCCACTACCGTTTACATATTATATTATAACACCATGTTCAGGAGGAGATGCGTTTTATGCCAAGTTTATAGGTAGTTTAATAAATGATAAAATATATGACTTATCATTACCGGATGGTAGTCATCAATGTTATACTGTTGTTAACGGAATTGAAACTCCATTAGCAGCAACTGTTACTATTTTCAACGGACCATGGAATACTTGTGTTGAGTGTCTTGGAGACATTACTCCAACGCCTACCGCCTCTAATACTCCAACTCCGACTACAACATCTACACAAACACCGACACCAACTCAAACAGGAACTGCGGAAGTAACACCAACACCAACCACAACTCAAACACCTACTAATACTGCGACACAAACTCAAACACCTACTAATACAACAACTTCAACCACCACTCCAACACCAAGTGTGACTACAACTCAAACGTCAACTCCAACAAATACTGCAACTAATTCACCAACACCGAGTATTACCGCATCACCAACAGGCACTGCAGGGTCAACTCCGACACCAACGGGGACTCCGGCATCAACTCCAACCGCAACACCTACTCCGAGTGTGACACCTGATTATACTATTGAGGTTAATCAACAATACCAATATACTATTGATATGTTAGGGTCATTTAGTGGAGGAACCGCTCCAGCTGGTTCAACTGTTCCATACCAAGAAATGACAGATGAAAATGGGAATGTAACAATAGTTCAATTAAATGCAATATCTTTAGGAGGATTTCAAGGATTAAATAATTAAAAAAACAAAAAATATAAATAAATCGTAATATGGGAGATTTGAAACCACTTGGCAGTGAAAAATTAACTGGACAAGATAAAATAAAAAGAATTATGGAAATTGCTCGTTTTAACGAAGTAATTCCATCTAATATTAATGAGACCGCGAGAAGTGAATACTCTATTTCTTTAGCGGATGGTAACCAATATGAGATAGTTAAAGAAAGACAGGGTTATATCATCAAGAAAACCATTTCAGAATCTGAGACTGATTATATTGAGCCAATGAAAAATAGAAAATACTATTCTTCATATTCTCAGGCATTCAAAAGATTAAATTTAGTCGCTGGAGAGTTGAACAGAATCAATGAAAACGAAGAGGAAGTTTCTTTATACGGAGAACAAAAAAGATTCACGTTAAAAACTCCTAAACCAGCAGCAGAACCAATGCCAGCATCTGATGTACCTGCAACACCACCAGCAGTTCCTGCACCATCTTTGCCAGCATCTCCAAGTGATGAAATGCCAGCGGGAGAAGATGAGTTGAATATCGATATGGGTATGGAAGACATGGGTCCTGAAGGAGAAGTCGATACTGACATATCTATGGATGTTGAAACTCCTGGAGAAGAAGAACAGGTATCTTTCAAAACAATTCAAAAGTTAACTGGAAAACTGACTCAAAAAATTAGAACTTTAGATAGTCGTGAACCAATGACTTCTGAGGATATAAAGTATGTTATTAACATGGTATTATCTTCATTAGACCTTAAGTCATTATCTGAAGAGGATAGAGAAGATATACTGTCTAAATTTGATGAAGAATCTGAAGATTTGGGTGGTGATGACATGGATGGATTAGATATGACTGATGATAGTGAAGTTGAAGACATTCAAGCTGATATGGACGTTCCTGTTGAGGGATATGAAATGGAAGAAGGCGGATATGGAAATGGTGCCATCATCGATAGTATTTTTGGAGAATCCAAAATTGAAAAAGTAATTTCTAAATATTTTGAAATTACGAAAAAAGAAATTCTTGAAAGTAAGGAAAAAAGTACATCAACTTCTGAAGTTAGAAAACAAATGAAAGAAGTTGTAAAATTAAGTGAAACTATTGAACAAGAATTATCTGCTAAAAAATTCTTAGAAGAAAATTCTTCAGCAAAAATTGTTGGAGTAACAAATAAGAAAAACTTAGTATTTGAAAATAAAGGAAAACAAGTAAAAATATCACCTGAAGGATTATTAGTATGAGTTATTTGATATACGTAAATGGTTTAGGTCCCAATTATAAGGGAGACAATCTTTACGAATTCATTTTCTCTGATAGTCTTGATGTTTGGGGAGATTCTTGGGAAAGTAGACCATCTAATGGTTATCCTGGGCCTCCAGAATTACATCATATTAAAAAGGTAGGAGTTCTGAGAAATACTGATGTAAAATTGGAATTGATTCAGAACTCCGATTTTTTTTGTATGGAAGATGCAATCGACGATGTGGTTGCATTAGCCTGGGAAATCGAAGAACATGAAAATCATAAAAGAATGGTTTTCAGATTTGGAATGACCGAACAACAAATAAAAGACAAACTCTACGAAAGAGATTTGATATTAGAATTCGAAAAAAAAGTAGTTTATGAAAATTAATAAAAAAGCCCTCGAATTAATTGAAAAAGGATTATCTGCGAAAACTGTTGGTAAACTAACAGAATCTCAAATCAGTATCTTACACTCCAAACTTGTTAATGAAGTCACAATGGTGTCTAAAGATGATGCGGGGACTATCAATACTCTAAAAAGTCAGAAAAAACCTTTTGAGGTTTATGAAAAGGACGGTGAAATGAAAGAAACCGAGACTGATGACGTGGATGATAAAAACGCTTTGGGGGCTGATGCTTTACAAAGTTTGACAGGACAAGACGCTCCACACGACGCAAACGATATGGCTCCTGATGGAATGGACGATGATTCGGACGATAATAGAAAAATGATGGGAATGAGTGAGGAACAAGAAAAAAATCCTTGGGCAATTTGCCACGCACAACTTGGACCGAAGAAAACAAGAAAGTTTGAAAGATGTGTAAAATCTGTAAAAAAACAGTTGGAAGAAGGAAAAAATCCTGTATCTTTGTTTATAGAATCAGAAATTACAAAAATCGTGGAAAGAAACTTACCTCCGAGAATTACCAAAGGTGACTTATTGAAATATCTTTCAGAAGCAAATTCGCCTCTGACGGCGCCTGTAAAACCTACAACTAAACCAGATACCAAACCTCGGACAAGACCTGCACATCCAGGAAAAAATCCAAGACCAGGAGAACAAATAGACCCTAAAGCCGCAGAACCAACAACTGCACCGACTAAACCAATTACTAAACCTGATACCAAACCTCGGACAAGACCTGCACATCCAGGAAAAAATCCAAGACCGGGAGAACAAATTGACCCAAAAGCGGGAAGAATTTCTCCCGAAGACGCAAAACAAGAAGTGATTGATGTTATCTTAAATTTATTGAATAAATAAAATGGCGAAGATTAAAGAACAAATAAATTACGGGGATAGACCCGAAAGAATGGACCCAAGATTAGAAAGAAAATTGGGAAGTCCTGAAAGTTTGTATGCAACTAATCCTGCAATGAAAAAGGGGGCAGCGGATGTTCAAAGATTGGTAAGTTCGAGATTCGGAAAAGTTGCAGATAAGTTGAAGCAAGTGACTGGTGTGCAAGATATTAGTTCTCAACAGGTTCAAGGAATGCTTTTTCAAGAAATGATGAGTATAGTTCCAGGAATAACAAGAATCGAAGGCCGGCATAGAGAAGAATTAGAACAACTCGCAATCGACGCATGTTTAGAAGAAACACAAGTTCCTGCTGATTGGTTTACGATTGAGGCATTATTGAATAGATCACCTATTAATATTTCGGATTTCAGAATGCAGGCTACTAAACCAAAGAAAAAGGAAGATGAAGAATCCCCTGAAATCCCATCGTTTGATGTTGAAGATTTGACCGATGAAGAAGTAATGGAATTGGAAATTCATAAAAGAAACATGATTAACGCTCTTGTTCAAGGGGCGGCAAAAAAGGGACATTATATTTTTCAAAAACCTGAAATTAAAGAAAGGTTGGATGAAATTGACCCACAATTATACCCTGCTTATTTGAAAATTATGTCAATCAATGATTTCATGTATTTTTCTATGGAACAAATGATTGAAATGATGTCTCAAACAGGTAGAGGTGTTGCTGGAAAAGTTAAGTTAGAAAATAAAGATGAAGACGAAGAAGAGGGTGGAGAAGGTGAAGATGAACCTGATACAAAAATTGTTGCGGAAGGTTTAATATTCCCAATTTTGTGTCACGAAATAATCAAAGGGTTAGAGGAATCTATCGCAAGACACGGATTACCTGAAGACCCTGAAATGTCTCAACAAGTTAGAGGTGTGACGGACGTTTTATCAAACGAACCGATGCAACTTAGAATTGGGCCTGAAATTGTAGAAAAAATAAGGTTTGCGTTACCTGACGAGATGTTCGATGATGAAAACAAAGGATTGGTACCTTGGTTTTATTCAATTCTTTACAAGACAGAAGCTAAAGAATTTTTAGATATCATTGGTAATGCAATTTCGGAAGATGAATCGAAAGTAAGAAAGGCAACTGCAAAATTCAAAGAAATCATGAAACAAGCTCAACAGTCAAAGAGTGAGTATGATGATTTCAAAGGAGAAGAAGGTTCTGAAGGTGATGACGATGATGATTATGACCAACTTTATAGAGATTTGGGAATTCCAAGACCATAAATCAGAATATGATTTAACTGTGTGAACAAAGAACAATTAATAATAGAATATACGAAGTGCATGAGAAATACCCCTTATGCACTTCGTACTTATTTACAGACATACGATAATACGGTATCAAAATATGTCCCATTAGAACTTTTTCCTGACCAAGTTTCTCTACTTGAAGATTACGAAAAATACAACGAAAATATTGCGCTTAAGTACCGACAGGCAGGTGTATCAACCGTAACCGCCGCTTGGTCTTCAAAAAAATTAGCCTTTGCGAGAAAAGAAAAACCTGAGAAAATTCTAATCATTGCCAACAAGTTGGATACCTCTGTTGAAATGGCAAACAAGATTAGAGGGTTTATTGAACAATGGCCCGCTTGGGTCGGAATAGCATTCTCTGCTGAAAAAAATTCTCAAAGACATTTCAAGCTCAACAACGGATGTGAAGTAAAATCTGTTGCAACCTCAAAAGATGCCTTGAGAGGATATACCCCTACCATTCTTATTTTTGACGAAGCTGCCTTCATCGAGGCCGACGGAGATTTTTGGTCAGCTTGTATGGCTTCCCTCTCTACAGGAGGTAAAGTTATTGTGGTTTCAACCCCAAATGGATATGACCCGATCTATTATGAAATTTATGACCAATCATTGAGAGGGATGAATGATTTCAAAATCTCTGAAATGTTTTGGTATAGAGACCCGAGATATACAAGAGATTTGTATATGGTTAAAACAAATGATTTGGTTCATTACTTACTTAACAGAGAAGATTATCCAATAGATACAATTATTGATTTAAGCACAGATAGCCCCTACGAAAGAGACCACGGTATAGTCACGGATTATATTGAAAAGGGTTACAAACCTTGTTCATCATGGTTTGAGGGAATGGTAAAAAAACTTAAATACGATAGACGTAAAGTTGCTCAAGAATTGGAATGTAATTTCTTAGGATCGGGTGATAACGTATTCGATTCTGAATTAATGCAAAATATTGCAAAAAATCAATTAAGAGACCCACAAGCAAAACTTATGGGGAATGCTTTATGGATTTTCAAGGAACCTGTAAATGGTCACAAGTATGTAATGGGTGTTGACGTTTCTCGTGGGGACTCTGAAGATTTTTCATCAATACAAATTATAGATTTTGATGAAAGAGAACAAGTTTTAGAATATGTTGGAAAGGTTCCACCCGATGTGTTGGCGGAAATTGCTTACAAGTGGGGAACGATGTATAACGCATTTTGTGTAATTGATATCACTGGTGGTATGGGAGTTTCAACTGCAAGAAAAATGCAAGAATTACAATACCAAGCGGGACTTTATGTTGACGGGGTTGATACATCTAATAAGTGGAAATGGGATCCGAAAATTAATGACAAAATTCCTGGAATTAACTTTAATACAAAACGAGTTCAGATTATTGCGGCATTTGAAGAAGGTGTTAGACATGGATTCAAAATATATTCTCATAGAACATATAACGAGATGAATACTTTCGTCTACATAAATGGAAGACCAGACCACCAAAAGGGCCAACATGATGACTGTATTATGGGATTATCAATGGCAATTTATATTGCGGAAAAATCATTTCAATCATTAACAAAAGTTGTTAACCATACTAAGGCAATGTTGAATTCATGGGCATCAGTTGTAAATGAGAATAAAAATACTTCAGAATTTTTTAATCCAATGGTGCCTCAAATGGGCAGAGACCCAAACCTAAATAATAATGGGGCCAGCAAAGCGGATTATCAAAAATATGGTTGGTTATTTGGTGCTAAATAACTATTTATATTATCAGGGTAAATAGTAAAATTACGTATGGCAGAACAAAATATGACAGTTTGGCAACGATTGTCACAAACATTTGGACCTAATTCACTTCTCAATCAAGACTATCCGACATTCAAGTTTGATAAAAAGGAACTTCTGCGAACCAAAAGTAGAGAAGAATACGAAAAAGAAAAACTCCAAGCACAACAAACATATTACCTTACCAATCAATGGTCAAAGGTAGAAAACAACCTTTATTCACAGGCAATTTACTATGAACCAACAAGGTTGTCCGCACAATACGATTATGAGTCGATGGAATATACTCCTGAGATTTCAGCCGCGTTAGACATTTATGCCGAAGAATCCACAACAACAAATGAAGATGGATTTATTCTACAAATTTATTCTGAATCAAAAAGAATAAAAGGGGTATTAGCGGATTTGTTCAACAATGCTTTAGATGTTAATACCAACCTTCCAATGTGGACACGGAACACCTGTAAATATGGTGACAATTTTGTGTATCTTAAATTAGACCCTGAGAAAGGAATTGTTGGATGCCAACAATTACCGACCATAGAAATTGAACGACATGAAGTTGGTGCTAGTGGTAAAATATCTGTTGATGTTAAAAATGAAGTTGATAAAGACAGAAAAGCATTACACTTCACTTGGAAGAATAAAAATATGGAATTTCAGTCATGGGAAATTGCTCACTTCAGATTATTAGGTGATGACAGAAAACTACCATACGGAACATCTATGTTGGAAAAAGCTAGACGTATTTGGAAACAACTTTTACTTTCCGAAGATGCGATGTTGATTTACCGTACGTCAAGAGCTCCCGAAAGAAGAATGTTCAAAGTGTTTGTTGGAAACATGAATGATGACGATGTTGAAGCATATGTACAACGAGTTGCAAACAAGTTCAAAAGAGAACAAGTAGTGGATAGTAAGACAGGTAATGTTGATATGAGATTCAACCAAATGGCTGTTGACCAAGATTATTTTATTCCTGTTCGTGACCCCGCAGCTCCAGATCCAATTACCACACTACCTGGAGCAACTAACTTGTCTGAAATTGCCGATATTGAATATATTCAAAAAAAGTTATTAACTGCATTACGAGTACCAAAGGCATTCTTGGGTTTTGAAGAAGTGGTAGGTGATGGTAAAAACTTGGCGTTACAAGATATTAGATTTGCTCGTACAATAAATAGAATTCAAAAAAGTATGTTGGCGGAACTGAATAAGATTGCTATCGTACATTTATTTTTATTAGGATTTGAAGATGAATTATCCAATTTTACACTCGGATTAACAAACCCATCAACTCAAGCAGATTTGTTAAAGATTGACGTTTGGAAAGAAAAAGTATTATTGTATAAAGATTTAGTTTCAGATCCAGGAAATGGAATTCAGGCGACCTCATCTACATGGGCTAAGAAACACATATTTGGATGGTCTGATGACGAAGTTCGTTTAGACTTACAACAACAAAGAATTGAAAGAGCTGTTGGTGAAGAACTTAAAGCAACTCCAACTGTGATAACCAAAACAGGTTTGTTCGATAATATCGACAAATTGTATGGTAGTCAAACAGGATCGACTCCGACGGCTGGAGCCGCGACAACTACGGATGGTGGAGAAGAATTGGGCCCACCACCATCATTCGGTGGTGGAGGAGAAATTCCTGGAGGAGAGCCAGAATTACCACCGGCAGGCGGAACAGAAGAATCCCCACCAACTGAAGTAACACCAGAATCAAAGAAAAAAGACCTTAACATATTAGTGGAAAATAATTTAATTGAAGGATCTCAGGTAATAAATTTGGGACAAGCACAAGATTCTTTAGGAGAAATTTCAAAACACTTAGATAAGTTATTAAATTCATAATATTTATTTGAAAAAGACACAATGACCTTCGGAACAGTAAAATCCCTAATTGAAAAAAATCTCTTGGAATCCTACAAAAATGAAATGGAATTCAAGAAGACTTTGCGAGAATTCAAACACAACGTTTTGAGTAATAAAGCTATGTCTAAAGCATACGCGATATATGATCAACTGAGTTCACCACAAGGGTTAAGTGAACAGGACGCAAAATATTTTATTGAAGAAGGGATTAGTCTATTAAACAAAGTTTTACCAAGTATTAAACTTCCAATCACACTTTCCGAAAAAACTGAAAATAATTATTCCGATATTGACACTTTAGTTTACACACAAGGGGTGGATTTACTTGAAAGGGTTAATGCGAAGAAAAATATTCTAAAGGTTATTACATCAAAAAAAGAATCAATCAAGGAAAATATAAATATTCCAATTAGTTCTATGGTTGCGGTCGCAAATCAAACCATTAATAACTATATTCTTGGTTTGGATGAAAATTCTAAAAAAGAATTTTTCCAAATAGTTTCTGAAGATACCAAAACTTTGGAGACAAAATTTGAGACATTAAGAGAAAGTACAATATCCAAACTAACTAATCTTCAAAACAATGAAGACTCACAGGATATGAAAACAAAAATTTCAGAAACGATTGACAAAATTAAATCTGAAAAATTCGACCAATTAAACTTTTTGAAATTAAAAAATTTGGAAGAATCAATTTGATTTGTCTTTAAGACTTTGAATATGTTTTGCCTTCAAAATCTGTGCTCTTCTAAGTACAGATTTTTTTGTATATTGTTTCCTATCAAATAAAATTTGATTTTGTTTTGTTTTAATTACTTTTGACTTTAGGGTCTTGAGTGCCTTCTCAAGGGGATTACCCTGATTTATTTTTATTATTATCATATATTAGAAATATCCACAAATATAAAAAAATTTTGACAATCATACATATTATGTATATAATTTCATTAATAAACGTACATAATATCATTATTAATGAAAAAAGGAAAAAGTGTTAAACTTAACCTGTTCAATCCCATAAAATCACAGTATGGGACAGTAGATTCTAAAAACTTAAAATCAGTTTACATAAACATTCAATCATGGGTTACACCAAAAGAAGAGTTAAATAATTGGAACCGAGTTGTATCAGGTTTGGGACGAGAAATAAAAAATTCCGTTTATGAATCGATAGATTGTAAAATTTTCCAAGAAAAAAATATTGTAGATTTGGACCTTCGAACAAGTGGGATATCAAAAGGTAAAAAGTCATTTTTTAATTTAGAAATCAATCTATATACTCAACGTGATATGGATTTCAAGTGTGATGAACTCAAAGAATCCATAAAAACTATAGTAAAATCCATCTATAAAAATAACGTGATTCAAAACAAATACTTCGATTTTTCTATTTCTAAAAAAGACTAAAAATAACAAACAATCCAAATCCGTATATTTATCTTAAAAGATTAGATGAAAAATTTAAGAATTTTAGAAGCGAGCGAGCTTGGTCATGGTATATTGATTGAAATGGATGCAGGTTGGGTTTCTCCCAAAGACACTCATAATATTGATGTTCTGAAAGAAGCCGCCAATTTAGATTATAGAAATCCATTTGAATTTTATGCGGTTCTTCAAAAATACGACACACCAAATAGAAATGGTAGAACGTATCCTGAAAGGATTTTGAAAAGGGAATCTGAAAGATATAAGCAAGCAATTTCTAAAGGGTTATCCACATCAGAATTAAACCACCCTGAGTCATCGTTAATAGACTTAGATAGAGTATCCCACATCATCACAGACATATGGTGGGATAAAAATATACTAATGGGAAAACTCAAATTATTGACATCTCCAGGGTTTCACGAAAGAGGAATCGTTTCAACCAAAGGAGACCAAGCGGCGAACTTAATGAGACAAGGAGTAACATTAGGTATCTCTTCTCGTGGAGTTGGTTCATTAAAAAAAGTTGGGGAAAGAAATGAAGTACAAGATGATTTTGAATTAATATGTTTTGATTTGGTGTCATCTCCTTCAACACCCGGAGCTTATTTATTTTCTAACCCTGACGAAAGAAGTAAGTATGAAGAAAATTTAGAGGAAGAAATAAAATCTAAACAAAATAACGACTACGTTGGAAAGTCAGTTGACTTAATGAGAAAATTAGACGATTTTTTAGGAAAATAAAATTATGGACGAAAAATATTTTGTAGCAAAAATTCAGTATGATTTCCCTGATGAAAACACGGGTAAGATTAAAAAAGTTAGAGAAGAGAAACTTGTTAAAGGTTACTCTGTCACAGATGTGGAAGCTAAAGTGACTAAAAAATACGAAGGATTCACTCATGATTGGAGAATCACTGCAGTATCTGAAAGTAAAATCGACGAAGTAATTGAGTAATCAATAATCAAACTGAAACAAATGAAGTGGTCAAATGACCACTTTTTTTATTTTAGAGATATCGTTAAATGAATTTTTTTAGTTTTGGCACTATTTATATGTTAAATTAAACAATTTTTTTCTATGCAAGAAAATAAAAACTTAGTACAAGAGGCGTTAATTCAAATGAGAAATGTTGAAGAAGCAATCGCCCAGAATGCAAAAGGAATACTTGCTTCAACTATGAAGGAAGAAATCAACCAATTAGTAAAAGAATCTCTGTCAGAGCAAGATATGGAAGATGAGATTGAATTAGATACAGATATCGATACCGATATGCCTGTTGATAATGATGATGATATGGAAATGGACATGGAATTTGATATGGACATGGATATGGATTCAGAAGAGAGTCCAATAGATTTGACTGACGCTTCAGACGAAGAAATTCTTAAGGTGTTCAAGGCTATGGGTGAAGAAGATGGTATCATCGTTAAAAAAGACGGTGAAGATATTCACTTAAGCGATACTGACACTGACTCAGAATATTTAGTTAAGCTTGGTGAGTCCGAGGAAGAGGAAGAATTAGATGAAACTATGCATGTAGATGAAATCGATGAAATGGATGTTGATACAGAAGATGTAATCAATGCTATTTTCTCAAAAGACGGAGATGTTGAAGATTTTGACATGGACCAAGAAGAAGAAGTTATGTACGAAATTGAATTCGAAGAAGAAGAAATGTACGAAGGAGATGACGAGATGATGGAAGAAGACGAAGACATGATGGAAGAAGAAGATGACGACATGATGGAAGAAGAAGATGACGACATGATGGAAGAAGAAGATTTGGACGAATCTTACAACCATAGAAGAGCTGTTAGAGAGTCAAAATCGACAGTAAAACCTAAAGGTGTTGGAATTGGGTCTGGACCTAAATTCACTTACAAAGATAAAGCTAAAGGTGGATTCGATGAAAATAAGAAAGAAGGACCAAAATCAGTAGGTACTGGTAAACCGAAATTCGAATACAAGAAAGGTGAAAATATGGAACAAAAATCCAAAGTTGTTAAGGCAGAAACAAAAGAAGGTCAAGGATACGACGATAGAGAAGATGAAAGATTAGCGATGAAGCATGGTAAAATCGCTTCAAAGGATCTTAAAACTACTAAGGCTCGTAGGGATGATGCAGGTTTCGAAAAAAGAGAAACAAAAGAAGGTCAAGGATACAAGGACAAAGAGGATGAAAGATTGGCAATGAAGCATGGTAAAATTGCTTCAAAAGATCTTAAAACTACTAAGGCTCGTAGAGATGACGCAGGTTTCGAAAAAAGAGAAACAAAAGAAGCTGCTAGAACTTATGGAATGGGTTCAAAAGAAGGAAGAGGACTTAGAAAAGGTATTACTAATAACAGAAATTATGTTTATGGTAATAACGGAGTAAAAGTTGAATCCGCAGAATCAGAAGTTGCAACGTTGAGAGAGAAAAATGAAGAATACAGAAAAGCGTTAAATGTTTTTAGAGAGAAACTTAATGAAGTTGCTATCTTCAATTCAAACTTGGCATATGCTACAAGATTATTCACTGAACATTCGACTACTAAAAAAGAAAAAATTAACATTCTTAGAAGATTCGATAATGTAGATACTTTGAAAGAATCTAAAAACCTTTATAAGTCAATTAAGGATGAATTGTCTAAAACTGAAAGTACACCAATCAATGAGTCGGTAGAAACTAAATTAAACAAGAGTGTTTCTACTGGGTCATCAACTACCCTAATTGAGTCAAAAACTTATGAGAATCCTCAGTTCTTAAGAATGAAAGATTTGATGAGTAAAATTGGGTAATTAAATAAACAAATAAACAAAACAAAACAAAATACTAAAAATGGGAGCATTATTAGAATCAGGTCTTGTAGGTAACATCGGTCTTAAGCACCTTAAAGTTATCAAAGAAGACACAATCAACAAATGGGACAAATTAGGATTCCTTGAGGGTCTTAAGGGTCACATGAGAGAAAACGTAGCTCAACTTTATGAAAACCAAGCTTCTCACTTAATTAACGAAGCATCATCTACATCTGATACAGGTGCATTTGAAACAGTTGTTTTCCCTATCGTTAGAAGAGTATTCTCTAAATTATTAGCAAACGATATCGTTTCAGTACAAGCTATGAACTTACCTATCGGTAAATTGTTCTACTTCGTACCTAACATTCAGTCTTACCAACCAGGTACTTCTGAGCACTACGCACCTTATGGTTCTCCAAACGCTGCGGCTGGTCAAACTCCGAACAGTGGTTATGACTACAATAATACTAAGGATCTTTACGACAGATTCTATGAAGGTAACGAACCAGCTTTGGATCCTCCTGGATTGTTCGACTATTCTAAAGGACAATATTCAGCAATCACCGCTGAAGTTGGAACTGTAGCATGGTTAGCAGACAACTTGGTACCTTCAGCTTACACTTTGGATAACTACAGAAAAGTATTGGTAGTTATGTCAGGTTTCGCTTCTGATGGAGCAGGTAAGTTAATCGGTCCTGATGGTCAACCAATGGATAATGAAGCATTCTTATCTGATTTGACTGTATATGGTGTTGCTGGAAACGCTTACACTTCTGCAAACACTTCTAACCCTTACTTGTTCAGAGTTGTAACTCAGAGATATGGTAAAGGTATCGTTCAGTATGGTAACAACAACGCTACGTTGGTATTCCCTAACAGTAAGACAGATGGTGGTCAGTATGACAACCTATGTGACGCTGAAGGTAAAATCTATTTGGAAGTTGACCTTCAAGTACCAGTATGTATCACTTGTGGTGGTTCATTAGATGGTTACACAGGTTCTACTTTCGAATCTAGTGCAGCGGCTGACAACGCATTCACAGCAACTTATAGAATCTATAAGAACTTGGAATTCGAAGATAAGATTGGTGAAGTTTCATTCGACCTTATGTCAGTAACAGTTTCTGTAACTGAAAGAAAATTAAGAGCACAGTGGTCTCCAGAAATGGCGCAGGACGTTGCGGCATTCCACAACATCGACGCTGAAGCTGAATTAACTGCATTGTTGTCTGAGCAAGTTGCTGCTGAAATCGATAGAGAAATCTTGAGAGACCTTAGAAAAGGAGCGGCTTGGAACTTAAGATGGGATTACAATGGATGGAAGAGATTAGGATCTAACGCAGTTCCTTATACTCAGAAAGACTGGAACCAAACTCTTATCACAGCAATCAACCAAATTTCAGCACAAATCCACAAATCTACATTAAGAGGTGGAGCTAACTGGATCGTTGTTTCTTCTGAAATCAGTGCTATCTTTGATGACTTGGAATACTTCCACGTATCAAACGCAGCTCCTGAGCAGGATCAGTACAACATGGGTATTGAAAGAGTTGGTACATTAGCAGGTCGTTATCAAGTGTATAGAGACCCTTACTTCCCACCAAACCAAGTATTGATGGGGCACAAAGGAACTTCTCTATTGGACACTGGTTACATCTACGCACCGTATGTACCTCTACAATTAACTCCTACAATGTACAATCCATTCAACTTTACACCAATCAAAGGTATCATGACTAGATACGCTAAGAAAATGGTTAATAACAGATTCTACGGTAGAATCACAGTTGATGGAGTTAGAACATTCGACTTGAGAGAATTGAGATAATCGAAATTTCGATATGGTAAAAAGGGACAAGAAATTGTCCCTTTTTTTTTATCCGGATATTTATAATAAATTGTGTACTATGATTAAGCAAACTTGGGAAATATCAAACGACGAAAGAAATAGAATTTTATCTCTTCATGAATCGGCAACAAAGAATCTTTACTTGATGTCAGAACAAAATACTGGAGAGATTGAAACAGGTTCAAAAAGTTTGACGGACAGAGTAGAATTTCCATCTGGATTACACAGTGCATCATCAGTAAATCTTGCAAATCTCATCGATTTATCGGAAATCGAAGAATTTCTAAAAAAATATGATGATAAAAAAATTATTATCAAACTGAAATCGAGTGAGTCACAAGTCCCAAATTACAATAGAGAGGTTGAACCAAAGAAAAAATTAAATCCTGGTGATTTGAGTAAAATGAGGTATGAAACCATCCGAACTTTTATGACGAATTGGTTGAATGGTCTTATTTCGAAAGGTATAATAACTACGATACCAGAATTTGTTGATACCGAACCACAAATCGACACAACCACACCTTGGAACCCTAGTCCAGGATTAACTTCATCACAAATTTCGGCACTCGCCAAAGATCCAAAATATACTAAACACCAGTTTGTTGAAATTGAAATAGACGCGACAGGAGAAAACATTATAAAAAGAAAAACTGTTTTTACCCCTGAGTTTTCAAAAGTAGTAACCGCGAGAACAAAGGGTTCGGCAAAATCTCAATATAATGCGGCATTATTTTATAACTATAGTTATGCACCAGCCGCTGTCCTTGGGATGAGTCAGTCTGAAGCCGAGTCTTTACCTGGGGCATTATTAACTATGAATAGATACTTTCAAGTTCAAACTCCTATAGAAAAATTAAATCTTCAACCTTTTACGATGAATATAATTCCTAATGGTGGACAAGAGGTTCCCGTAATAGTTTTGAATTATGTAGCGAAGTTCCGAAATGGTGTAATGGTAAATCCAAAATGGAGTGAATGGAAAGCATATGTTTCTGACTCATATACCCTCGAGATTCCATTTGCAAGTGACAGCAAAGAATTTCAATCTGCATGGTTATTTATTTATTGGTATATCAAAAAAGGGTTCCCCCAAGATTGGAAATTTATTGCAAACAAACCTGAAAATGTAGATTGGAATTTGATTGATTTGGAACAACTACAGAGTAGTGGTGAACAAATACAAAATACATCGATTGAAAAACAAAAAGAAGTGTGGAGTAATTACCCGATGGAATGGTATGCAAAAGAGGTAAAGAAAGTTTATTAACTATATTAGTTCAACGCAATAAAACAGAAATAATAATGATTTTCAGTTTTTTGATAAGAAAGGTAAAATCTTTTTACTTTTTCATCGAGAAGTTGTTCATTGTGTGATTCAGAACGTTTCCACACCAAAAAACAATATTTTGCAATGTCGTAATTTGTTGTGGTCCCTGAGAACATCTTGTTAAAAATTTCTTGGATTTCTTTCATGTTTGAGAACCAATTTTTCGAATCATTTTTTTCTGGAATAAATATTTTCGCAATATTTTCCCCTCCATATGTAAAACCAGAAATATACGAATGTATGTTTTCAGTGAAACCATTGTGACTAAAATACGTTAATAAATTTTTACTGCGTAAATCAGTAAATTCTTTCATGGAGGGGTCAATTTTGACCGGATTTAATCCATTTGAAATCCTATATTCATTCAGGATTTGTTCGAAATGAATAATGATGGGTCCATCATTATTATTTGGGTTTTTGAAACCCGTCAATAAAAATAAAAACAAAATGAAAATTATTTTTTTCATTATTTTTCTTCAGTAAAATGAATATTCATTATTCGAAGTGATTTAGAAACTATTTCTGACTCCTGTAGTGTAAACAAACTAGAATTGTGAGAATATTCTAATGCCTTGATAATCATGAAATAGGCTTGTTCTAAATTCATGTCGTCGCAGATAGAGTTTATATCGTTAGGGCTGTAGTACCCAACACTTCCAAATAGTAGACCCAAAGGTTGTTTTTGTTCCATAATTTCGAGTTAATTGTATATTTATTAATGTGAAAGATATTATAAGAAAAATAATAAAAGAGGTAAGTGGTGCAGGTTTGACCGGTGCTTATTCAGGACCAGTTGTACTCGGACCACAAATTTGGAAAGATAACCAAGTTGGTCCTTTCACAGATCCAGTATACAAATATACTAATGCACAACTTGCCTATCAAGAGGCGGATGGAGATTTTACTGAATCACCCGAAGAAAGGGAAAAAATTGAAAAAAGGACCAAATTAATGAGTAAAATTAACATGCAAAAGAAAAAAACTTATAAAGGTCAAAATGATGAGGATGGGTCGGCAATAAATCCAACTATGAGTGGAGAACCGTTGAAAGAAAAGTTGGTAAAAGAAGACTTAGCAGTATGGTTCGGTACAAAGAAAAAACCAAAAGGGTCCAAGCAACCTAAAGGTCCGTGGGTTAACATTTGTAGAAAAAAGGAAGGAGGAGGACATCCTCCATGTGGCAGACCTGAAGCGGATAGTAAAGGATATCCAAAATGTAGAGCTGCGGGTGTTGCTTCCAAAATGACAGATGCTCAGAAAAAAGCAGCATGTTCACAAAAAAGAAAAGCCGAAAAGGCGAACCCAAAGGCAGGTACAGGAAATTCTCCAACTATGACAAGTTATAAACCAAAAAAATCCCAAAATGAAACATTAAGGGATTTAATTACTAAAATTTTGAAAGAAAGTATTAAATAAGTTTTTCTAAGATTTTTTTCAGTGAGTGTTGTACTTGGCTATGTATTTCCTTTTCGAATTTCATTCTTGCCTCTTCCACTTTATTATCGAACAACCTTCCAAGTTTTTCTCCCATTTGTAATGAAATTGTAATATCATAATTGTAAATGTGATTGGTGATGTTTATTCTATCTTCTTGAATTATCACAAACATTTCTAAAGTTTCATTCTTTATATATCTTTTTTGAGATAGAGGTGCAATCAAAAATTTAGAATTCTCATGATTTATTAATTTTCGACAAATTGATGATCCGGTTTTCTCATTATCATCAAAATTGACTTTCGGTTGAATTGTTCGATTCATTCTTATAAAAAATCTTAACCATAATTTTCTGAAAAATCTTTTCATGTCTTTTTGTGAGATATAATAACTATTCAAAGATATGAAAATTGTTAAGTAAAAAAAAGGGAACCTTAAGATTCCCTATTTATTTTTTAACAATATGCCCCCGAGCAATGTTTCTTCCCATCTAAACCTGGCATTTTTCCTTTACACACTTGAACCGCGTAACCGTTGGCATATGCTGAAGGATAGACCTTAAATTTTGACTTTGCTGCCGATTTACCTCTCGCACAAAGTTTAGTACCTGTTTTCTTTCTACCCTCATTCATTTCTTCATAGTCTACGTATTGATCCATTTTTCTTTTTTCATTCATAATGAAATCAAAAACTTGGTCCATGTTTACTTTAGCTTCTGTGACGTGGTCATCAGCCCAATCATGACCATCAAGTAAAATTTGGTCAATCATTTCAGGGTCCATTTCGAGTAACATTTTACATTGTCTAGCAATCTGTTTCAAATTGCTAAAAAACATGTAATTTGCCTGTTCTTCATCTTGTTCTTTTAATACTCTGTTGACCAAATGGGTCAAATCGGTTTCTGTTAGCTTAACTACTTTACTCATTTTGTATTTACGATTGAAAATGTTAATTGTCTTTTATAAGTATCTTTTTCTCCCGAAGTATTCACTTGAATATCAACAAAATATTGATTCGGTATCTTGTCTCTCATATCAAATATGAAATAGTATTCATTTGGAGTACGATTCAACGGAGTCCAATCTTGTACTTGGACTTCTGTGGTTCCCTCCATTACATAAACTCTGTAGAATCCTGAAACGTCTAATAGAAGTTGTTGACCTGTGTAGGCCTTCTTTATTGTAACACCAACTTTACGAATATCTGTACTAAGAATTTTTTCATTTTGTAGAATACCATAGAAATCAAATCCGTATATTTCAGGGTCTTTAGAAACAGACCCGATTTGAATACCTGATGTATATGGTTGTAATGTGAATTGATTTGTCACATTTGGAACGGATTGACCGTTAATTGTAAGACCAGACCATACATCATAAAAAATACATGGTGTTGGATAGTTGGCAAACCCATTAGGTACTGTAACTTCGTATATCCCTTTAGTTTTAAGACAGGTGGTTAATGCCCCCATACCTGTTACTGCGGTACCATTTCTATCTTCGATTCTAACGAATGGGCCAGAATCAAGATTTGCAAAGTCTCCATTCTCATAAACGTACAAGAATAACTTATTTTCTTGGTTCTTGAGGAATAGATTTCTATCGTCCTCTACAAAATCATTGTAATTTGTTAAAAGATAAGGTTGGTAGAAGGTTTGAGTATGTCTTGAGAAAAATGCTACACTGTAACTTTCCGTAAGACCTGTGATATTTTCGATTTGAGGAAGATATGAAATACCCCAACCTGTAACACCAGTTATAGAACCATTCAATATACCATTAATCTCAGCGGTCATATCCATGTTCAAATCCTCGTTTCCGAGTTCGAAATGTTGTCTTGCCACGATGGTCAAACCTGAATAGTTTACAGACCCCTCATTCTTATTGTTGTAGATACCATTTTGAGACCATCCAGAGAGAGTTGTCGTCTGATACCAGTTAGATGGTCGTGTGGAATATGCTCGACTGTCAACGTACGTTAAAGGGGAAATTCCACCATTTGCACTATTTTGTGCAATGTTGAAGTCATTGTAGTCATAACCAACGCCTTCATCCCAATATTGAGGTTCGCCTGTGGTTCCTGAAAAATTAGGAATTCTCCATAATATTAGGTCAAATGAAGTTGCTCTTCGTCTTTCATTTGACATAAATGAATTTAATAATTCATTATCAAATGAAGATGTGTTAGTCATTTTAAGAGTGTGTGTCATTGCGGAAGTACATCCTGTAGATATGACACCTGAACTTATGTTTTCTTCTAATAAAGATAAATCTAAATCGAAGATAAATCTTGTGAAACCAAAGTTTGGGACAATTAAATCCGAAGCACCAAAATTCAACTCAATTACAGGGTTTCTTCCCGTATTAACATATGAGTTTGAAATGATGGTATTGTTTTTATTTATATAAGACCTTAAGATCGACATTTATCTTTTATCTTATAAATATCAATTAAGTCGAATATTTTTACTTAGAATTTTGTTAACCGCATTATTGAGTTCGGTCAGGATAGATTGGACGTTTGTACCGTCTTGAGTTACCGGTACTGGTGGTAGACCTGGGTATGCGTGAGTATGAGTTACCAAGAATTTTACAATCAAGTTAATCAATTCCAAAAGTTCCTCACCTCTAACCATACTTGAAGTTTTTGGAAGAAATTCATTAGCAAATTTCTCAGGAGTAATCCCATATAAAGTATCATCAAAATTGATTTTCCCTTTTCCAGGTACTTGTGAATTGTGTGAAACTAAAAATAGCACATCACTACCTAAAGCCCCATAAGAAGATTCCTGATTGATGTATTTTTGTTGTTTAACTACTTTTTTTACTGGTGTTCTTGGATTTCCGACCTTCCCTTTTGCATAAATTAATCCATATCCACCTTTTAGTGATGGATTTAATTTTATCCCCTTATAAATGTCACTGATGTTACTAACTTCTATTGGTGTGGCCGATGACCCCAAAGGAGTGGAGGGATTTAATTTTGAATACATTAATGAATTAGGCCGATAGTAAATCGGAAATTTGTTTGAAGCGTTGTTATCACTAAACAATTGAATACCACTTTTAGTCACATTTGTTTCATTACATGTATTTATAAAATCATTTATAAATTTAATAGTTTGTGTTTTAGACAACATTACAAACGATTCGGTTGCCACTAACTTTTTTAGGTTTTCCGAAATTTCACTATCAACAGTTATATTTTTGGAATTTATCGAAACGTCAGGTTTTAGTTGGTACAAATATACCGCCCCTGTAAATCTATCTTGAGCATTTTCAGGGTTGGTTAAAGTCCATTCGATTAAGTATTTTGTAAGTAAAACATTTTCTTGTAATTCAAAATACGTTTTTGGTTCTAAATTCTGTAATGTACTTTGAAATTTAGAAAGTTGTAAAAACCCTCTTTGTTGGTTTGCAACAGGTATTACGTTAGGTTGTAATTGTTCCCCTTTGAATTTACCCGCTCTGATTAAAACTTCATCTTGTTTGATGATTACATCCGCACTTCCTCTACCTAAGAGAGCATTATCCCCTGGTTGTGGAAAAACTCCTTTATGTATAGATTGGTCGGTAAAAGTACCATCTTGATTTTTAAGTGGTTTTGGGTTTTTGATTTGCATACCCGTGCCAGTAAATTTATTTCCACCAAAATAAAATTCTTTGAATGTTGCTGTTGGGGTCGAGAAGGTATTCTGAACGTAGTACTGATTTTGATATTGGAAATCTTTGTTTACGTAAATAACCTGTACTAATTCGTCTACTTTAGGTACAGAGTATACAAAATAGGGAAGTAGCGCGTTGAATACAAATGGGTCTCTTGATGTCCATATATCTTTTTCCTCATTCCATGGAGGATCACTGATACTTTTCAAGATATCGTCATAATTGTCGATAAGTCTAACACCTCGGATTCTACCCAACATCATTGGGTCTTCAGTATTCAATACCCTACACTGAAAAAATATTGAGTTATTTTCCATTATTTCTTTCTTGATAAACCTTTAATACTCTGTCGTATAATTCTTCAACTTTATCTAAGTATAAAGTACTTTTTATTATAGATTCTTTTGTTGATTCGAAATCCGATGATAATAAATCCATATATTCCACCAACTTTGTATTTGGTAAGTCTTTGAGTAATAATTGACTATCTAATATTTCCTTAAATTTTTCGTCTTTCATAGTTATAATTTTTTTCCGTATCCAGGGCCTGTTGCGGTTGCGACTAAAATTTTTCCGTTTTCCGCTTCTTCTTTATCACTTCCTTTTTTACTGATTAAATCATATAGTGCCATTAAGTTTGGTGAACCATCGGGTAAAGTTCCTGTTGGTATTCCTACTTTTTGTAGACCTTCGATAACATTAATTGACGCTCTTTCAGGTGAAGTTCCTGGTAATAATGCCGCCAAAGATAATAATGGTAGTGGTATTTGTATTGGAACTGTTTGACCAATTAGATTTAGTAAAAGTAAGATGTTATCTAAAAGACTTTTACATTTTCGATAATCGTTTATTAATTGAGACACAACCAAAGCAATTTGAGCTAATCTAATTATTATTGCATATTGTTTCAATATTGCCGATCTTTGAACATCAGAAATTATAATAGAAACTAAATTAACAATATCTTTTTTTAATATTTCGTAAAGAACTTGAAGGAACTCCGCATTAATTTGAGAAATAACCTGAATTGCAAACGTTTTATATTTTTTTAAGAAGTCTTCACCACTAGTTACAATATTACTCCCTTGTGACCCAATACTCGATCCAGCGTTTCCTTGAGAATTAATCGATTCACCGGTCTCATTAATTTCAGTTACTGCCTGATTATAGGTGTATGTTGATCCTGATTGAACTATAGATAATAAAGTATAAAGTGGTAATAGATTTTTTGGTGTCAATACGGCCGCAGCAACTGCCAATGGTATTTTTTTAATTACACTTTTATCAATAGAAAGTTTTACGTTCAAATTCGAAGGAGCGGTTAAAGACCATGCAGGATTCTCTGATATTGCATCGATAATTTCCCCAATATTTTCCGCTTGTTCTTCAACAGTTTCTCCACTTAAATTATTTCGGAACTCAATTAATTGTGACACTAATGTTTCAGAATTAACAGGTAATTGAATATTATCACAATCTTCAAATTCTATGATGCCATTTTGAACATTCGAAATTTCAATTTCAATATTTCGTAAATCAATCTCGTTAAGTTCGAAAAAAGATTCGTCAACACCATCTAATTCACCAACTTTAGAGACACCGCTGACATCGATTTCTCTTCTTTCATCAAAACATAATCCAAGGATTCTAGAAGCAATTAAACTAAATCTACTTTGATTGTTTAATTCACCAAACCCAACTTGTGCGTCGATGTTCATGGCACCAGAAATTAAATTTACAATTTGGGCGCCAATATCTACAGAATCAACTATTTTTATAGTACTATAATAATCAGAAATAAATTCTCCAACGTTGTTTGTAATGTTTCCTTGATTATCCTCACGGTCAATTAAAAAAACTCGATAGTAATCCCCCGTTACACCAAAACTATTCATTTGAGTGTATTGTATGTCGAATAGATTTTGTCCTGATTTTCCTAAATAATTCTTACCATTAATTTGACTATACGACCTATCTTTGTTGTCAGAAGTCATTAATCCAAACAATTGCCGATTCATTGGAAATGGTATCGGCCCACCATAAGGACGAAATGTTGAATCTGCAGATGGTTCTTCTTTCTCGTAATAAACTCTACCAAAATTAGTTTCGGGAGATTGTTTGAGATTCGAAAAAAAATCTAATGAACTTACAGGTATGTATATACCTTCTTGTTGAGGTCTTAGAGGTAATGGTTGAAACGATAAACTTTCCGCGCTCACACCATTGTATGTTTGTTCGACAGAACACCCAAGGGCATTTATCGTTTCCCTTTTGAGGATATCCTCCATTTTTGGCTCAATTTGTGCCGCAGCCTGTAATATTTTACTTCTTAAATATCTTAGAGTAGAACTACCGTTCCCTTGAGTTTGCCCCAAGAATCCCAACAACTGATCCATCGAATTCGGAGGATCTCTTTGAAATCTTTTTTGAAATTCACTTACCTTATCTAATGCACTGGATATTTGCGATGTTGCTTCTGATGCTGAATTTCCCGCTTTACCCAATAAACTCTTTTCGGATTGTGAAACCTCCCTGTAAGTTTTGTATGCATCAATTTTACTTTGAATTGTTTGCTGAGCTGAATTTATATCTAATGGCATATTTTATCTCATTTTATATGATTCCTCATCTTTGGAAACATCTTTTTCAATGAGATTCTGTATTAAATCATCGTCCAAATCTGCGAGAGAAAATGATTCCTCCTTGTTGTTATTAGATTTTTCCCAAATACTTGATTGTAATTTCGATAAATTAAGTTTTTTTTCAACACAATCATTTACGATTTTTTGTTGTTTTTCAATCACAGGACCAATAGTAGTCATATCAGATGGATCCTTTAACATTGCTAACATCTTATTCTGTATCCTAATCGCAGTTTGTCTTTGTTCTACAAGTTCATTATAGATTTCTTGCATGAGTGATAATATAGAATCTTTGGTAAAATTGATTTCTTTTCTTTGAGGTCTCGGCATATCTATAAATACTTTTTTATTAGTTTTTGATTCTTGATTGAATTACGATATATAATTTTTTGAATCTTTTGATTGAACTACGTATTTCTTTAGTACTTAAATTAGTCATCTCTCTCAGTGATAATAATATTACATTCTTATTGAATTTATTATTGTCCGCCCCTGAAAAAATTGTTTCGTAATTATCAAACAAATCAATTAGTGCATAACCTAATTTTTTTTCATTGTCATTTAGTTGTTCTAACTCAATGTAATTTTTTAACTCATCTAAATATTGATTAATCACATAATCGGTTTCAACTACATCATCGTCAATTCTATAAGTCAAATCAGGTCTTTCCTCTAAACTTGATGAAATATCCTCGTATGATATTTTTCGATTAGTTTCTTTTTGGTCTTTTATGATTTGGCCCATTAAGTAATTTTTACATATAGTTCCAAAATAAGAATACGCCTTTTTATTTTTATCGGGCTTAAACTTATCGACTTTCGTCATAAGGAAGGAATGTGTATCTGTATGAATTTCCTCAAAATCCATATCTTTACGATATAATTTATATCGTCGAATAATTGAGGAAATCATTTTATCTAAAGGATGCCTTAAAAACTGATTATAGATTTTATTTTTTTCGTAGGACGATTCGGCAATCAGAAATTTTCTAACCGCCTCCTCTTCTCTTACATCAAAATAATTTTCTTTAACAGCCTTTCTACCTCTTTTTTTTGATAAAATATCCTCTGTTGTAGCAGAGATTGAAGTTTGCATTAAGCATTTTCAGATTGATATTTTATGGATCTGTCGTCCGTGAAAAAATACTCTCTTTTAGCCGCTTGAATCCAAAACTTCACCTCATCTTCAACCATTTTACTATCTCCAAATTTGTAATTCCAAAAAATAGAACCTTCACGAAGATTTACATGTTTATAACCTAGTCTTGGAATTGTCATGACTGTAACGGAGTTATAGGTCAATCTCAATAAAAATTCATATATAAAAGTTAGTTTGATTGATGGTTTGAAACCACCAAAATCTTCGATAACTGATTTTTTGATTACGGAACCTGCGGTTTGAAAGTTTTGATATTCTTGTAAAGTATCATTTGTTAATATACCCATTTCTTGTGAGAAATTAGCTGCAAATGTTGCTTCGTTTGTGAAACCTGCAAATAAACCCTTTTCATCTGTTTCCACCACAACAGGTAAAAACATTTGAACGTCAGGAAATGATTCTACATACTTTTTAACATTTTTGAACCATATAGATGAATACTCATCGTCAAATTCGAAGAGAGATATCCAAGTTCCTTTAGAGTTCTTGATACCGAAATTTACCTGATTTGCATAATTAGGTTCTTGGTCCCACAACAATTTTGTGACATTTAAATCTCCAAAATCATATGAATTCAAGAAGTCAATTAGAGATTGTTCTTGTGAGTGCACAATTACTAATTCTTCAAATCCTACTTGTTGATTTTTAAGAGATAAAATTGCTTTTTCAAAATACTCATCAAAATCTTTTGCTTTAGATGATTTTATAGGTAGTATTACTGATAGTGATAGTGTATTATTCATATTATTCTTCTGTTTTGGAAATTTGATTTTCGAATGAATCTGCTCTTGTAGTCAAATATCCTTCAAATAAGGAAACTACGGTCGATTCAAACTTTTGTTTATCCGAATATCTTTCAACGGTCTCTTTCATTTTTTCGAAAATTTGTGGGTCAATATTATCTTCTAACCAATTTTGGGCGTAGTCTGCAACTAAATCAGGTAATAAAGTTTGGTCAGTAACCCAAATACCATTTTCTTCACTCATCCAATCAGGTGAAAGGTTTGGAACTTTACCAATTACGGGAATATTTGATTTCATAGATTCTAATGGGAAAGTACCAAACGCACTATGGTCGTCAATCCATACACTCAAAAAACAATCTCTCAAAGAATTTGCAAACTCTTTTTCAGACAATCCTCGTAAATCTCTAAACGTAAACCATCGATACTGAGGGAATTTCAAGTAGAAAGTTTTAATCAAATTGATTGCATCACTTTGTTCTTTCGCATGAACACCAATGATAGGCATCGCGGGACTTGATTTAGGTGTAAATTCTTCACTAATTAAAGGATCAATAATATCGAAAGAAATTTGTCTCATTACTCTTTCGATATATTCCATTTGTTTACTTGATGTTGTAATACACTTCAAAAACCCAAATTGGTTCCAAGTTTGACCTGGCTGTAAGGTTTCTAACATGTGAGCATATTGTTGTGTTAACACAATTTTAGCACAAGGAAGTTGTTTTACTTGTTCCATCACATATCCAAAAATTTCAGGGATGACCAAAAAGTCCTCTGGAGAAATTTCTAAATTTTGTCCTTCAATCGCACGGTGAGGAATTGACATATATTCTTCATCTAACCATGCAACAACTCCTGCATAATCGACTTTTTCGTGAAGTATTATTGGATTAAATCCATTATCTTTTAATGCTTTCGCCATTTGATATATGAGTCTTACCGAAGCCTTTGCGTTACCTTTAGTATCCTGAACTAAAAAATATATTCTAGCTTGTTTGTCTCTTAATATCTTAATGGACTGTTTTACTTTTTCTTGAAGTTGGTTTTCCATATTAATAATGATTGATAAGTTTTTTATTTAATAAACTATTGAATGCTAACCTAAAAGGTATACTAACTTGTGCGTTAGATTTCATTCCAAGTTTTTCGTCAACAATTTCTTGTTCATTCAAAACAGTGTCTAATAACATTTTAACCATTTCGAATTTGATAATATTAATTTTTGTTTCTGTCATTCCTGACTCTGAATCTTCACCGTTGTCAGCTTGACTCATATCGAGATAATTTTCAATTTCATCTAAGTCGATAAAATAATTCTCACCTAATACCTGTATCATAATATTTCTTGTATTTTTGTTTTTAACTCCTTAAGACTTGAAATATGAAAATTAGATTCGACATCAGTATTATACGTTGTGTTGAATTTAATTACCATTTTGTTTTGTGGATGGTCTAATAATAGTTTAGGATTTGCGGTAAGTAAAATGTCTACGGAATCCCACAATGAATTAATTGTACTTTCACTATAAAATCTAATCGATTCGACTAAACATCCAAACTTAGAAATGAAAAATAATGAGGATGGTTTTGATTTTCCTATTTCATCCGAAACAATAATGATATCATGAGAATCTCTCATATCCAAATAAAATTCGTTCAAGTCCAATAGTCCTGAAGGCTCTACTGAACCAGCGTGACCAAAAATTTCCATTGTGTGCTCTTTATATAAAAAATCATACAACTCGTCTTCATCTTTGAATTTCAAATGTTTCCTAATATCTAAAGATATTAAATCAGACAAAACTTCATACTCAAAACTATCTTCTTCATTTTCTTCTTTGAATGGATTGTTCAAATACCACTTTTCATATTCTTGTTGTATTTTTTTTAATGTATCCCTCAAGACCCCATTTAATTCAATGCCGATTCTCATTCTTCGTATTTTTCTAATATTTTTGATATTAATGGGTTTCTTACGATGTCTGTAGACTTGAATTCAAAAACTCCGATATCGTTCATGTTTTGGAATTTTTTCAAAACATCCCACAAACCAGTTTGAGTCTTGTCTTTATGTCTATCAAATTGATCCAAATCACCCGATATGAAAAACTTGGAGTTAAATCCAATTCTAGTTAACAATAATTTCATCTGACTTGGAGTTGAGTTTTGTGCCTCTTCAAAAATCAAAATAGAATTATCAATATTCATACCCCTCATATATGCCAATGCAAATACTTCTATGGCTTCAATTTCCTTTAATTTTTCTCTAGTATCTTTACCTATTATCTTATTTAATAGATAATAGGATGGAAAAATATATGGGTCAAGTTTTTCTTCGACACCACCTGGTAAACTACCTAATTTTTCTTCAGCTTCAACTGCGGGTCTAACAATTATGATTTTCTCATAAGGAGTATTAGGGTCTGATAACAAATCAACCGCACATTTCATAGCAATATAACTTTTTCCCACACCCGCAGGCCCCGAACAAATACTAATTTGGTTATTTACTAATTTTTCATAATATTCTTTCTGACTGTCAGATAAAAACTTTTCTTTTGTTTTTCGTTTGATTATGGAACAGATTTGCTGTTTTTTATTTTTAATTGGTGCTTCTTCACTTGGTAAAGTCGCTGTTGGTTTTGGTTTTGTTAATCTACCCATTTTTAATTATTTAACTTTATGTCTTTCAGAATCCATAAGTTCTCTTTTATAGATTGTTTTCCCTCCATCTGGACTTTCATAAATCCATTTAGTTTCTAGTTTTTTTTTATCAACTTGTGTCTTAATCCATTGATAAGTTTTTTGTAATCCAACTGACAAAGGTTGGCTAACTTCCCATCCAATTTTTTCTTTATATAATTTGTTATCTGAATTTCTACCTTTTACTCCTAATGGACATTTGAATCCATATTTTTGAACAAATTCTTCCCCTTCAATATTTTTAATAGTGATGTCTTTTCCTGCAATATCAATAGCCATTTTAGCTAATTGATTAATCGTAACCATTTCCTCGCTACCGATATTCACAGGTCCTTCGAATTCTGATTCCATCAATCTAATTACCGCTTCAACACATTCATCTACATATAAGAATGAACGAGTTTGTAATCCATTACCCCAAACTTCTATCTCACCACCATCTTCTGTTTCAGCAGCTTTTCTACACATAGCCGCTGGTGATTTTTCTCTACCACCAGTCCATGTTCCTTGTGGTCCAAAAATATTATGAAATCTTCCAACCCTAACATTCAATCCATAGTTTCTACTAAATGCCAAATATAATCTTTCTGAAAATAATTTTTCCCATCCGTATTCGGAATCAGGATTCGCAGGATACGCCGATGATTCTTCACAGTTAGGGTTATCAGGGTCTAATTGGTTATGTTCAGGATACATACAGGCCGATGATGAATAAAATAGTTTTCCAACTTTTTTCTTCACGGCTTCACGAGCGACATTAAGATTGATTGTTGCTGAGTTGTACATAACGTCTGCATCATGTTCACCCGTAAAGATGTATAATGCACCACCCATATCCGCGGCAAGTTGGTAAACTTCATCAACACCTTCTTCGATAACTAATTCAACGACTTTAGGGTCCGTTAAATCACCTAAAATGAATTCATGACAAATTTCATCTTGAAAGAAATATTCATGTTTTTTAATATCACATATTCTAACGTGATTACCTTCTTCTTTTAATCTTTTGGCAAGGTGCCCACCTATGAACCCTCCTCCACCTAAAACTACAATTTTTTTCATTTTTTTTATTTTTTGAAGTAAATCATACCCCACTTTTCTTTTTTTTCAGGGTTTAATTCTTGAAGTAAGTTAAATTCATTATAAGATTTCCAATCAATATCTTTATCTAATCTTATTGAATCCGCTTCAGTATGACTGAATTTATGATATCCTAAATTTATCAAATGGTTTATGATTGAGCTAATTTTATCTTTTTGTTCTTCCGCCCATTCAAACGCAAACACGGTATCAGGAAGTAATTTTGAGAATGAAGTTAAAACTTCATATTCATATCCTTCAATATCTATTTTAATGTAATCGGGAATCCCATATTCATCAATTATGTCATCCAATGTTACAGTTTGAACTTCAACTGTTCTATCCCAATTATAAGAATTGGTAAATCTCGAATTATGTATCCAATCTTCAGAGAATGTTGAAATAGTATTGGCATTCGAAATTTTGAAAGTTTGTGTTCCTTTGTTATTAGATACTCCTCTTCCATCAACCACAACAGGTCTATTAGAAAATCTATGAGTTAAATGTTTAACTAATGCAGGGTTGGGTTCAAAACAAATTACTTTTTCCGAGCTTAACAGAAATTGTTCTACAGTGTTTCCTACATTTGCTCCGATATCAATTACTAGTTTCATAAAAAATATTTTTGGTATATGTCAAAATATTCGACAGTTTTCTCAGGAAGTAAATCCCTATAATCTTTTATATTGTCTATTAGATTCAAAGTACCTCTATACCCAATCACTTCATTTTCCAAATTTTTAACAAGGTCTTGTGGATTTCTTGCTTGATAAACAGATGCCTTTGTAAAAATTACTGAATTAGGGAAGTAATGTTGCATTACATACGCCCCCCAAATATCATCCATTCTACCTGTGTAAGGAAACACCGAGTAATACTTAAGAACACTTCTATGTAAGAATGTATTTTGTGAGTTGAATGGTGTTAACTGTTTTGTTGTGAATGGTTCAAAAGGTTTGAATTTCACTATTGGTTTTTTACTTAATCTACAAATGGCGTCAATATCAGGGTCACCATCCCAAAATTCTGCTTGAACTAGCGGAGTTATTTTAGTTTTACCTTTATATTCGATGTCATTCTTCACTTGAAGATATTCGATTGGAAATCCTCTGTGCCATAAATCATTATGTTCTGTGGTTGATATTGCATCAAAATAAGGACAGGATAAGTTTTCAAATTCATCAACTTCAATTTCCTGATTCAATAAGATGTTGTCACCCCAACTATCATATGGGATATTATCATCATCAACGGTTGCAACAATTTCAGCTCCATTTTGGTAAGCGTATACAAATCCGATGTTACGTCTTTGGATGGTTTTCCATCCAATTATTTCCGATAATTCAGGATATAATTCCGCTTGATATTCAGGGTCTAGATATAAAACATTTTGAAAATCGGATTCTAATTGTTGATATAATTCGTGAGGAGTTTTAGTATCTCCGACAATTACGAAGGTAAAATCTTTTTTATCTGCAATTTTACAGAATTTAAGTGTCGCCTCAGTCGGGTTATTGATTGTGGTTGTTATAATAAATTTTTTCATTTTAATAAATTAAGTAAATGTGATTACCCTCCTCAGTATTTAATATATTATAATTTGGGTTGATATCTCGGATTAATGATTCGAATTCAATCAAAGTTGGAAAATTTCCTTGTCCCAAATCTCGACAATCATCAATTAACATAACATGGTCGTTACGATTACTGTTCATTTTTATTGCTTTTAATTCTTCTCTCAAAGGGCCATTCAACAAGTTATGAGCGTCTAATAAAATGAAAAATCTTTCATTGGGTAGTTCATTGAGTACTGATTTTATCGAATCTTCAGAAGTCCCGAAAAGAAATGTTAAATTTTGAAATTTTTTATTAATTTCTTGATAATGATTTCTATAATCTATTCCATCATATGGGTTTTTGTCGGGGTATAGTTCGACAGTAAATACCACATCAAAATGTTCAGCTAAAAAAATAGATGTTCTTGCATTGTGAGTACCGGTCTCAATCGCAAATTTAATATCATTTAGGTTTGGAATTTTATCTTGGTACTTATATAGTATTGATAAAAAAAGATTAGGTATTGGTAAATTTTTTTTATGTGAATCCGACATTTCTCTCCATCTCGGGTCACCAAAATAATCTAAGTTCAATTTCATTTTAGTTATTAGTTATGATACACTTTAATATTTCATCTTTGTAGTCGGCGACTGTGTCAAATGCTTTTTGAATATCTTCGAATGTAAATTCATGTGATACTATTTTTTCGATTTCTTCATCTCCAGTATAGTTTACCACACAATCATCTAATGTTTGATTAGATCTACGAACATTTTTAATTGTTAACTCTTTCGTTCTCATCCTATGAGGATTGTATGATACAAAATCCGCCTCAGGAATTCCTATCAAAGCAACTCGTCCATTAACCGAGGCAACATTAATACATCCATCGATAGAATCGGTTGTCCCTCCAGTATCAATGGTTAACGTGGTACCCATCCCGTGAGTTAATTCTTTAATTTTTTTATTATAATCCTCGGCTAATAAAAAAGATTCTTTAGCCCCGAACTTTTTTGCAAAATCCACCCTGTATGGTAATTTGTCAATCATGTATATATCTTTAAGGCCCATTTTTTTCAAAATAGAAAACATACACAATCCGATTGGACCTGCTCCAAATATCGCTGCAGATTCTGTGAACTTTGGTTTAATTAAGTTTGCGGTATGAAGACATACTCCAAGTGGTTCTAATAAACTTGCCAAATTGAACGACATTGAATCAGGAATTTTGACTAGTTGTAATTCTTCCACAACTACATAATCCGCAAAGGCACCTTGTGAGTTAGCACCCATAAAGGTACCTTTTTCACATAAATTATGTTTTCCTTTTAATGACCAATAGGAAGTGACACATGGCATTCCCGGTTCCACCGCAACTCGGTCTCCATCATTAAACTTACTTGAACCGTTTGAATCAACAACTACACCTGACGGTTCATGACCCATATACATCGGTAATGGATTTTTGAAAGAGCCCAGTCCTCCTTCTTTGAAATAATGCATGTCTGACCCACAAATTCCTACGGATTTCATGGCAACAAGTAGTTGACCTTCTTTTAATTTTGGAATTTCTTCTTCAAAAATTTCAATTTTTCGAATTTGAGTTAACTTTGCTACTCTGTTTTTCATAGTCTATGTGGGCTTGTTTTAGAACATCACAAATATAATCAACCTCTTCCAATGTTAATTCAGGATATAATGGTGGACAAATGTGATGTTTACAATAATAATCTGTATTTGGTAAATTTACAGAGGTAAATTGTTTTTTATATAATGGTTGATGATGAATCGGAATTTTATATACTTCACCTGTAAGAGTAATTTTTCTTTCTTTACAATATTGTTTTAGCCAATCTCCTTCGATTGGAGTAGTAACAATAGCCTTATAGTTCGCGCAAATTCCTTCTCCATCTTGACCGATTACTTGATACTTTGTGTTTTTTAATTTTTGTTTGTATCTTTCAAGTAGAGTTGTTCTTTTTTGTATTCTATCCAATACACGATCTAATTCAATACAACCTAAAAGTGAAGTGAATTCATTTATCTTAAAATTATTACCTTCAGGGTTTATAATTATCCCACCATCATTAATATCTCTTCCGAAATTTTTTAATGATTTCATTTTTTCATAATATTTTTTGTTGTTTGTAGTTATCATACCACCTTCACCGGTAGTCATAACTTTTGTGGGAAAAAATGAAAAAGTACCGATATCACCAATAGTTCCTGCATGATATTTTCCATTAGATGAAAAGTGGGCGTGAGCGGCGTCCTCAATTAAAGGTACTTTGTGTTTCTTACAAATACTCACAATTTTTTTAATATCGTGACTTATAATACCTCCTATATGAACGATAATCACCGCTCCAATTTCAGGATTGAGTTTTCTTTCTAAATCTTTGTAATCGATTGAAAACGATTTTGGTTCCATGTCCAGTAATTCAATCGAAGCACCTGCATTTGTAACCGCAACGCTTGTTGCAAAAAAAGTATTTGATGGAATTAACACTTTTTTACCTTTAACATCCAACGATTTGAGAGCCAGTTCTATTGCGGTAGTCCCATTTGAACATGCAAGCGCAAATTTCGATTTACTCATTTCAGCAAATCTGTCTTCGAATTGTTTTGTATATTTTGATTCTCCTAAAGGTCTATCTGATGATAGTATATCCCAAGACCCTTTCAAAAATTTTAGTTTTGAAAAAAAATCAAATTTCAATCTGAAAATAGGTATTAAAAAGTTTTTCATTGTTTGAGTTGTTTCTTGATTTTGGATGGCACTCCTGCAACCATTACGTCTGATGGAATATCATCTATTACCACCGATCCTGCGGCTACCACCGAATTATCACCAATACTAATTTTTGGAATTATTGTACTACCTGCACTTATGAAACAATTATTTCCAATTTTAACGTATCCGCAAACTGTTGTATTCGGAGAAATTTGTGAAAAATCTCCCACATAACAATCGTGTTCAATAATTGATGAAGTATTAATGATAGTACAATTACCTATTACCGAATCAATATGGATAACGGCCTTTGGGCAAACTAAATTCCCATGACCGATTCTTTTGGTTTCAACAACCGCCATTGGATGAATACAGTTCAGGGGCTCTTTCTTTGTGTACCCTTTAATAAGTTTGTAATGTTCTTTTCTTTTTTCATTATCTCCAGTCGCAATGAAATAATCTACATTCGGAACATTGATATGGTCTAAAGATTTTTCAACAGTGGTATATAATCTGTTTGTTTGGATTTCATCGGCATAACATTCAACATAATATAGTATGTGATGTGGGTGAGTCATCTTAAATATATTTGTGGCGATTTTTGCTCCCGCTGACCCTCCGATAATTAAAATTGACTTTGATACACTCATATTATTTCAATTGGTAAATCTTCATTGAACATCCCCCAATTTTCAGAATTAGTTGTTTCAATAAAATCTTTTATTATACTATTTTGATCTGACATTGGAGGTATGGTTTCATCATCATCTCTTTGTGAATGTTTTCCATGATTAAGATGAAATATGTAATGTTCTAAAACTTTCAGTTCTGAATACCACGACGCTTTTTTCATCACGTTTGTATCAATCCCACATCCAAACAAAACGGACTCCTCAAACCCTTTCATTTTATACCAAATATCTCTATGTCCAATTTGATAATCACCTGGGCAAATGATTAAGGACCAACGGTCATTTTCGTTGGATATTTTTTCTTTTGGGGAAAAAGAATCTTTGTTTGAAATCAAATGAGAATATAGAGATTGGTAATTTTCAAAAGAAAGATGAAGGGATTCATTAACATCTCGTCTAGATACTGTGTAAAATGAATTAACGTCTAAAGTATTAAAATCTAAAGGGGTTGATACAATATCTATATTTGTTGACACTATATATTCATTTTGCGCCCTACGTACCCCAATATTTCTCCCAATTGATTCAATTATTGTATAATTTGCAATATTAGGATATTTTGATTTTAATAAATCTTTAGAAACTTGAATGGATTTTAATTTTTTAGTGTGAGGTATATTATGTTTGATATTTGAAATAACTCCATCACCATTAACAGTTTTCCAATCAACAAAAATCACTTCATCATGGTTTTCAATTAATGAGGTTAACGCCATGGTTGTTCTTTTGTGAAGATTACCCCCATAGTTATCGTTCCGTGATGATAATATTACTGAACTTTTCATGAATTTCGTTTATACAATTTATCACAAAACATTTTTCCATTCATCGAACTCCTGTGATGGTCACTATCTCGGACGTGAGTAAACCCTTTCGATAAAATAACATCATTTACTTTAATGTCGAAATCAGACCCCAAGTCAGTAACTTCAATTATAATATATTCGAACATTTTAAGATTATCACCGATTCCTTCCAAAACTTGGAGTTCCGCTCCTTCTGTATCAATATTTAACAAGTCATAATCAGAAAAGTTTAGATTTTCTCGTTCAAACAATGTCTTTATTGTTATTGTCTTTGTTTTCAGTATATCACCGTCTTGTGGAATCAGAGAACTGGAGTCCTCTCTACTTCGGGGACAATAAAGGCTCATTTCTAAATCATCCTCATTCCAAGCCGCAAGATTAAAAATCTTTTGACCAAATTGTTCAATTTCATTTTTGAACCTTTGATATGATTTTGGATTAGCTTCTAAAAATATTGAATTTGGTCCACAATAATGTGAGTATTGTTTTGCTTCCCAAGCATCCCATGCTCCGATGTGTAATACCCCTTTTGGATACCAATTAAGATTAAAAAATAAACCTTTATTATTACCGAATTGACTTTGACCAACAGGATTAGGGTCTTTATCCCAAAATGCTCCAAATAAACTCATTATTGATATTTTACATATTCTTTTACTTCACGTATTTCAGAATCCGTGATAAGGTTTATTTTATTTTTTAATCTAAATCTTTCATCGTTGGTAAAGTATACTTTTCTTGCAAGTTCAACAAAATCATCATTAAAAGATTTTTTAGTTTCTAATATTCTTAATTCATCTTCAACATTCCAAAGTTTTTCATTTATATCACATAATTGATGATATAAAGTTTCGATATCTTTCGAATCCAAATAACCTGAGGATAAATTATAGAGTAATTCAAATTCTTTATTTATAAGTACTAATTTTTCCTCGTTAGTTATTTTATTTTTTTTTACGTAAAGTATTGAAAGTTTGTCTATCAATTCACCTGTACTAACCGGAATGAGTGTCATATTACTTTAATTTGTTTATCCAATAATTTAATAAATCACTCATAGTTTGTTCTATGGTATATTCTATTTTCCAATCTGTAATATCTGTAACTTCAGTTGAATCACCAATTTGGACTTGAATGTCAATAGGTCGGTATAACTTTTCATCAATCCGTTGTTCGATTTCATCATACGGGATACCTGAAGATTCAATTAGTTTGTCAGTAAAATATTGCATTTTACAAACATCTTTTCCGCAAATATTAAAAACTTTTCCATTGGATTTTTCAGTCATCATTAGCTTATAATAAGCGTTTACACAATCTCTAACGTCTATAACAACTCTCTCAGTATTGAGATTTCCGATTCTAAGGACCTTTTCTTGTTTCCCTAAAACCATCTTAGCGATTTGATATGCATCTGAGGATATTGAAAAATTAAACCCTCTTCTAGGACCAGTATGTGAAAATGCTCTTGTGATAAATCCTTTGACAAAGCCATTCTTAAATCTTTCTTGAAGATATAAATCTATTGCAGCTTTTGATGCTGCGTAAGGATTGTGTGGAGTGAGTGGGTCCGTAACCTTCAAAATACCTCTATCTTTGCAAGTATCACCATACACCTCAGATGTTGAACAAAACATCAATTTGGTTTCGGTCTTTTCCAAACATGTAATTATGTTCATACTTGCCGAAACGTTTTCTTCGAACGTTAGTATTGGGTCTAAAAAACTTGTTGGTGGATGTGACTGTGCAGCCAAATGAAACACACCATTGAATTGGTTATTCGAAAACAATCTTTGTACACTACTGAACATTCTTAAATCCAAATTGTGAAAAACTATGGAATCTAATTCTTCCATCGTCAAAATGTCCAAAAGATCTGTTTGTCTACCGTTGGGACAACGAATAACACCATGTACTTCATGCCCTTCCTTTAATAATAGTTTTGCCAAATTAGGACCTGCAAAACCCGTGATTCCTGTGATTAAAAACTTTTTTTTCATTTTATTTTTGTAAAATCCAATTTTTTTTGAATAGATTAATAATATGTGAAAAATTAGGTGGAGTAAATCTAGAAAACAAATATAAGTTTTCTGCTTTCAAATCTAACTTCTCGATAAGATAATTGAATGATGTGTCAATCATATAAATTTCAGTTGCATTTTCTAACACTTTTACCCAATCAAATATAGTGTATCCATCTATTGATTGTACGTATATTGTTGGGTAATTATGGTTTGTCTGAATGTCTCTCTTGGATGAATGTGGTAATGTCCCCCATGTGTTTGATACAACAGAATATTTATCACCATCTTTTAATTTGCAAACCTCATAGAATATATAATTCTCTTTTTCGGTGTTTCTTTCCCACGTCAAATGGTCTTGCCAATTTTGATAATCTAAACCTGCAAAAGAATATTTAGCTTCCATACAAGATCCGTTAATAAATCTATCCGCAATATTAAATGGGTAAAATTCAAAATCAGGTGTTTTAATTATTTGACTATTGTGAAAGTGTCCTTTATACACAAACTCACTATCAGTTGATACAAATTTTAATTTCGGTTTTCTGATATAATCGTTAAGAAAAACTAAGTTTGGATTAACGGGGAATATAACTTCAAATCCTTCAGATAATTTCAAATCAACAAACTTTTGAAGAAAAAGAACATCTCCAATTCCTGCAGGTTGATTTATAAGACAAGTTTTAGACATAGTGAGTTAAATAATTTTCAAAAATCCAATCGTCAAGAACACTATATTTTTGTACTCTTTCAAAGTTATCTTTTACTGCGTCAATTTTTGACAAATAAAGTTCTTCTGTAAGTTGTGAAATGTCAAATGTACCCTCAAAAAAGATTATTCCATCGGTATTAAAATAGTCCACAACTTTTTTAGTCCCCATGTAAATAGGTATAGTGCCTGTGGCAAAACAATCAAGTATTTTTTCAGTGAAGTAGGTGTCGTACGTATCATTTTCTACTGCAAATGAGAAACGATAATCCTTTAATCCAATTTCCTTATTCGGGATTTCATTAATACCTCTACCATATACATCGATTTTATCTTTGTTTTGCATTGCAAAATCATGACGGACTTCATGCTGACGAGTCCATCTTTTGTCTGAAGTAATCATTGACGCCATCTTAGTTTTAGGATGAATTCCGAAGTCTTTAATGTAACTCCCGTAAGCTGGTGTCCATTTGAATTTTGGGTTTAGGGATAATAACTCATCGTTATGAGTCCAAATTTGTTCAAATGTATTTAATACATCGTCCAAGTTATTTTTAATACTATCGATAGCACCTCCATCAAATTTACGAGATTCTATAATCCAAAGAAATTTTTTCTTAGACCCACCATCATTTTTGTGGTCTTGTATTGCTTTGAATAAATCATTATCCAAATATACTGAAATTGGATTGTCGTAACTATTGAAACACCATTCGATTGTTTGTGGAGCTTTATTTGCGGTAGAACCTTTGTCATGTGCAAAGTTTCTAGATAACATGTTAATTTTTACCATACTTTTTTCCTAAGATTAAGACACATACTCTAAGTTACCGTCTTTATATTCTACATTTATTACTGTCCACTCCGGTTGGAATATATCCACGAAATTTCTTGGACCTCTAGGACCGAACCATATTGAAGGCGCAAAAACTTTCTTTTCAGGATTTTTATTCAAAAAACTACCCCACCATGAAAATGATGAATTACTGATAATGTTATTTTTACACAAAGACATTAACCATAATTCTTTATAATCTTCCTCATCCACAAATGTTGAGTTAACCATTTGTAGGTTTTCTTTCGCCCATGATTTATCGTCACTGAATACAAATATGTGATTTGTTTCCCCTAAAAGTTCAAAACATCTTTTCACATATGAAAGGCCAATTGACGGATGGATATCGGGATTCATTAAGAAATCTCCTTTTCTTACGTGAAGTGAAACTGTATTTTCTTGTTTTAGCTCGGGATATTTTTCCAACATTTCTGAAATAAATTCATCCGTGGGGGAAAAAATGTTACGAATTCTATCGAAATGGGGACTGAAGTTTTTCGAACTTTGAAAATATCCGTCAAAAACAATATTACCGTCTTTAACAGGAACTTCACTATATTCCCAAGGTCCTTCCACAATTCTTTCAAACCCATCAATATTATCTACAAATTTAAGATTACGAAAAATATTATTCACGTAGTTTTCAGTTTGTCTTCCTTGTAGTGGAGTCCAAGACCTTGGAACAAAAACTACGTCCCGATTATGTGTAATTCCTTGAGCGACAGCGTGCGCCGCTTGAAAAAGTTGGTTTCCCAATCCACCCATCAAATTACATGAAATTAAATTACTCATCTAATTAATTTTTTTAATTTTGGTTTATTACGTATTATGTTTGAACATCTTTCTTGTTCTCGATGTCCTCCACCAGTGGCACTTCCTGGTTTATGGTCGTTGTACGGCGATTGTTCGTTATAAACGTAATATAGTTTAGGTAAAAATCTATAATTCTCTTCTCCCGCTAATTCTAAAAGTGAAAACGTATATGCGACATCTGCTGCGGATTTGAAATATTCTCCATCATCATCTTTGAGATAGTCTTTCGGAATTGATTTCCATAAAAAAGATTTCCAAGTACGTAAGTGGGAAAATGTAAAAACATCTTTTCGAATAGTTTCAGGATTGCATTTAGTTGAGAATCCTTGATTACCACTTGAATACATAAATGAACCATTAGTCAACCAAACTTTTCCATCTGAATAGATTCTCCTAATGTCTGATACGACATCTGTGTTTAGTAAAAAATCGTCACCATCTAATTCAATAACAATATCGTCATCATCAAATGTTGGAATTAATTCATCTAAATTTTTTAGCTTAAATTTTTTTTCGGTGTTGATGATTAAATTAAATCTTTCATCACCCTCAATAAGTGATTTAGTAATTTCTACTGTATTATCTGTAGACATGTCATCAATAATAAAAACTTTGAAGTCTTTATCTTGCTGAGACTTCAAAGTTCTAATACAATTTTTAATATATTTTTCTGCATTCCAAACGCAAACAACAAAATTTATTATCATAAGTTTATTACATATCCTTCAGGAAAAGCCCCTTGTTTATAAAATTTCAATTTTCCATCGAATTGTTCTCCTAAATATAATAATTGTTTTATGATAGAATCCGACTCAATTACATTTAAGTAATATCCCTCTTCCAGTAAAGCCAAACACAATTTTAATTGTTGTGACTCTTCCAAAATATCCGTTCCTTTTCTATGTGTTAGATAGTTCATAACAAATGGAATACTTTTGTCAGGATTTTTTTGAATGAAAAAGTTTTTGAGAAAATTAGAATGTTCATTATTAAATTCGTCAACTGTTAAAGGTAGATTTTGTTTCAAATCAAGTTCATTAACATAATGACTTAAAGTTCGATTGTCTTTTGGTAGATATTCCCCCCCGAATCCAAACCCGTATTTCATATGTTTTTTTCCAATTCGACTATCTCCTCCGATTGCATTCAAAACAGAATCAACTTCATTTAATAAATTTGACTTTGTTAAGATATCCCCCATCATATTTGCAAAAGTCATTTTATTTGTAATAAAACTATTGATACCGAGTTTGGTAATCTCAACAGCTTTTGAAGACATAATATGAGCATTGACAGGAGTAGTTTGAATTTGACTATAAATTTGAACTAATTCATTTCCTAACTCTTGATATTCGGTCCCAATCAAAATTATATCTGATTCTTGAATTCCTTTAATCATTTCCCCATCCTCAACAGTCTGTGGGTTATAAGATACTTGAATGCTAAACATAGAAAGTTTATTTTGAATTTGTTCAACATCACCAGGATTTGTTGTACTACCAATAACAAATTTTTTATTGAAGATTGAAATATCTAATTTGGATGCTTCAAAAAAATCGTTTGCAACTTCGAAGATTGCGGAAGTATCATAATTCCCTTCAGTAGTGGAAGGAGTTGAAACAAAGGTGAATATAATGTCGGAATTTTCAATAATTTCAACATTGTTTGTAGTTGCGCTAAAACTATTAAGTTCAAACAACATTTTTTGAATCAATGGTTCATTTGTTTTACAAATATTCTGATTCAAATTATAAACATAGTCTTCACGTTTATCTGAAACAATTACATCATATCCCGCCTTTTTACACAAAAGAGCAAATGAAAGACCTAATCTTCCGGCTCCTATGATACCTATTTTCATTATAATACTTTTTTATATTCTCCTATTATTTGTGTTGCAACATTTACAGAATAATATTTTTCTATATCTGATGGAGGATTAAACTTTTCTTTGGAAAGAATAAATCCTCCCGAATCAACTTTGTAAATCCAACTTGGTTTTCCGCACATCCATCCTTCTATAGTTGTACGGCCTAATTGAATACCCGCAGTTTCGGAACATTTTTGAACATATGACTCAACATTCCATGTTGGAGGAAAATGTTTAACGTGAGAATTGGTTAATATTTGTGGAAGATAGTTTGACTTGTCTTCACCGACTAACCAAAGTTCTTTACCATTATCTACGGTATAGTCAATTAAATCCATAATTGTTTCTTTGCGTAGATAATCTATTGTTCCAACAAATAACACATAGTTCTCTTCCTTTACTGATTTGGATTTGAATTTTTCTTTATCTACAGGATTATATATTACTTCAACCATATTTTCGTCGATTTCAAACTTATCAACAATATGTTCTTTTATTTCAGGTCTGATAGCGATGTATTTCTTAATCGATTCATGTTTGATTGGGTCTTCCAATTCTATCACTTCAGAGTGTATTGAATATATCTTATCTATTTCAGGATAAAACTGAATCATTCTTTCTGCAACAGGTTTATGTTGCATATGAATAATATCAAAATTAACTTGACCTATACGATACATGACATTCGGTTGGGATGTTTGTATCCCATTCTCAGTTTGAACTCCCCATTTACCGTCACCTAATTTGAAACCTGGTGCTTGCTCAAATGGAACACATTTGATACCTTGTTTTTTCGCCAAGTCAGTTAGTGGACCTCCAATTTGTGATACTACTGTCACATCGCAGTTTTGTTTCATTAAGTTTTTAGCCAACTCATAAACATATAATTCTGAACCTGTGAATGTTCTAAAGAACAAACAACTGATTAAAACTTTAAGTCTTTTGTTTGAGTCGATAGGTAATTTAAGTGGTAGATAAGATTTGTACTTTTCCGCAAAGATTTTACGGTTCTCTTCCCATTGTTCATTAGTTTCTCCAATTGACTTGTGAGTCATTCTAATATTAGTGATAACGCCAACTTTCACACCTTCCAAATGATTTTCGAAACAGAATGGAATGTCATAGAAGTGAAACCCATTAAACTCTTCATTGAATGACCTCTTAATTCTTTTTTTATGTACGGCAATAAATAAACCATCTACAATAACCGTTTCATGAACCGTATTACCAACAGCATCCGCATACTTTGATTCCCATTTTTTTCCATCCTTTTCATGATTAACAATACCAACCATTCTTTTCCTATTTTCCCACCACATTCCACCTGCAGGCATCGATGTTGTCCCAGCCATTCCTATAATCCCGAAATCAGTTTTTTCGAAATGTTTAAGGAGTTTACTGTACCAAGCGGGGGTGTCAAAATAAATGTCATCGTGACAAAGAAGAACTATGTCGGTTTTTGACTCAGATAGTATTTCATTATAAACTTGAGCAAGAGACTTTTTACCGTCATTTACTTTTTCAATGACTTCGAGTTTTTTGAACCCCGAACTTTTTCTAAGATACTCTATAAATTCAGGTTTAGATTCTCTAGTCGAATATCCTACAGTTATCATAGTCCAGTGCTTCCAAATCCATTATCCATTCTATCTTTATTCCCAACTTTATCCATTAGTTCTATGGAAACATATTTTCCACACATTACTGGAGATAAAACCGCTTGAGCAATTTTAATTCCTTTGGACACTGTAACGGATGCGTTATTAGTATTAAAGACAATAACTTTAATCTCTCCCACATATCCCGAGTCAACGGTTCCAGGAGTATTTAATACGGTAAGCCCTTGATTTAATGCCAGTCCACTCTTGGGTCGAATTTGAATTTCATACTCTTCAGGAATTGACAATTTAATACCTGTAGGTATTAAAGCTCTACCAAATGGTGGTATGATTATTTCCACAGTTGAACGTAAATCAAACCCTGAATCTGATGGGTAAGCATAAGATGGGACTTTTGCATCTTCATGAACTAACTCAACTCCTAATGATCTAGTCTTCATCATGGTCATGTGACTTTCATTCAATTCATCAACAGACATTCCCAAAAGACTTTCCAATTCTTTCATGTAATCTTCTTCAGGTTCAACACCCGCATCTTGTTTTATTTGGTCAAATGTTTCTTGTATTTGTTTCCAAATATCTTGGTTCAGATTTATGTTTGAGTTTTCCATTATACTAAATTTGTAATTTTTTTTATAACATCAATTAATACTAACACGTCTTTTTCACAGTATTCTACAATACCTTTAATATCGTCATTTACCCAATACGCCTCGTGTACTTTATTTCCAGTAACTTCCATATTTTTGGAAGATTCTACCCCCATACAAACACACATCAATTCAAGAGATGCGATAGACCCATAACCACCATATTGCCAAAGTTCTTTTGTGTCTAATGCCTTAATTTCCCATGGCTTAGTGTCATGACCTGGTAATATTTTTGGTGGTAGAAGACCGTTCATAATCATTCTTTTTGCAAGCATAGGAATGTCAAATCCTTTAACATTGTGACCACAAAGAAAAAATCCTAACTCTCCGACTCTACGTAAAAGTTTTTGAACATCTTGTAACAAATCTTTCTCATTTTTGTTACTAAATGATTGTACTTTGACTTCACCACTTTCAAGAACAAATGCAACACTTACACATGCGATTTTGGCAAATTCGGGTACTAATGCCGAACGATTGACAAACATCTGAGAATGACCTTTATCTGCATCTTCAGGAAATCTTTTTTGAAACCAATCAAAATAATTTTTGAATTGAAAAGACAACTCGGGATTCACAGATTCTAATGTTTCAAAATCAGGATGAACTCCTACAGTTTCTATGTCTATAAATAAAAGTTTGGTGATTGGAATGTTAATCATGATTTGTTTGCGATATCGATATAAAATTGTTTTCTATCATTAGTTACATTGTTCAAGTCATACTTGTCTTTAACGGTTTCATATAACCTTTCACCCATATCTTTGACAAGATTTGGATTCTTCACCAATTTTTCAATGAATTTTGCCCAATCGGCATGATTTCTAGCTTCATTAATCAAGATAGCATTTCCATCTACAAAATTACCATTTTCCATACAATGTTTTAGGTCGATAGTATAAGGTCCAATATTAGAAGCTATAATTGCTTTTTTATAGAACCCTGCTTCAATAACTTTAAGTTGAGACTTCATTCTATTAAACATTGTGTTTTTGATTGGAGCTAAAGATACATCGAACTTGGAATAGTTTTTGGCATATCCTGTTACAGGTTTTGTCCAAACTCGAAGGTATGATTCATCATTATCCCCACGGTATTCTTCTTGATTGTATTTAAGAAGATGGTTTTTATATCCTTCTGATACTATCTTATAGTTTTGTGTGAATATTTTTTCATATTGAGCCCATACAGTTTCTGCCGGTAAAATATTTCTTTTATTTTGTTCACCTGTTTGAGCGTTGATTTCAGTCACAGTTCCTCTAGTGTCGAATCCACACAATACATACTGTACCTTATCTTTGAGGGGTAATATCTTGGAAAATCCTGAGTCTAAAAGTTGGATATCGTGTAAGTGAGAAGACCCACCAAGCCAACCAACACGTACCTTATCTGATTCTTCAGTTTTTTCTTTGAACTGAGCTTCATTAGGATTAATTGCATTTGGAAAAACGATAACGTTTTTATTGTACTTACGAATTTCATCAGCAAATATTTCAGTTGTCGTAGTCACAAACTTAGAAACTTTTAGATTAGCGACAATCTTTTCATTAATTTTATTAACTCGAATAATATCGTGAATTGGATGTTCTTTACCCGGCATCCAATAGTCATCAATATCACAAACAGTAACAACTCCTAAAGAGTTTAACATTTGAATTAATCTATTTGCCTTTTCAAAATCTTGACCAATACTTCTGTGATATGCTACTATTTGGTATTGTGTCCAAAAATTTACATCCTCGTATGGAGGTTCATAAATAATGTCTACGTGAAACTCATCTGGATATTGATTTTGAAGAAAAATGTGTGGATCGACCGAACGGAATTTACCAACACCTGAACGGTCAGAAGGAACAACTAAAACTTTGATTTTTGACATAAATTTAGAATATACCTGAAAGTATAAGTTTTTATGTCAAATAAGAAAAGTGGTTAGGATAACTTTTTAATCTTGGTTACCTTACCTTCAAATATATGTTTACCAACTTTGAAACTAAAAAGTTCGTTAGTTTTTTCTGATGATTCCATTAACAATCCATTCTCTTTTAACGCATTATTAACTGCTTCATTAATCATTTTTTGTAAAACTTTGTAGTCGATATTTCCTGTTGGTTGTGATGTCTGAGTTTGTTGTTTCGGCTTTGCAGATTCTGGAACATATCCACTTGGGTTTTCTTTCATCAATCTTGACGCTCTTTCAACTAAATCATTTGATAAAGTTGCAACTGATTGTTGTGGTTGTGAGATAGGGTGTTCCATCATTAGTTTCTTAATCTCGTCAGGTAGTCTTGAGTTCTTAATTGCATCTATGGTTGGGACACCAACAGGTTTTGTATTTTCTACAGGTAATGATGACAAATAAGGCTGATTCATTTGTTGTATCTGTGGTTGTTCCTGTAAGAATTCTTGAGGTATATTGTATTTTGCTTGTGGCATATTAAATGTTTCCACCATATTTGATGGAGAATTCATCTCTCTACTATCAGTTCTTTTGATACCATCAGTCTTATCCATAATGGCTTTAGATATCATAAGTTTTTGCATTAATTGGTCCATAATTAGAATTTTGCTATAATAATAATCGAAGTCATACTTTTGTCACCATTTGGATTGAAATTTGGCCTCATTTCTGTAAAATTTTCTCCAGTTGGTTTTAAGGACAGAATTTTATCTAATCTAAAAAGTCTCCATCCTGGTAAAGGTTGTTCTCCTTTGTAGGCTGTGTGGGACGCTCCTTCTTCATCCCACGCTCGTAATACTTTGTTTCCCGCTTTACTTGTGCCTAAACACACAGGTTCAATTTCTCTTAATCCTCTACCACCCGGCTCATCACCATCATAATAGATAACCACCTTCTGTTTGTTTTTAATAGCGTTAACAACACTATCAACAGATGCGATTTCACAAATTAAACCTTTGAGCGTCTCTTGTAATTTCATTAAAAGTTAGGATAAGTCTTTGATGAATTAAATTTGTTAATTTTTATTTCATTTTTTCGTTCAACAACGTCAGTAATGGTTCCTGCGTTGACATTATAAACGTCCAAAAATGCTCCTGTACCTCTACCCATAGAATCACCATCAGCAACTGCGTCTCTGTTAACAACAGAGTATTCGTTGCCAACTGCGTTAAAATCATTTTTAGGTATCAGTTTTGCTCTTTCTACATCACCAATTGCTGTCAATGCATTTGGAATATCTTGAGATAAATCGATTGCGAGTTCGTTTCCCATAATTATAATTGTTTCATTATTTCGTTTATTCTTTTAAGGCTTTCAGTCACCGCTGAGTCATATTTGTTGAAGGTATCTGAATGTTGTTGTGATGGTCTAACATTGGTAAAGTCTTTTTTCTCATGAGGTTTAATGAACTGATTTTGCATTCCAGCGTCCATTTTATTTGTTTTGGTCATTTTGGTATAATCCCTCATCTTCCGTAACTCGTTATTAACCCAATTTTTCATCTCAACACCACCATTTAAAATAAATGAAGGTTCTTTTTGATTACCTATAAAATTGTCAAAAAAGTTTTTTATTCTTTTTAGTTGTTTGTATTCAATAAAATTTTTATCCTGTAATTCTTTGTTACGGTTAAACCCCTCTGTATTCTCATCAGCACCTTTAACCATGTGGAAACATTTTTTCATATGGTCCCTCAAAGTTGATGGAAATTCAATTTCTCCTTTTGCTGAATTATATAAATCGTTATTCACCTTGAATTATTTTTATTAAATCTTTTTTTGAAAACCCGTGTTTTTCTGCTTGTTTCATTAAAGAGCTAAGATTTTTTTTCAATATTGGTGATAAATTATCCAAATCCTTTGGTTTATCTTTTTTTCCTACGTCAGCAGAATTAGAATCTTTCTTTTTTGCCAACATATCTTCAACCACCTTAATTGCTTTCTGTTTTTGAATTTCCGACAAAGTTGCTCTTGTTATAAAATTGGGGTCTTCATAATATTCTGACTTTTTATCTTTTTTACCCGATGGGTCTTTTCCTTGTTGTTTTGTTCTTTCCTTCGCCTCGTCAGGTTCCATACCCATATCTTTAACCAAAAATTCGTAGGTTTCTTTGCCGTCCATATCTTCAGTTTCTTCGTAACCAAATGCACCTGACATATCGATTTCTTTTACTTCACTTTCACCATAGTAAGTTCTATAACCACGTGAGATTGGGTCGTTAGTAATACTTGCCGCGGCTACGGTTTGGTCCATAGTTTTTCGTGGGTGTAATCTTGGGTCTAAAATCGGAATTTTAGAGTTTGACATATTACCATCAGAGTTTACCAGTTCCTCTAAATCGGTCTTTAAAGTTTTTGTGTCTTTTATCTTCTTTTCCTTTGCAATTTTTTTCAAGTGTTTTTTTACCTTCTCACCCTTTTCTTTAGAGAAGTGAACGACCTCATCTTTTTTACGTGCTTCGGTCAAAGTATTCTCAACTGAGAAATATAATGAATATTTATTTCCTTTATCTCTCATTAAGAAATAATAGGGTGATGAAAAAAATTCAGTATCTACAGGAATCATATCGCAGTTTTTATCTATAAATACTATGACATAAGGTATTTATCATTAGTTTATGGCATATCAAAATATTAATCAGTACAATTTTAGACGTTGGGGGATTAAACCTGTCAATGAAATTACCGATATCTGTTTGGCTTCGGATGAGAAGGACTATGACCAAGAAGTAATTTTTTCACCTTTATTAATAGGTGAGGACGATGGAAATAGAATGCCATTCAAATTTGATTTCAATAGTACAGGTACGACGATATGTCAATCAGGGGTATGTACTTTTGATAATGATGTAATTGTTTCTGAAAATTATTGGAATCCTGACGACATAGATCCTAACTTTTGTCCAAAGGTTACCGACTTGTGTGATGTAGGTTTAACTGGTATTGATAATGGTTTGGTTAAAAAAATGTCAGGAGAGACAATCCAAATAACAACAGGACTTTACACAAACAACACCGACAAATATAGTAGATACAAATACGATAGGAGAATGAAACTCCACCCTATTACAGGGTTTACAACAACACAAACTAGATTATGGAACGATAATTCATACAGTTATGATTTGAATTACGCGACTGATGGAGGTCCTGTCGGATATTTTGCAAGATTAGATGGAGGATTTTTCCAAGGATTTTATAAAATACCTGGATACGACTATCAGATTTTCCCACAAAGAGTACCATTAGGTTGGACTGCAGAATTTATGTTGAGATACCGATGGACGGGAGATACAAGTGTTGGTCTTAACAATCGATACCCTGATAATAAAGGAACATTCTTTTATATGGGTTCTCGGGCTGAAAACAAATTTTACCATTATGCGGATGGAGAACCAAAACAAGATACTGGATATACAAGAGTAACTTCAGGTTTAACTTGTATGCATACTTGTGGATGTGCTAGTTCTGCTAATACCGCATCAACTTGTCTTCAAGTTTATCAGATTTCAGGGGGGACATCAAAAAATTGTTCATGTGGATGTAATTGTGAATGTGAGGTAAATGCCCAATATCCTGAGAAAGATCCATTATATGATGGCGTTTCCAATGGATTATCAATAAGGTTAAGTGGTGATACAGGAAATCCGAGAGTTTGTATAAAAACATATAGGATTACTGGTGGCTGTGAAACAAGTGGAACTTGTCTTACAGGGTTAACATATCAAACAGGAACTTCAGTTACAGAATGGTGTTCAACAAGAGGTATTTTCGATGAGTGTAAAAATACACCGTATATAAATGTAGAACACTGGGTTCAAATCGATGCCGTATTCCAAAGAAATCAATGGCTCGACACTTGTGACCTTTATGAGAAGGGTGGGTTAGGACTTCTTGTTGACACGATATATACTGCAACACCAGCAAACAATAGTGTTAGCTTGATTGAACCTCCACTAACTCATGAATTACCATACGATCCTGCAACAACAGAAATTGTAACTTTCAACGACAATTGGACTGAGGAACAAATATACAGATTGGGTACTCTCAAAATTTTTGTTAATGGTAAATTGTTCATGGTTGCAGAAAACTTTGAAGAAATTATCCCAAGATTGTTGAATGTTGAAAGAGAAAAACAAATTGGTGTTGGATATAATATTTCGTTAGGTGGAGGAACTCAAGGTCTTAAAGATAACTTGACATTTTCAGGAGGGTGTCCTGAATCTATTAGTGGTATCACTTACCAGCAAGACCCTGAATGTTTAACAACTCATGATTTAGATAATACAATTTATTCAGGATTAACCACACATATTAAGTTAGAAGAATATTTCGGTGGTAGTATGATTGGTGACATAAGCTCGTTCAGAATGTATGTTGAACCATTAAACGCTTCGCAGGTCAAACACAATTTTAGAATTTTGAAAGACAAGTATACATTGTTGAATCCTGAGTGTCCTAATTGTACTATTGTTGTTCCAAGCAATGATTTAACTTATGAGTTAATTGAACCATCGCCTACTCCAACCGTAACACCAACACCGACAACTACAGAAACTCCGACAGTTACACCGACTGAAACACCGACACCGACAACTACAGAAACTTCAACAGTTACTCCGACAGTTACACCGACTGAAACACCGACACCGACAACTACAGAAACTTCAACAGTTACTCCGACAGTTACACCGACTGAAACACCGACTCCGACAACTACAGAAACTTCAACAGTTACTCCGACAGTTACACCGACTGAAACACCGACGAATACACCTACTGGGACACCAACACAAACACCAACGTGTCCTATCACAACACAATATTTACAGGTAGAACTGACGGAGTCCACAAAATTCAAATTGGTATTATGGAATCTTCCTGATTTTACGTCACCAGCGATTGCTAACTGTGATTATATCATTTCGGGAGCGGCTTACGGTTCATTAGGAACTGTTTTCTATGGGGAAGAAACTATAAACGTAGAACAACATCAACACCAATTTGATTTATCTCCAGTTTTATTACCTGGAGAAATTGTAGTTGCGTTTGACGTTTTTTCCTATAATTTAATTGGTTGTATTTGTCCTGTCGATTTAATTTTACCTGTTATTCCGACACCAACACCAACTATCACTCCTACAGTTACACCAACAAACTAAATCAAAACATGGACTGTTAAAATATGAGTACTTGTAACCAATATCGAATAACTAACTATAATAGTACCCAAAATGGGTTTTATATATGGACAGGGTGTACGGGTATAATTAGTGTATCTTCAATATCACCACTTTCCACAGAGTTTGTTTGTGCCGAATATTTGGCTCAAGAAAGTTACAGTGGCCCTTTGGATATTATAAATACTGGATTATGCCCAAGCACAACTCCGACACCTACAGTAACTCCAACAGTCACTCCAACGGTAAGTGTTACACCAACACCAATGACACAAACTCCTACTCCAACAGAAACTCCAACACCGTCCGTGACTCCTTCTCCTATATATGAAAGAAATCTAAGAGGTGGAGGTTGGTATCAAAACGTTTGTGAGTCCGTTAATATGATTGCAAATCCTGCGAATGTTAAGGTCTTTACAACAAAACCGTTCAACACTTTAGAAGTTGGGGACCATGTTTACGGTAATAGGGCATTGACCATACCACCAGCAGGTAATAAATTCACAATTTCTGATGGAGCAATTTTCGTACAATTAAGTGGAACTTTGATAATAAACAAAGGTATCTGTTAATATATATAGATATGGTAATTGGAGTAAGAATATTAAGTAATAATTTGAGTGGTCTAACAACCAATGTAACGTATTTGCCAGAATCTGGAGGTACTATTGATTTAGGTACTCAAGTATTTCCATTCGAATATCTATCAGATTACTATTTGGGTACTTACAATTGTTATGTTCCAACATATGGTACAACGTATTCTCTTGTCATTTCAGGACCAACGCCAACACCAACTATAACCCCAACAAATACCCCATCGTCAACAGAAACGCCAACACCAACTATAACCCCGACCAATACGTTGACACCAACAGTGACACCTTCATAATTTTTGGAAAAAAAATGGAAAATACTACTGTTTGCTGTATTTATAAATTAAATGAGATAAACGATGGCATGTAGTAAATATACACTTACAAATACAGGATCAACATCAGTAAATTTTAGTTATAGAAGATGTGACGATTCGATGTGGGACTATCAAATCCAGCTATCCCCAAACCAAGTAAAAAATATTTGGGTAACTGACGGGACGTATACTGTGGCACCATTATTCAAGCCATCAATATCTTTGATTAACGACGGAGTTTTTCCTCCAGTATAATTTAGCGAAAAAAAATATAAAAATATATGGCTTGCAGTAAATACATTCTTACAAATACAGGTTCAACTGTAGTAAACTTTAGTTATCGAAGATGTGATGATTCTTTTTGGGATTATCAAGTTGAATTATTACCTAATCAAACGAAAAATATTTGGGTTATCGATGGGACCTATACAATTGCATCGGCATTCAAATCTGCAGTTTCATTTGTAGATGAAGGTGCGTTTCCTCCAATTTCTGCAACTAACACACCAACACCATCTCCAACGCTGACGCCATCTCCAACAATGACACCAACTGAAACCCCTACAAATACTCCAACTCCGAGCGTGACTGCAACAGAAACTGGAACACCTACACCGACTCCAACTAATACTGAAACATCGACCCCAACTCCGAGCGTGACCGCAACAGAAACACCGAGTCCAACTCCAACTGAAACTCCAACGAATACTCCTAGCGAAACTCCAACAAGTACTCCTACAGAAACTCCAACAAATACTCCTAGCGAGACTCCTACTAATACTCCTACAGAAACTCCAACAAGTACACCTACCGAAACTCCTACCAATACACCTTCAGGAACTCCAAGTGAAACTCCTACCGAGACTCCAACCGAAACTCCTACTAATACTCCAAGTGAAACTCCTACCGAGACTCCAACCGAAACTCCTACCAATACACCTTCAGGAACTCCAAGTGAAACTCCTACCGAGACTCCTACCAATACACCTTCAGGAACTCCAAGTGAAACTCCTACCGAGACTCCAACTGAAACTCCAACCAACACACCAAGTGAGACAGCAACAAGTACTCCAACCGAAACTCCTACTATGACACCTACACCATCTTCATCTTAAAAATAAAAAACATTAATATATATTCAAAAACCCTCCACTTTGTCGGAGGGTTTTTTACTTTTAGGATAAAATATATTTCAAATGAAAATTTTTATTCAAATTGCTTCCTACAGAGATCCACAGTTGGTTCCGACATTAAAAGACATGATTTCAAATGCAAAAAAACCGAATAACTTGGTTTTCGGAATTGCGAGACAATACAGTGAATCAGATGGATTCGATAATTTAGATGAGTTTAGAAAAGATAAACGATTCAAAATATTGGACATTCCATATCAAGAATCTAAAGGAGTTTGTTGGGCAAGAAATTTAACTCAACAACTATATGATGGTGAAACATACACACTTCAAATTGATTCTCATATGAGATTCATCAAAGATTGGGATGATGTATTAATCAAAATGATTAAAGGATTACAAAAGGATGGATATAAGAAACCTTTGTTGACAGGTTATGTTCCTTCATTCGATCCTGAAAATGACCCTGCAGGTCGTGCACAAGACGCTTGGAGAATGGCTTTTGATAGATTTATTCCTGAAGGAGCGGTATTCTTTTTACCTGAAACAATACCAGGATGGAAAGAGATGACAAAACCTGTTACCGCAAGATTCTATTCAGCTCACTTCTGTTTCACACTCGGACAATTCTCAACTGAAGTACAACACAATCCTGAATACTATTTTCACGGAGAAGAAATTTCAATTGCCGCGAGAGCATATACTTGGGGTTACGATTTGTTCCACCCACACATTCCTGTTGTGTATCACGAATACACTCGTAAAGGCAGAACCAAACAATGGGATGACGATAAAACGTGGGGTGAAAAAAATAAAAAATCTCACCTAACAAATAGAAAATTATTTGGTATGGATGGTGAAACTCAAGAAGGTCATGATGGTCCTTACGGATTCGGAACTGTGAGAACATTACGGGATTACGAAAGATACGCTGGTTTATTATTTGAAAAAAGAGCGGTTGACCAACATTGTTTGGATAAAAAATACGCGCCAAGTCCTGTTATTGAAGATGAAGAAGAATGGAAAAAAAGTTTTTCAACCATTTATAAACATTGTATTGATATTGGGTATTCAAGCGTTCCTGAAAAGGATTACGATTTTTGGGTGGTCGCATTCCACGGTCCAAACGATGAAACCATTTATAGAAGAGATGCGGACAAGAATGAAATTGCCGGTTTTTTTAGAGACCCTGACAAATATTGTAAGGTGTGGAGAGAATTCCCAACAACAGTATTACCAACACATTGGGTTGTGTGGCCTCACTCGGTGTCCAAAGGTTGGTGTGATAGATTAACAGGGCAACTAAACCACAATCACGTTAGTTAATGAACTTTTCAGAAATACCAAAGTTTGTAATAAACTTGGATAGGAGACCAGATAGGATGGAATCTATAACCAAGGAAATGGAATATATTGGGTGGGACTTTGAAAGGTTTTCGGCAATAGACACAAACTCATATATGGGCATTACCAAATCCACTTTTGAGATTATTAAAATTGCTAAGGAAAAGAAATACCCAAGAGTAATGATGATTGAGGATGATTGCGGATTTATGCCTTATGCAAAAGATTTGTTAACTAAAATCGAAGAATCATGTCCGAACTTGGAGTTTGCCATGTTCAATTTGTCCCCAACACAAAATAGACCAATCAATGTGAGTAAGGATTATGATATCCTATTTGACATGACAAACACACCTGAAGCTCCTCCTGAAGCTAGAGGGATTTATGGTGCAAACATGGTAATTTACGACGAATCAATTTACGACAAAATATTTGACATAGCATTGACCGCGTTTACAAATAGTGGAGAATACTTTTTTGCTTTAGATGACTATACCTACAAATTTATAGTTGACAAGTATCAGAGTTATTGTCCCATACTACCAATTGCACCTCAGAAAACAAATTATTCAAATATTTCTGAAGGAGTATATAACAATTGGTATATGCAAACTTATAATTGGAATCGATGGACCCCAATAAAAATACCCCACGAGTTTATGGACCAGTTTCAAGTACAGGAAATAAAAGATAAAAACGAACATCGCAAATTTTACTATGAAAGTTAAATTTATAACTTCAATATATAGTGACCTTTATGGTACCGAATATGGTGGAAGAATTAATAGGGGAGGACACTACAGGTTTAGTCTATTGTCATTACTCAAAATGACTGATGCCGATTTTTTGTGTTATACCTCAAATCGAGAAATAGAGTCACTACAAAAATTTTTTTATGAAGAAAATCAAATATCCCCCGAAAAATTAAAATTTCAGATTTTTGATATTTCTCAAACTAAATTTAAGGATTTGATAAATCAATATAAAAATATTGAAGAATCTAAAAAGTCTGATAGGTGCATCGAAATACAATACTCCAAATTCCACTGGTGGTGGAATGAAGATAAATCATATGATTATTACTATTGGATTGATGCCGGCTTGTCCCATTGTGGGTTAATACCCTTAAAATATTTAACTCATGACGGTCTTGTTAGAAGATACTATGAAAGTTCATTATTCAATAACGAGTTCTTAAAAAATTTAATTGAAGACACGAAAGATAAATTTATCATTATCGGAAAGGAAAATGATAGAAATTTTTGGTCGGGAACCGTTGATAGAAAGTGGTACAAAGAATACGATAGAGGGTTACATATAATTGGTGGTTTGTTTGGGGGACATAAGAGCAAGTGGGATGAAGTTGTCACTTTGTTCGAAAATTATATTAGTAAAATTATACCTGAAGATAAGGGTATACCTCATGAAGAAACTGTAATGACTCTAATGTATTATAACCATAAAGAACTTTTTGAACGAAAACATTTTGATATTTGGTGGTGTAGAGATAACGCTCCAAGGGGAACTTCCGAAGAATTGTTCCAACAAAATAAAAGTTTTTATAAAATCTTAGAAGAATTTAACAGAATATATGAGTAATATAACTTTAGTTACAGGTATTTGGGACATCGGTCGAGGAGAATTAACCGAAGGATGGAGTAGATCCTACCAGCATTATTTGGATAAATTCGACCAGTTATTAAAGGTTGAAGAAAACCTTATTATATTTGGAGACGAAGATCTGAAATCTTTCGTTTTTGAAAGACGTAATACCGAAAACACACAATTTATTGTGCGACCACTTAGCTGGTTTACCAATTCAGAGTTTTTTCCTTTAATTCAAAAAATTAGAACAAGTTCTGAGTGGTATGACCAAGTTGGGTGGTTAAAAGAATCGACACAAGGTCGTTTAGAAAACTACAATCCATTAGTAATGTCCAAAATGTTTTTGTTACATGATGCTAAAATTATGGACCAGTTCAACTCGGAGTATATGTTTTGGATTGATGGTGGATTAACTAATACAGTACATCCAGGTTATTTCACTCATGATAAAGTTCTTAATAACTTATCTAAATACATTTCCAAATTTTCATTTATTTGTTTTCCATACGGAGCGGAGAGGGAAATTCATGGATTTGAATATAATAAGTTAAATTATATTGCCGGCAATAAAGTGACAAAAGTTGCAAGAGGTGGTTTTTTTGGAGGTCCTAAACACACAATTGGTGATGTTAATGGAATTTATTATGGATTGTTAAAAAGTACTTTAGAGGAAGGATACATGGGTACTGAAGAATCTATATTCAGTATCATGTGTTATAAACATTCTGACCTTTTCAATTACTTTGAAATTGAAGGGAATGGACTTGTTGGTAAATTCTTTGAGGACTTAAAAAATGATAACTTGAAATCCAAAAATGAAAGTTCAGTACAAGTTGTAAATAATTTGGATACAAACAAAGTCGGTTTGTATGTTATCACATTCAATAGCCCAAACCAATTTATGACCTTGATTGATTCGATGTTGGCTTACGATAAAGATTACCTTAATAAAACAAGTAAATTTTTACTAGATAATTCAAGTGATTTGACAACTACCTCAGAATATTCTGAGATTTGTGAAGAATTTGGATTTGAACATATTAAAAAAGATAATTTGGGAATATGTGGGGGAAGACAATGGATTGCCGAGCACTTTCAAAATGAAACGGATTTGGACTATTATTTATTTTTTGAGGATGATATGTTTTTTTATCCAAATGAAGGTGAAGTTTGTAGAAATGGTTTTAATAGGTACGTTCCAAATCTGTACAGTAAGTCTTTGGAGATTATTAAAAAAGAAAACTTCGATTTCTTGAAACTTAATTATTCTGAATTTTATGGTGATAACGGTACTCAGTGGTCTTGGTATAATGTTCCACAACATGTTAGGACAGAATTTTGGCCGGGTAAACCACGACTACCTGAAATTGGGTTAGACCCAAATGCCCCTAAAACACAATTCAACAAAGTCTTGTCCCACAAAGGACTTCCATACGCTGCGGGTGAGGTCTATTATTGCAATTGGCCTCAAATTGTTAGTAGAACAGGGAATCAAAAGATGTTCTTAGACACAACTTGGGCACACCCGTTTGAACAAACGTGGATGTCACACATGTATCAACTTGTCAAAAAAGGAGAATTAAATCCCGCATTGTTGTTATTAACACCAACGGAGCACGATAGATTTGAACATTACGATAGGGGGCTTCGTAAAGAGTCATAACAGTATATTTATTGTTATGGAATTTTATATTAAAAAGAACGCAACTCTCCCTGTATTAAAAATGCAGGTAGTAAAGGATGGAAGAGCGGGTTACCAACAACTCATGGAAGACCTTGAGGTCTCGACAATATTTTTTACTATGATTGATGTGGAAACAGGTATTCCTAAGATTGTTTCCGCACCGTGTGAAATCGTTAATTTAATTCTACCTTTGGGGGCAGCTCCTGAGTATTATATTTATTTCAAGTTCAGTTCAAGAGATACAAATACGATTGGCAGATATCAAGGGCAATTTTTAATTAGAAATGATGAGGGTAATTTAATATTACCAATTAGGGAAGAATTATACATAAATATTCAAGATAGTTTCATATCAGAAACGGCATGTTGTTAATTTATGAAACTAACCCGACTATTATCCGATTTAATTTTAGAACAAGTAAAACCTGATGGGTCGTTACCTATTGTGAGTTTTGTTCATGATAAATTTTTGATAAATTTGTCTGCAACATACCATCAATGGAATCAACGACAAGGAAATAAATCTCTTGACGAAATTGTGGAAATTTACGATTATAATTTTGCTAACAACCCAAAATTTTTTGAAAGAGTCGGAGCCCCCAATAAATTAATTGGAAGTATTTTTATTGACGACTTTGATAAAATAAAAAATAAAATGTCAAAGTTAGATTTAGTAAGACCAAATAATACTATTTCAGTAATCAAAGAAGTAGGAGATGATTTGGGATTACCGTACTTTATGAACTATTTGGAGTTTATTGTGTTAGCAGATGATTTGAAAAATTATAAAATCATTACTTCAGCTTTTTCAAAAAATGGTTCTTATTTGATGACGACAAAGGAAAACAAAAATAGTCCAAAACTTTTATTATAACCCGCTATTTGATAAGTCTATAAATTTGTTTAATATTTATATACGATGAGCAAGGTAAACTTCACGTTAGTGTGAAAGCCAATAAACCACTCGTATATAGACAATGTTTACAGAAAAAGAAATTGAATCGTTTCTACACGGAAATGACCCTGAAGAATTTATAGTCGCAATCGAATTCGACTACGCTTCCAACTCCATCTACAAAATCAAAGAAATTCCTGGTAAGGGTAAAGAGATCCGTAAGGATACATTTACACCATTCGCATGGGTTGGTGATTTACGAGACATCAACTTTTATGGTGGTTCAAAAGCCGCTCAGAAGGAAGCCATGACCAAACATGGTATCATGATTGAAAAACTTGACACACACGGCAATGAAAGATTAGAAAGAGGAATGACCTTTATGGTTAAATCTCTGAAAGGATACCGCGAACTCATTCAATTTTTCAGAGAAGGAGGGTGTGATCCGTGGGGTGAAAAGACAAAAGAAAAAATAATGATTTTATCTCCGGTAGAACAATATCTTGTTTCAAAAGAAAAAAGATTGTTCAAAGGATTTGAAGATTATAATCAAGTAACCCGTTTGGTATTTGACTTGGAAACGACCGCATTGGAGCCCAAAGACGGTCGTATATTCATGATTGGAATCAAAACCAACAAAGGATATCATAAGGTTATCGAATGTATTGATGAATCTCAAGAAAGAGGTGCCATCATAGAATTTTTTAATATTATTGACGAGTTGAAACCAAGTATTATTGGTGGATATAACTCAGCAAACTTTGACTGGCATTGGATATTTGAACGATGTAAAATCTTGGGTATTGACCCAAAGAAGATTTGTCGTTCCCTACACCCCCAACATTCATTCACAAGAAAAGAGGGTATGTTGAAACTTGCGAACGAAGTTGAGTTGTATACTCAGACTTCCATTTGGGGTTACAATGTGATTGATATTATTCACGCGGTAAGACGAGCACAAGCAATCAATTCAAGTATCAAGTCTGCGGGTTTGAAGTATATTACACAATATATTAACGCTGAGGCACCTGACCGAGTTTATATTGACCACTTGGACATCGGTCCGTTTTATGCTAAGAAAGAAGAGTTTTGGTTGAATACTCAAAATGGTAACTATCGCAAAGTTGGACAAGACCCCAAGATAGACAAGATTTGTGAAGAGAGAACTGATGTTTATCTTAAAGTAACAGGAGACAACTTGGTAGAACGATATCTTGACGATGACTTGGACGAGACCTTGAAAGTTGACCAAGAATTCAACCAAGGTTCATTCTTGCTTGCTGCGATGATTCCAACTACCTATGAGAGAGTATCTACTATGGGTACCGCAACTTTGTGGAAGATGTTGATGATGGCTTGGTCTTATAAACATAACATTGCAATCCCCGCAAAAGAATCTAAGACTGACTTCGTTGGAGGTCTTTCACGACTACTTAAGGTGGGATATAGTAAGGACGTACTCAAGCTTGACTTCTCGTCTCTATACCCCTCCATTCAGTTGGTACATGACGTATTCCCTGACTGTGATGTCACGGGTGCGATGAAAGGTATGTTGAAGTGGTTCCGAGATACTCGTATCAAATACAAAAACTTGGCGGAACAATACTACGAAACAGACAGAAAAAAATCTGAGTCTTACGGTAACAAACAATTACCTATTAAAATCTTTATTAACTCCATGTTCGGTGCATTGTCGGCTCCTCAGGTTTATGCTTGGGGTGACATGTATATGGGAGAACAAATTACGTGCACGGGAAGACAGTATCTTCGTCAGATGATTAAGTTTTTTATGACCAAAGGATATGTTCCACTGGTGATGGATACTGATGGTGTGAACTTTTCTACACCTGAGGATGCTAAGAATAGAGTTTATGTTGGACGTGGTTTGAATTGGAAAGTTAAGTTGGGTAAAGAATATTATGGACCTGAAGCAGACGTTGCAGAATATAATGACATATTCATGAGAGGTGAGATGGCTTTGGATACTGATGGCGTTTGGCCATCGTGTATTAACTTGGCTCGTAAGAACTATGCGGTTATGGATGCGAAGGGTAAAATTAAACTCACGGGTAACAGTATCAAGTCAAAAAAACTTCCAATCTATATTGAAGAGTTTTTGGATAAAGGTATCAAGATGTTATTACAAGGGGACGGGAAAGGGTTCGTTGAATACTATTACGAGTATCTTCAGACAATATATGACAAAAAAATTCCTCTTTCCAAAATCGCACAGAGGGCAAAAGTGAAGTTAACTATTGATGAGTACAAGAAAAGATTAACGACCAAAACTAAGTCGGGCAATAGTATGTCTCGTATGGCACACATGGAACTTGCAATCCAAGAAGGACTGAATGTTAACTTGGGTGATGTAATCATGTATGTTAATAATGGTACAAAGGCTTCTCAAGGAGATGTTCAAAAGATGACGGTAAAACAACTAAAAGATTTGAATGTTGCAAATAAACTCCAAGACCCAAAGTCCCCTGAAGTAAAAGATGGGGTTATAGTCAACTGTTATATGTTAGACAAAGATATTTTGAGCAATGACCCAACCTTGACTGGTGATTATAATGTACCGAGAGCGATAGTAACATTCAACAAACGAATTGAACCTCTAATGGTTGTGTTTCAAGATGAAGTGAGAAATGGTTTAATTGTGAGTGACCCTGAGAAAAGGGGAATCTTCACAACGTCTCAATGTGAATTGATAAATGGACACCCATTATCTGAAGGTGACCAAGATAGATTACAAGAAGACGTGTTAGATATTACTGAGTTAGAACTCAAATACTGGGAAAAGAGAGGATTGAGTCCTAATTACATGTATGATTTAGCTGAAGAAGGGTGGGAGGAAAAACTTATGACTGTTTAAGTCCGTCACTTGACAGGATGTACCAGTTTCCACCAACAAATCTGAATTCAATACAAGCAAACTTATCAACAACAACCTCATCATATTCTTCGTCGATTAGTCCGACATCGGGAAGTATGGTGAGGTTGGTCATTGATTTAACCACAACGTGGTCGGTATTTGTTGAATCCAAAATTATAACTGCTTGAGCAATACCTCTTACAATAACACAACTCTCTCCGCTGGTTTTGTAACTTGTCTCGGAAACTACAGAAATTTCTGAAGCATTAATTACTTCACCCTTAATTATTCTTTTTGAAGGTATTGATTTTACTATTGCCATAAAATTAAATTACGTAAATTTGTCGAGGCATTGCTCTAAACTTCATTTGTTTATTTAGATTTTCGGCAATTAATGCCTCTCTCTCCATTACTTTTTCAGGTCTCAATCTTGTTAACCAACCTTCAGCACCAATTAATTCTTCGATTAATTTAGTTTTTTCATCTTTAGCCTCAGTTAACAAACTCTGATAGTCCATAACTATCTCACTATCAGGTGTCTTAAGATTACCACTATATTTACCTCTTACTCTTGCCAAAGTTTCTTTACAATAAGCGGTGAACCATCTTCTAACCCATTGTTGGCCTGGCACATTTAGGTCAGTCCAAGTCAATTCTTCAATAGGTACATCAGTAGGTAGTTTGATAATGTCAGGATTGTTCTTCAAACAATCGGCTCGACTATCAGGTTCAACATCATAATACCAATACCATACCGCTTTACCAACATACAAACTGTAGTTATTCCAATTGAATCTTCCTCCAGGAGTGTTATATAAGTGGATAAGTCTTTTTCCATCAGGAAGACCAGTAATTCTATATGTTAAGGAACCTCCTAAGATTCTGTTTAGAATATTCGCCTCTTGCATTCTAATTAAGTAGTCAAATCCTGACATCATAAAGTATGACCCTTGATATCCCATTTGAGCATAACCAGCTTCATTAGCCCCTAATCCGATACCTCCGAATCCGAATCCTCCAACCCCTCCTAATCCAAATGCTGTCCAAGGTTGATTAGAAAACCACAACAATTCATTTACTTCTCGTCCTGCGGGAATTTCGTAAGTTTGTGTATTAGCACTTAAAATAAAATAATCTTTTTTTAGAACCCAAGGGCCTGTGGTTTGTAGACCCACAATTTTCGAATATGAATAACTGAATTGTTGTTCAAAATCCATAGTTCGAGTTACCAACGCTCTGGCAACTGACCTTTCGTTCATATTCAAGTTTACGAGATTAACCCACTGTGAATCGATTAACCACTGAAGGATATATTCTTCATAGTCCCCTATGGCTAATTCCATTAGTGAATCCAACATTTCGTCTTCGAGTTCGACACTTCTGAGTGGAGCACCTAATTGGTGTTTAATTCTAGTGTATATCCTACTTCGTTCTGGTTCTGGTATTGCTGACATATAATATAAATATCTTTATTAATCTATTTCGTGAATTAGAGATGACACATTGAAAACATATTGGTCACGGCTCTCAATCGGATTATTCTCAATAATTAGAATTTTATTAGACTTAGTGTTTATAAATATCATCCAATCTACGTTATATGGTTTAACGTTACCTGTATTCAAAACTGTGATTTTATCTCCTTCTTTTTTTATAGAAGAAAAAGGTTTCACTTGAGCGGTGTGTTTTTTACCACCAACATTGACAATCAAATCAATACCTTTGAATGCGTCACTTTTCTGACCATGGCCACCTATCTTTTCAACTGAAGAATCTTTACCGAAATATTGCTCTATTTTAGAAAGAACTTTGTCTTCAGATTTTTGCCCTCTATCCCAAAGTTTTAATAACACACTTATAATGTTAACAAAATCTTCGTTGTTTTTTGTAAAAATTTCTTTTTTGAAATAATCTAACGCAGCAATAAGTCTATTGACCTCACTAATTGTTCGTTTCTCTTTGATGGAAAAATCGAATTTTTTGTTTGGTTTGTTAATCGATTCTATCTGTCTATTGATTGCTTTTGTTAATAAACAAAAAGTGTTAAAGTTGGTATTCAAATTATTCAAAACTGATCTAGCACTGTCGGATTCAATCCCATAAAAGCCAGACATTTCTTTCTCATTACTCTCCACCCAATATTCATGAAATACTTTTTTCAAAACATCAGTAACACCTTCTTGGTATAATTTTTTTATCTTTGGATTGTTGATTAATTCTTTATAAAAAGTAATTTCATTTGAATCACAAAATTTTGGTTCCTTGAATTCTTTGATAATTTTTTTCATTTCAACAGATTCCAAAAGTTTTGTTTCTGTTTTCATATCATAAAGTTTGGAAACAAATTCCCAATTCACCACTTTCCAAAAGTTAGAAATATATTCGTCTCTTTTGTTTTTATACTTGAGATAATATGCATGTTCCCATAAATCCAAACCTAATAACGGAAATCCACCACCTTCAATAATATTCATCAAAGGGTTATCTTGGTTTGGGGTGGACATAATTTTCAAAGTATTTCTACCAGTTAAAACTAACCAAACCCATCCTGACCCGAATCTTTCTTTGGCAATTTCTTCGAACTTTTTCTTAAATAAAATGAAGCTACCGAACTCTTTGATAATTTTTTTCTGTAAATCCCCTTTGAGTCTTTTGGGTTCAGGTGTTAGCATGTTCCAAAACAATGCGTGGTTAAATGCTCCACCTGCATTATTTCTAATTGTTTTGTCAAATCGGCTTATTGTTTTGATTATTTGTTCTAACTCTAAATCTCCATATTTTTTCTTGGATAGAGCATCGTTTAATTTATCAACATACCCCTTGTAATGTTTGTTATAATGGAAATCCATTGTTTCGGGGTCAATAAATTGTTTGAGGGCGGAATAGGAATATGGTAGTTTCTCAATTCCTATTTTTTTCATTTCGGTGATTAACAACTCTTTTTCTCTGGTTACTTTTTGTTCTACAATCTGTAATTCGAGTTGTTGAATCTTTTCTTCTGTTTTATTCATTGTTGGCTTTAATTTACTATAAATAATACAAAATCAGTTTATTTTCTGATTTCGTTTATTCTCTTCAAAATTTCTTCAGCCATATCAGATGAATTAAGGTTATCCCCCATTACGGTTGCTATGACTTGTTTTTTATTATTTAATATGTCATAGATAATTCCTTCGATTGTATTTTCGAATATTGGGTAATAAACTAGTACGTTGTTTTTTTGACCGTATCTATATGCTCTATCCTCTGCTTGAGCGTGGTCAGATGGTAAGAATGATAGATCGTTCATAATTACCGCTTCACCAGCAGTCAAAGTTAAACCAACTCCCGCAGCTTTAATGTTACCAACAAATACTTTGACCTTATCATTTTCTTGGAAACTATCCACACTATGTTGTCTTTCAGATTTGGACATCGAACCATCCACTTTGACTGCAGTTTTTCCAAAGTGTTGACAAATTTTATTCAGAGAGTCGGTGAAGTTACAGAAAATAATTACCTTCTTATCTTGTTCAATAATGTTTTCGGCAATTTCAATTGTTTGAAGTATTTTTTCATCGGCAATGATTTGTCGTACTTTGGTAAGCTTGGTAAACTGTACCGTTAATGATTTGGATTCTTCAGGGTTCTTATCATACCAATCATAATACTCTCCCATAACTTCTTCATATGCTTTGGATTTCAATCTAAGATAAACGGGGGTTATTATTTTTTCGGGTAAGTCCAATACGTTTTCTTTGAGTCTTCGTAACACAAGACCTGTCGTTCTGTCTCTTAATTCTTCCAAATTGGATGAACCTGTTACGTTCCAAACTTTACGTCCTCCAACATTGAATTGATACCCACTACAATATCTGATTGCGTAAGCCATCCAATTTTTAGCAACAGGCGACTCAATAAGATGTAATAGATTGAAATAATCCATAGGTCTTGATGTCATCGGTGTTCCTGTTAACAACCATAATCTATCAACTCCTTTGGCGATGTCGTTTATTAGTTTTGTTCTTTGGGCTGTAGGATTTTTGATATAGTGAGCTTCGTCAACGACCACCAAATCAAAATTGGCAGCAATAACTTGCGATTCATCTTTTTTCTTAGTGTCATGAAAGTTTTTGATAATGTCGTAGTTTATGATTACGAAATCGTGTTCGGTACTAAAAGTTTTTCCTTCTGATATGAATATCGACCTATCTGAATAATTTTCAATTTCTCGTTTCCAATTTATCTTAAGAGTTGCTGGACAAATGATTAGAATTTTCTTTGCTCCCGTTTCTAAAGCTGCGATGATCGTTGAAGTTGTTTTCCCCAAACCCATATCATCAGCCAATATGTATTTTTTGTTTTCAACAAGTTTTTGGATTGCTTCTTTTTGATGTTCGAGTGGGGGTCTATGAGAATATTTTTTATAATCTATGACAACATCTTTAACTGAATTGTCTTTTATAATCGCAGCTTTTGGTAACCAAAAATCGTGGAATTCTTCAGTTTCGAATACCTTACCCCAAATGTGAAAAGCTTTTTCTGTGTCACACAATAATTTTTCAACCCATACTTTATCAGGTATTACGGTATATAATTTATCATCGGCTAACTTTTTGGCAAAGTACGCATCTAGTATGACCCATTTCTTTGCAACCTTTGGTTGGTTGTTATGGTTATTGATAATATACTCAGATTGGCTTCTTGTTGGATAGAATCTTTTATTTATTTGAGACTTTCGTTTGAGTTCAAGTAAATAGTTATTTCCACCTTCATAAGATTCCAATAGTGATAATGCTTTCGATTCTAGACTTACATCCATCTATAAGAAAAATATTTGATTAAAATATAGTTATAAACTGAGTATTTATCAACATATAGGTAATCATATAATATAATGGGAGAAAAGTTAGTTCCAATTTCAAGATTAGGTAAATTCTTCGGAGCCGAAGATTATAGTTTAGATATCGGTATGGGTGAAGAATGGCTAATCGGTGATATGAATTTCACTATAGTACTTTACCGTATTGATAGAAGAAAGACGAAAACTGATGATGTATATGGAGAAGTGTTGGAAGATGGGATACAGTTTCTTGCACCTGTTGAACTGAAGGGATTGGTTCAAGTTATGGCACCTGTCAATAAAAATCTTGGAACTTCCAAGATAGAACAACAAGAACCTGGTAATATGAAATTTAGTATCTATCAAAAAACTTTGGATGATATGGGTGTTGAAATATTTATGGGTGATTACATTGGATACTACGAGTCTGAAGACCGAGTTAGGTATTATTCTGTTGTCGATGATGGATTTGTAAAATCTGATAATAAACATACATATGGTGGATATAAACCTTTCTATAGAACTGTTATTGCCACTTATGTTAGTGAAAACGAATTTAGGGGAATATAATGAAAATTATTGTTAGGGAAACTCAGCTGGCTCGAATAGTTGAAAAGGTCACCAAAGAGAAAGTTATTTGTGATGAATGTGGTTGGTCTTGGAAATTATCTGAAGGAGGGAAAGACCCTTACATGTGTCATAAATGTGGACATGATAATTCTGAAAAATAAAAAAAGATGCCTTTACCAAAACAAGTTAAACCTACATTACCTTTAGTCCCAAAGAAAACTTTGTACGCAAGAAGAGAACAACTTCTTGAGTTTATAAACAAAGATGGAACTTATTTACCAAAGTCAGTATTACACGCTGATTTGGATAGGGGAATGCTGGATTTTGTCAAAGAAGATCTTAAAGTTGTGACAGCGGGAAAAATTATTCCGATGGTTGATATTATAATCACGACACAAAATTGGTCTCAATATGTTGAAACGGCTTTATTTACCAACTTGGATTTCAATCCTGAACCTCCATTCATAACTGTTGTTAGACAACCCGAAGTTAAGTACGGTACAAATCCGGCTTTACAATATACAATACCAAATAGAAAACAATTTTATTACGCTTCTGTGCCAACTTGGAATGGTAATGAACAGGGTATGGACATTTACACAATCCCTCAACCCGTACCTGTTGACATTAATTATAGTGTGAAAATTATTTGTAACAGAATGAGAGAACTTAACCAACTGAATAAGATTATTATGCAAAAGTTTTCTTCAAGGCAAGCATATACTTTTATCAAAGGTCAATATGTTCCAATTGTTCTTAATAATATATCTGACGAGTCACAAATGCAGGTTGATGCTAGAAAATATTTTATTCAAAATTATGACTTTACTATGTTAGGTTATTTGATTGATGAAGAGGAATTTGAAGTTAAACCAGCAATCGCCAGAGTCTCGCAAATTATGGAGTTGGACAACACGGTGTTGAAGAGAAGAAGACCAAAGTTTCCTAAAAATCCTGACGAATTTTTATCCAACTTTTTATATATAGTTGGGAATAACACTTTAAGTGAAATTATTGATTTTAGAGCAAACTTATCTTTAATTAAATCAACTAATGTTGATAGTTTTGATGTATATATAAATGGGGATTATTTTGGTACTGATGTTTCCGAAATTCAAATCACAACAAATGATATTTTAAGAATTGATGTTGTCAAAAATGATAATGACTTAGAGTCCAACATCGAATTCGAATCTCAGTTAGTTTAGTCCTCCCCGTAAATATCTTTCTTCTCTTTACAATTTTCTATAATAAGATTTTCCAAAAACTTGTAGATTTTTATTCCACGCTTTTCACAGTACTTTTTTAATATCTCGTGGGATTCAGGGGATATTTTGATATTCTTTATTTCTTTAGTTGTTTTCATAGGTAGAAAAAAGGTAGAATAAATTCATACTCCTTACAAATAGATATTCAAAAGTCAAGTTTTTTCACTCAGATATGAATATTTATCATTAAAATAAATTTGCTAACAATAATTTTGAACTATGTTTTTTCAAGCAACACAAGTAAATCAAAAGGTATACGTATCGCCTGGAGTATATACGTCTGAAACTGACTTATCATTTGTGGCTCAAAGTGTAGGTGTGACTACGTTAGGTTTAGTCGGGGAAACAATCAAAGGTCCCGCATTCGAACCTATCTTCATCACGAACTACGATGAGTTTCAATCATATTTTGGGGGGACTGAACCTACAAAATTTATAAACACACAAATCCCTAAGTATGAAGCTGCATATATTGCAAAGTCATATTTGCAACAATCAAATCAACTTTTCGTAACAAGAATTTTAGGTTTATCAGGTTATGACGCTGGTCCGTCTTGGAGTATTAAGGTGACTGCAAATGTCGATCCATTAACTATTGGTCTCAGTCCTGTAACAGGAACTACTTGGTCGGCAGATTTCACAGGGTCTTCTTCAGGAAATACTGTTGAATTTGTTGGTGGAGCATTACCTTCTGAAGTTTTGGCTAAATTTAACAGTCAATACAGATTATCTGATGGTAGTACATCAACTTTAGGATTAGATTTTACAAGTAATCTTGATAATATCATGGATACTCCTTCTCTATCCGCAAATACTGCGGTTGTTTATGGAGTTCTTCCTGAAAGTGATTTTTATGATTTGACCGCGACTTATTCAAACATCATTAACGAATATGCTTGTGACACTGTCAATCTTGCAACTAATGACTTGTCCTCTGATGAAAATGACCCATGGTATTATGCTAATTTTGATATTACATCAGGAAATGCTTATTCAGGATACTCATTCTTTTATTATGTATCTTCTCTAACTTCAGGAGCATCATCTACATTTTCAGGTACTATATCAGGTACGGTTTATAACTATTCAGGTACTGCTTACTCTGAATACAACAATATGGTTGTTGCGACTTTACGTTCAAGAGGTATATCTTTATATACGAATAGTACAACAAGTGATAACCACGGACCAATTTATGAAGTTAGTGGTTTAACTGATTTACAATTAGTATGTACTGAACAATACTCAGGAGTCACTCAATCTCCTTTTGAGTCATTCTTAATTTCAGGTGTTACAAAAGACAACGACAATTTCTCTTTTGAAACATCTATGTCAGCATCTTCTCCTAAGTACATAACAAAAGTATTAGGTGTTGATAACTTTGGTAAATCAAGAAATGAAGTACCGGTATATGTTGAAGAAATTTATCCAGGAACTTTGGCTTACGCTTATAACCAAGGATATATTCGTGGTTTGAATTGTAATTTAATTGCACTTGAAGGAGCTAGAAGTCAAGACCCACAATCAATCGCTTACAATGTAACCCAATATAAGTCACCAAGTACACCTTTCTTAGTGTCTGAACTCAGAGGTAACAAGGTTTATAACTTATTCAAGTTTATATCAATTTCCGATGGTAATGCAGCAAACACAGAAGTAAAAGTTTCTATCACTAACTTATCGTTTAATAATATGTCATTCGATGTGTTAGTAAGAAATTTCTTCGATACTGATGCTAACCCTGTGGTAATTGAGAAATTTACTAACTGTAACATGAATCCTAATTCAAACAATTTCGTTGCTAAGAAAATCGGTTCAAGTGATGGAGAATACGCTTTGATTTCACGTTACATAATGATTGAGTTGGCTGACGAAGCTCCAATCGATGCGATTCCTTGCGGTTTCTACGGTTACACTCAAAGAGAATACTCTTCAGTAAGTAACCCTTCACCAGTTCCAATTTTCAAAACAAAATATTATTTCCCTGGTGAAGTTATCTATAACCCTCCATTCGGAGCACCAACTGATGTAACTGAATCTTCAGGAGATATTGTTAGAAGAAGTTATTTAGGTTTCTCAAGTCAATTCGGAATTGATGATTCATTCTTACAATACAAAGGTACACAAAATCCTTTGAATTGGGTAGATTCTCCATTACCTGTTGAAGGAGCAACTTGGAACTACTTGAGTAAAGGATTCCACATGGACTCAGGCGCAACTGTAGTTACAATTTCTAACTCTTCACTAACGAGTGGACAAACTGCATTTGAATGTGGGGTTGCTGATTTTACGAGAGATCCTGAAACTCAAGAGAATCCGTATTACTTCATCTTCTCAAGAAAATATACGGTATGTTTTGCTGGTGGTTTTGATGGTTGGGACATTTACAGAGAGTTTAGGACTAATGAGGACAGATTCCAAATCGGAGCTACAGGATTCTTGGCGGGAGCATCTCCGTCTCAAAGATATCCAAACGCAACTGGTACTGGATTATTCAAGAGAATTGTGGTTCAAAACAATACTCAAGATTTCGCAAACACCGACTACTACGCTTACTTACTTGGTATCTTAACGTTCGCTAACCCTGAATCAACCAACATCAACGTATTTGCAACATCAAGTATTGATTATGTAAACAACTCTAACCTTGTAGAAGAAGCTATCGACATGGTACAATTCTCAAGAGCGGACTCAGTTTACATTGCAACTACACCTGATTACCAAATGTTTACTCCTGATGCAACAAATCCACAGGATATTATTTATCCTCAAGAAGCGGTTGACAACTTGGATAACACAGGTATCGATTCTAACTATACTGCGACTTATTATCCTTGGATTCTTACAAGAGATACTGTAAATAATACCCAAATCTATCTTCCACCTACAGGTGAAGTTTGTAGAAACTTGGCATTGACAGATAACATCGCATTCCCTTGGTTCGCTTCAGCGGGTTACACAAGAGGTCTTGTGAACTCAATCAAAGCGAGAGTTAAGTTGACTCAAGAAGATAGAGACACTCTTTATCAAGGCAGAATCAACCCTATCGCAACTTTCTCTGATGTAGGAACTGTAATTTGGGGTAACAAAACTTTACAAGTTGCTGACACTGCACTTAATAGATTAAACGTAAGAAGATTATTACTTCAAGCTCGTAAGTTGATTTCAGCAGTAGCAGTAAGATTGTTGTTCGAACAAAATGACCAAATCGTTAGACAACAATTCTTGGACAGTGTTAACCCTATCTTAGATTCAATTAGAAGAGACAGAGGTCTATTCGACTTCAGAGTTACAGTTTCTTCTTCACCTGAAGATTTAGATAGAAACACATTAACAGGAAAGATATACTTGAAACCTACGAAGGCATTAGAATTCATCGATATCGAATTCTTTATCACTCCAACAGGAGCTTCGTTCGAAAATATCTAATATTTAATAGGGGGGTGAAATCCCCCCTTAAGCCAAATGAAAAAAATTTTTACAGAAGGATTCAAAAGTGAGGGTACTCCAGACTTAAAATATTACGCGTTCGATTGGGACGATAATATAGTTCATATGCCGACTAAAATTTTAGTTAAAGATGAGAGTGGCAATGAAGTCGGAATGTCTACTGATGATTTCGCAGAGTTTAGACATCAAATAGGAAAAGAACCATTCAGTTATAAAGGTAATACGATTGTGGGTTATAGTGATTCTCCATTCAGAAATTTTAGAACCGACGGGGACAAAGATTTTTTGGTGGATGCTATGAGGGCAAAAAAAGGACCAGCATTCGATGATTTTAGAGAGGCAATCAATAACGGTTCAATATTTGCAATAATTACTGCGAGGGGACATAACCCGAACACTATAAAAGAAGCAATTTATAATTATATTATAGAGGGATTCAACGGGATAGATAAAGACGAGTTAATTAAAAATCTTAAAAAATATCGGTCTTTTGTAGGTGAAGATGAAATGAGTGACGAAGAATTAATCAAGTCATATTTGGAACTCAATAAGTATCATCCAGTGTCTTTTGGTGATGACCAAGGAGCGGTTAATCCTGAAGAAGCTAAAGTAGAGGCTATGGAGGCTTTTGTAAATTACATCAAGGCGATGGCCGCAGTATTAAATAAAAGAGCATTCTTAAAAAAGGATATTAGTAATAAATTTAATCCAGATAACTTATCTATAGGATTTAGTGACGATGATCCAAAAAATATAGAAGTAATGCAAAAACACTTCAAAAATAAACCAGATAATATAGTAAAGACTTATTCTACTGCTGGAGGAGTTAAGCAGGAAGTTAAATAAGAATATCGTTTTCAAAAAAAAAGTAAATAGAAAAATTTTTGTGAAAGGATATATTTATCAATAAAATAACAAAAACAAAAAAATTAAAAACACATGGCTGATTTGTTAATGAAAATGCCGATTCCTTACGAACCAAAACGACAGAATCGTTTTATCTTAAGGTTTCCATCATCACTTGGTATAAATGAATGGTTTGTTGAATCTTCTGCAAGACCACATATTGTTATAAACCCAGTTCCAATTCCTTTCTTGAATACTGAAACTTATGTTGCAGGTAAGTTCACATGGCAAACAATTCCAGCGGTGTTTAGAGATCCGATTGGACCTTCAGCGGCTCAGGCTCTTATGGAATGGGTACGTTTACACGCTGAATCTGTGACAGGTCGTATGGGTTATGCTGCGGGTTATAAAAAAGATGTTGACCTCGAAATGTTGGACCCAACCGGAGTTGTTGTAGAAAAATGGATTCTTTATGGTACATTTTTGACTGACGTAAACTTCAACGCTTTGAGTTACGCACAGGATGGATTGGCGACAATCAACGCAACACTTAGAATGGACCGTTGCGTACTTGTTTACTAATTTATCAAGATACTATTTATTAAAATTCAAATACATTTATATTTAACCGTAAAGCACTAAACTTTACGGTTAAATTTTTATATGGATAATCAAGCAAGAGAACACGGACAATCGAATTTTACGTTACCTCACGACGTTGTGCCTTTACCGACACAAGGTCTATTCTACAAGAATAAGAAAAAATCAATCAAAGTTGGATACCTGACAGCAAATGATGAAAACATCCTAATGGCTGGAGGTAACGACATGACTCAAAATCTTTTAAGAACAAAGATTTACGAACCAGATGTTCGTATTGAAGATTTATTGGAAGGAGATGTTGAAGCAATATTAATTTTTTTAAGAAATACCTCGTTCGGACCTGAAATGGAATTAAACTTGGTTGACCCAATTACAAAAAAACCATTCAAAGGCGCTGTTAGACTTGACGAATTAGATGTTATTAAAGGGGTACAACCATCTGATGATGGAACTTTTGTAACTATGTTACCGAAGTCTCAGACAACTGTAAAGATTAAACCTTTAACTTATGGTGAAATTTTGGAAATTCAAAAAATGTCGGAATCATATCCACAAGGGAGAACCGCACCAAAAGTTACTTGGAGATTAAACAAACAAATTATTGAAGCAAATGGGGTAACAGATAAATCTGAAATCGCAAGATTTATAGACCAAATGCCAATTGCGGATTCCAAATACATAAGAAAGTTCATGGAAGAAAATGAACCTAAACTAGATTTAACGAGAACAGTAATGGCCCCATCAGGAGAGAAACTAACAGTTAATGTTGGGTTTGGGGTGGACTTTTTTCGTCCTTTCTTCTGATTATAGGAAAGGACAGATAGATGAATTTTACTATCTCAAGACACTTCTGAATATATCTTATTCTGATTTTTTAATAATGCCAATATTCATTAGGAAGTATCTTTTAGATAAATGGGTTGAACTAAACAAAAAGGACTGAAAAATCAGTCCTTTTATATTTATATATAAAATAACAAAGTATGTTTTTTCAAGAAGCAACGGCTTCAGGTACTGGAGCGGAAAAACCCAAAGACAATTTTAGTTTTGATGATGTTAGACAAAGTTTAGATAAAATATCTAATCAAATTATCGGTACCTTCACACAAGGAAGAGAGAGAGTTTTCGAATTTGAGAGAGCTGTGGCGGACTCTTTACCCGCTGTAAGAAGTTTAGGGGGGGATATTAAGGATGTCGGTAGAATTATACAAGAAGTAGGAGTGGCGGCACGAAGAAATGTCGTTGCTAATGAAGAAGAAATAAAAGCTTTATTTTCTGCGTCCAAAGTACTTGGAATAAGTGCTCAAGATTTAAGCAACAGTTTTTTGGACGTTGGGGTCGGGATTCAATCGATATCAGATGCTCTTGAAGGCTCAATAGATTATGTAAGAGGAATTGGTGGAAATGCTCGGCAAGTTATGCAAGATGTTCAAAAGAACATGGAGCAAATGAACCGATACCAATTTGAGGGGGGAGTTCAAGGATTAACCAAAATGGCTGCTCAAGCATCCATGTTGAGGTTTGACATGCAACAAACTTTTCAGTTAGCTGAAAGAGTTTTAAGTCCTGAAGGAGCGGTCGAAACTGCAGCGGCATTTCAAAGATTAGGATTAGCGGTCGGTAATTTGGCCGACCCTTTCGCCTTGATGAACGCGTCAATAAATGACCCTGGATCATTGCAAGACAGTTTAGTAGAGGTAGCACAACAATTCACTTACTTCGATGAAAAAACCAAAACTTTCAAAATAAATCCACAAGGAGTATTAACCTTAAAAGAGTTGGAATCTCAGACGGGAGTTAGCGCGAAAGAAATGTCGAAATTGGGATTAGCTGCTGCCGAACTCGATCAGAGATTAGGTCAAATAAGCCCAAGTCTAAAATTCGAAAATGAGGAGGACAAACAATATCTTGCTAACATCGGTAGGATGGGAGAAGGTGGACAATATGAAGTAAAAATAAAAGGGCAGGAAGAAGCCGTCAAGTTAGGAGAACTTACTCAAGAACAATTAAATGATTTGATTAAGGAACAAAAAACAGAAGCTATGACTGTAGAAGAGTTACAAAGAGCTCAATTAACTGTTGATGAGATCATACAGAGTGATATCGCGGCAATCAAATATGCCGTTTTGGGTGGTATTTTAACAGATAAGAATATACAAGATTTACGAGAAGGGGGTAGAACATTGGCTGAAGTTACGGGAAGAGCTGGTGTTGAAAATATTTCTATGGAAAGAATTAGGGAAATGAGTGAAGCCGCTTCAACTAATTTTAGAAAGTCAGTTGAAGATATGATTGTTAAGGGAGATATAAAAGGGGCGTTGGATACATTGGTGACAAATTCTACCGCATCATTTGGGACTATAACAGACTCATCCAAAGATATGTTGTCAAAGGCGGGCGACCAAATAAAAGAGGAATTGTCACAAAAAGGGGGTTTTGTAGGAAATATGACTGACAAGATAGATTTACTTCTTGATAATTTAAGTGGTAAAATTAAAGGGCTTGATTTTGAAATGTTCAAAGGTGGGGGAAAAGGAGGAACGACAACTGAGGATGATTTTTGGACAAAAGTCACATCTGAAGGAATGTCAGGTGCAAACCGAAATTTAGGTACAGTTGCTGACCAAGTAAAAGAACAAAAGAGTCTAATTGAGTTACTTGGAGAAATAAAGGTAAACGTTAATTTCCAAGAAATGCCGACAGGATTGAGTTCAGATCAGAAAGAACAAATTACGAAAACTATCTCGGATAAATTAAATGAAGATAAGTTTAAGGATTATATAGTTAGAGTTACTAATCCTACTAATGTATTCAGAGGAGGGGGAGCCGCGACCTACTGAAATTTATAAATAAAAAAACAATCATAACCTATTTATTAATAAAAATATAAATGGCAAGTCCGTTATTAGATTTAGCAAATTCAGAGGGGTTTAGAAAAAAACTTTTGACTAGGAATTTAACACCCTATGCAAAAGCTCCAAATAGACCTACACAACCAATCGATACGGAATACGTTCAATCGAATTCGTCAGTTCAAGATAGTCCTGATAAATTGATTGATGAACCTTCTTTTGCCAATAAATTATATCCACTAAATCAATATGGAAATGAAGGAGGTTATGAACAAGTTCCAGACCCTGGATCGTTATTAAATACAAAATCAAATGAGGGAGAGTATGGATATCAAGATGCAAACATACTTGACCAATCAGGACCTGAGTCTCAAAAATGGAAACCACTCAACGTTTTTTCTAATGGAAATCAATTACCAATAGATAGTGCTCCATTTTTTTCGTCAGTAGATAGACCTTTAGCAAGAAACACATTTAATAATCAACCATATCCAACAACTTTTGTATCATCAACCTATACACCTGTATCGATATTATTATCGCCTGATCCGAGTGGTAGTAATGGGTTATTAAGTCAAGATTCATTTATTGCACGTTTAGGTGCTCAAACTTTGAGGAGAGAGTTTGAACAAAGAATCGCGGACCAAATACGCCAAGATACAATAGGTAGAGCAAATATTCTCAATGTTTCAAGCGGGACAGATATTGTCAATATATTGGCTGGTGTTGTACCTATCATTGAACCAGTTTATACCATTACAGTAACCGCAAACCCAATACTTGCAGCAACTAATTTTGCACTAAGACTTGGAGGTAGTATTTTACCTGTATCACCTATACCTGGATCATATTTTGACCCTAACATTACTTTAGGACAACCTACAACTATACAACAGTTAGGTAATGCTTTCAGAAGAAGTGGTGTCGGTAGGTTCTTCAACCGATTAATGGGCGGAGGAGAAACAGGTTCACAAATCATGTTTAATAACATGGGAGCGGGACAAAGGTCTAGACTATTCAAGAACATTGATTTCAACAGATACAAACCGAATTTCCCAAGAAACTTTTTCCAAAGGTTAGGTGGTACTCTTTTAGGTACGGTATCTGATAATAGTAACTTTTATGTTGGAAGTATAACTTCTAACCCATCCCAAGTATTTTCTCCTGTAGGAGATGTTCCAGTTAACCAATTTGGTGTTGAACAACAGTCACCTGTCTATGGCCCTTCAGAGTTGGCGCAGTTATATGAAGGGCCAAGTCAATCAATAAGACTTGGTGCGAATGGGCCGACATATAGTAATGGTGGTGGTATCGAAGGTGGATTTACTTGGGTTTCACCTAAGTACAGAGGTAATGCTGGTAAGAAAGTTGGTATTGGTGGTGAGGTTACTGAACAAGATGAGGACTTCAGACCATCGTCTTACGTTAATACCGAATCGGTCAATAATGAGTTTAGGGACGGTTCAATCCTTGATAAAACACAAAGAATAATTGATAGCCAACCTCAAGGAGGTAAGCGTCTTCAACACGTTGGAAATGCAATAGACCAAGTAAGTAAAGTATTCAATGATGGATATAAAGAACTTACTAAAGGTTCAAGAGTTTATAGATACGTTGGTGCTATCGGTCAAGAGGTAGGTACTGAGTATTGTCGTGTTTTTGCTAAAGATTTACCATATCTACAGTATAACGATTTACAGAAACAAGATGGTATTACTACTGAAGGCAGAAGATTTGCGTATTCAGTATTAGATAAGACTTATAACCTTAATATTGCACCAAATAAACAAGAAGGTGGACAGGATTCAACGAATATTGTTGGTACAATAAATAATGCGGTTGCCAAAAAATATATGTTTTCTTTAGAAAATTTGGCATGGAGAACATCTAGTACTCCAGGATTTTCAACGTCTGATTTACCTGTTTGTGAGAGAGGACCTAATGATGGTAGAGTTATGTGGTTTCCACCATATGGATTAACATTCAGTGAAAGCATATCATCGAATTGGAATCAATCTGACTTTTTGGGACGACCTGAACCAATATATACTTATAAAAATACATCAAGAACGGGATCACTACAATGGAAAATTGTAGTAGACCATCCATCAGTTCTTAATGTCATTGTGAATAAAGTTTTGAATAACGAAACAAACAAGACTCGTATTGATAGTATTTTAGAATCATTTTTTGCTGGATGTAGAAAATATGATATCTATGAGTTGGCAAAAAAATATGTAACAGTAAATCCAAATGATTTGTTCGAATTACAACAGGCAATTTCTTCAAAGGAAATGACGCGAGAACAAATTGTATATACTCGTGGAACCATAGAATCAGGAGCTTTTTCACCTAATGGAGGAGATCAACCACTTGCTCAAGAAGGAGGAGGTGGTAATACAAACTTAAACTTCGACAAATATCTACAACTAGGATTTTATTTTGGAAACGATTTTCCAAAACCGAACACAACTATAAATTATACAACTGAATACGCAAGATATACTACAGAAGTTAATGAGCAGTATTCCAAAAAATCAAATGCTACAGAAACCAAAAGTTTTTTCGATACAGTTGTTACTCCAAATTATAAGGCAATGGATGAGTTTGCGATAGATTTGGGAAAACAATTAGAAACTAACGAAGGGACTGTAACAGTATACATTAGTTCAAGTTGTTCAGCACCTGCAACTGAATCATATAATCTTGAGTTATCAAAACGTAGAATAGCGGCAACAGTCAAATTTTTTGTGGAAAACGATGCAACAAAAAAATACATGGAACCAAATCCTGTTAGATTAATTGTTAAAGAAGATACTGGAAGTGGGGGTGGACGAGCTGGAGCTCTCGGAGAGGTTGCGATATCTAATCCAAAGAAAAGTAATTTGACTAAAGGACCATATATCGATTCTTTGGAACCAAACGGGAAAACATTTGGATGTAGTGATACTACTGTTCAAGGAGGGGATACTTTGGTTGGTGCGAAAGAAATCTTTACAGTAGGAGCAATGGCTTGTAGAAGGTCATTTATTTCAAAGATAGTTCCAAACTTAAAAGCTCCACAGACAGGGCCTAATGGTGAAGGAACACCAGGAGGACAGACAAATCCGACTACAAGTTCAGGTACAATTCCAGTGTTGATTGGAAATGTTGTCACTCAGACTGTACCTGAACCAGTCATTGAACCAAGATGGGAACCAAGAGATAATATTACAAAAAAAGTCGTTAGAGCTTTATTGTCCGAGTGCGATTATTTTGAAACTATCAAATCTGAAACGCCGATGGTTTATGATAACTTGAAAGACAAATTAAAGTTCTTTCAACCATCATTCCATTCAATGACACCTGAAGGATTAAATTCAAGGTTGACGTTTTTACAACAGTGTATGAGACCTGGTGATACAATACCAACAGTTAAACAATCCACACCAGGTGGTAAGCAAGAACTACAGTATAATAATGCTACAAACACATCATTTGGAGCACCTCCAGTATTGGTATTGAGAGTAGGCGATTTTTATAATACGAAGATTATTCCTACATCGTTAGCAATTAACTATGAAGGGTTAGATATTAATCCTGAAGGAATTGGTGTTCAACCAATGATTGCAAACGTCACATTATCATTTAACTTTGTTGGAGGTAGTGGATTGAAGGAATCGGTTGACAAGTTACAAAATGCACTAACATTCAATTACTATGCTAACACTGAAATCTATGATGAAAGGGCGGACTCAACAGATATTGAGTCTTCAAGAATATTAGACCAAATATTTTTAGCGGGTCAAGTTCCTCCTCCAATACCTGGTGTCAACAGTGCCGCTCCAAACAATGGACAAGATAATAATAATACTATTGGTACGATAGTTAGTTCCTTAATAGATGTAAGTGGAATCACGACGGGTGTTATAAGTTATAGTGCATTTATGGGTAAGGTTGTTACTGATACTCAAACATATTTTACAAATGTTGTCAATAAAACCAAAGAAACTGTAAATCAATATAACAATGCAGTAAGACAACAATGGATGATAGAAAGAAATTACACTCAAGGTAATTTCAATGTATCCGCTGATACAGTAGTATTGTTTGGTAAACCTAATAATGTGGAGAAAAGATTTGATGAAATATTTGTACAACTTGATGAAAATATAAAAAATGGTACAGAAGGATTTATTAAATTTATTTCTGAACCATCGAAAAATTTATCGCCTAAGTTAATCAGAGCACTGAAAGAAAATTATCGAAATTTTGTGTCAAGGAAAAGAAGTTCATTTCAGAATGGGATATCAACAATTACACAGAGTTTGGTAAATGAAGAACAGACATATCTACAAACTCTTGGTAGATTGAATACAATATTATTTGACCCAACTGATTCTAACACTGGTACTGATGGACTTCAGGCTAAAAACGGACCTGTAAGAATATATGTAACATCTGGAACCACAGACATACACCCAACTTCGGAAAGTCCAGACACATATTTGGAATTAGTTGAAGACACGGTTAAAATACAACAAGACATAGCAGCATTTAATACTATTATTCAAGGTAAAAGACCATTTGTTTATCCTGCGACTAATACCACATATGAAGGGACATTAGTGTTTGAAACTGTAAACGGAAAATCAAATGCTGTCACAGTCGAACAAGTTTTCCTACCATTCAGTACAAATCCTCTTTTAGGAAATAATGCTGAAAGAAGAGTATATATGACTATTTCTGATGATGTAATCGACGCGCAAAAATATGAGGTATTCAAACAAGAACTTATTGGAAATGTTCTCGGTAACCAAGCATTACTTGGTGATGGATCTGTTGACATTGAAGTAATATTTGATACATATTGGATAGCAACCGCTAGACCTATTTTCTTAGAAGAAAATAATATTACGAAATCATTCATAGAAAATTTGGAAAAAAATGACTTGAAAGATTATTTAATTTATACACCATTCGACACTACCAAACAAAGAAATTTGACCTTTACAACAGAGAATTCTGCGGATAGTGGACAAAAAACATCTCAAGAAAATATGATAAAAGGTTTGGCAAATACAACAAATCAAAATACAAATGTATTAACTTGGAATGATACAAATGGAAACACTACAGGTGCATATATATCTAAATCAAAACTTAACTAATGGCATATCAATATTGGAATAGATATAGTGATTTTCTTATTAATGGGGAACAAACAGTTGTACCCTTTGTATACCTGCCTCAAAAACCGACAGATAAGGCATTTATCTATAAAGTCGCTAAAAGTAGACTAGATAAAGTTTCACAAGAATTTTATAATTCACCTGTATTCAGCTGGCTAATTCTTCAGGCGAATCCGCAATTTGGAGGTCTTGAAAATAATATTTATGACGGAGCGGTATTGATTATCCCATTTCCGTTATTACCATCTTTACAGGACTATAAGGCAGCATTAGAAAATCATTTTTATTATTATGGCAGGTAACATACAAGCGGACACAAGTGGAAATATTTTAGTTGAGTTGGACGAAAACAATATTATTGTAGTCGACCCTAACAAAACTACAGATGATTTTGGAAATATTAGTGAAAGACTTGTTGACCATGAAAATCTTGTCATGTATGCAAATTTGGAGGCCGATGTTCTAAAAAGAACAAAATTATCGGTAGGAGGAAGTCCTAATGATAGAGTTAAGACTATCTCTGTTGCAAAAATGAATTTCCTGAAACCTAGTAAAAATTCATATCTTGGAACAGGTTATTATGATGAGTTGACTGGAGAAAATACAACACAATTCAAAGGAGAAAATCAAAAAGCCGCGATATCACAATCTGCAACAGATAATAGTGACCCTTATATACTTGACACTGTTGTTAATCAGAAAGATATAATCGACAACGGATTGTTAGGAATTACGTCAATTAATATAAAAACATCATCTAGCTTCATTCCTACTGTAGAAATGTTATTGGAAGATGTCCAAGGTAAAGGATTATTTCAATTAGGAAATAATTCACCTTATTCGGCATTTTTTAACTTACCTTACCCACAATTCTATCTGACATTAAAAGGGTATTATGGACAAGCGATTAGATACCAACTTAACTTAAAAACTTTCCATGCGTCATTTAATGGGTTTAGTGGAAACTATCAGGTCAGATTGGTTTTTGTAGGATACAAGTTTAATATCTTAAATGAAGTTTCCATGGGTCACCTATTGGCGGCTCCTCACATGTATAGTCAAAGGTTTGATGTAACTCAAACAGTAGATGGTCCACAACAGCCTAATAAAGCGGCTGAGTCCCAAGCAAGTACTCAAGCCGAAAGAGGTGCTAATAATTTAGGTTCTAATGAGGCGGTTGTTACTCAACTTGTTGCTGAAAAGGGATATCAAAAAATATTAGAAGTTTATAGTGAATACAAAGCTAAAGGATTAATTGCTCCTGACTTTCCTGAGTTGACATTAGTTCAACTTATGAATAAGTTAGAAAATTTTGAAACACTAATCGCGGACTCGTTTGATAAAACAGAAGTTGAATCCTTAACGAATATAAGAAATTATAAGTCAGTTCTCACACAATATTTTACAACAATAAGAGGGTCAAATACATCTTGGTTTAATATTAATCTAAACACTAATCCAATAGTCCTCAAAACAGGCCAAAAATTATATGTATTCAAAGACCTATCAAGAGAAGCTAAAGAAACTGCGATTACTCAATTACAGGGTGATATTGTGAAATTTAATGAGGCCCTAGCGAGTAATCCGACATTGGGGTCCAAGGGAGCGTCACCGATTCCAAATCCTGTAAAGTATGATATGATTGAAGCTACCGCTCCAGTTTTTTCAGAAATAAATTGGGAAGAAACTACTAGAATTCAGACTGGAATTGTAACCCCAAGTGTTGAAAATATAACTCAAACGAAGATTAATTTGACAAAGTTTTTTGTTCCTACTTCGATTGAGTTACCAAAAAATCCAACTGGAATTATTGAAACCTTAGAACTTTTAGCTAAAGGTACCTTGGTAAAAGAAAAATGGTTTGTGTTCGAAGATGAAGGAAGATTTGATAAAGAAATCGCATTACTTGAAACTCAAGCCAACAAAAAACTATCTGATTACGAAAGTCAAATTTCTACCGCTCTTTTAAGAAAAGTTGAGGATACTGCGACGGGTATCGGGTTCAAACCTACAGTAAGAAATATGCTTGCGGTTATTATGGCATCTGCAGAAGGTTTCATCCGTCTTTTGGATGATGTTCATACAAACGCTTGGGACGTAAAATATGACCCCGTAAGAAAACGGGCAATTTTGAATGACCTAGCCTCAGCTCCAAGTTCGGACTCTCAAGATGATTTGAAATTAGCATCAAACGCATTCGAAGAAGAAACTGGATTAAAGTTAGCTGAGATACCAGTATATCCATGGCCACAATTTTTTGTTGAAACTCAAGATGAAAAAAACAAATTTCAATTAAAATACATTGCCGACCCTTCTGTTGTTGATTTGACTCAAGGATACCTTTTCGACAAATGGCCTGAAGTTGAATTTGTTGAGGAATATATGAAAGGATTGACTCAAAAGTTTCAAAATCCTAATTCCCCTCCACCGTTAGATAATGAACGGGATACTAATATCATTAACATTAATGCGATTGAATTCCCATCGGTGGGATTGGCATACTCAAACAAAGAAGAAATAAAGTTTTTTTATGAAATATGGGAAAGACAATTTTTAACTTCTCATTATTCTGGATTCATAAGAGGTAACTCAAATCAACTTAATGAATTAATTACGTTAAACATTGAGGCGGAAGCAAATAATATTATTTCAAAACTTGGAATAAGTTCTCCCTACTTGACATTAAAACTTAAAAACTTTAATCTGAACGCTCAAGACTATCCTGAATTTTTGAGGACAATATCAAACTCAGGAACAGGTAGAGCTTATCAAGATTTTATTAGAGATTTTTTTGTTACCCCCTATATTAAGAGAATAACTGAAAACTCTTTTTCAATTCTTAGTACTTTGGATTTAGGTAAAATACCTCAGACCGCAACAAAATCAGAGGCATTAAGATCTTTAGTAGTCAATGCCCCAAATGACCCTTTAATTGTTGATACTTTACCCTACACAGACCAAACTTGGTGCCTTAACAATTTGAATCAAGGAAATAGCGCCTTGTCCAATCAAGTTTATAATACAAACAAGTCTTTAACTATTTTCGAGCAAAGAAGAATTATTGCAAACTTTAGTGACGTGTATAACTACACAACGAATAGACCTGTAACAAATTTTTCATACATATTAAATCAAAATCCAACTGAAACTATTGATACGACTGGACTTTCTACATATACGACCTATGGACCACTTGGACTCAATGCGTTTTACTTGAATAGAAACCCTCAGGATTTTGTTGCGACTGAAGGGTATATCAACGGGACTACTCCGACAAGGGCGTTCAGTCCAAGAAGTACCACTTCAATGTTGAATACGCCTTACTTTATAAATGCTGTACAAAACGGAGTTTATAATTCTAGGTTGTCAGGAATCACCTATCCATATGTCCAAGCGGCATATATGTTCTTGAATTCATTACCTTTGGCAACATTGAGAGAAAAATACAAATCTGTTTCTAACAATATTACAACTGATTTGGATTACATTTCATCAACATTCAAAAAATTTGGTGCAATCCATAAGTTACCATATGCTTGGATTCTAAAATATGGTTCGATTTGGCACAGGTATAAAAAATATAAAGAGTCGAATGTTGATATATTAGAAAGTGCTTGGAAAAACTTTGATTACGCGGGTAATTACTATCCTGTTACAAGTGCTGTAACTGAAACGTATGAATTCAAGTATTCAAACGTAGATACAAAAATAACACTTCAAAACGAAGAGGAAAATCAAATTCAGATGCAAGTCGGGTTTTATCCTAAAGTTATTAATGACTTCAACGTTTTTCTAAACGGATATGATTTGTATGAAAATTATACAAGTGAGGAAATCCAACAGAGTGTTAATTCTGGTATGAAATTATATAATTTCAGTTCATCAAACATAAATAGTGCTAAACAAGGGGATAAAAATTTAAGATTGACTACATGGTCAATTTTATTACCAAATATAACTATCAGACCTCCAGTTGATTGTAACCCTAAAGATAATACTGTAGGTGATGATTATTTTGTAATTCCGTCGTTTGGGACACAATTCAATCAAACAGTTGATTCTTGTTTTAGTGCACAAACAACATCTCCAGCAACTGTTGTGGATTTAACTAACAATCCAAACATGTACAATGGGTCGGTAAGATGTTTATGGTCGGCACCTAATTTTGGATATTTCGATAGTAATCAGTTGGCATTCCCTGAACCAGATTCCTATTTAACTTTAATCACGACTGGCAACAGCCAAACACCATTGTATTTTCTAACACAAGACAACTATACAAAAATAGAAGAAGTGTTTTCTGTTTTCGAAAAGAAAATTTTAGATTCATTTGAAACTGAATTTTTGAATTTTTGTAAACCGATTGGTAATGCTTCAACTGGAAGGAATATTGTTACTTTTGGACAATCTCCCGTTGACCCAAATGCAACTTTCAAAAACTTCCAATCATTATTCAGAAGTTTAATGGTGGTTCCTGCTAAAACACAAACAGAAACTGATGAATTATATTTTAACAATGTAATTAATAATCAATATTCATTATTTCAAAATGGTATTAAATCATTTATGGAATATGATGTCATATTCAAATATGGTAATCCTTCCAACTATGAAAGGAGAATTTTTGATTCTTACTTATCTCATAATAATACTCAGGAAGTTGTAGACCCAATTACTTTTGAACCTTACGTACCTAATTCTCTTCCGAGTGCCGGTGGTAATTTATTATTAAGTCAATCTCAAATTAATAATAGACAGGCTTGGACGGCTTTGGAAACAGAAGTAGGGTTCTCAACAATCCCTAATGTAAGATATAGTTCAATAGGGTCATATATTACAGATTTTTTTATCGATAACAATATAGCATTTACTAGTGAGAATGTTACATTGTTGGCTCCGATTATTAAAATGTACGCTACTCAGAAATTAAATAATCCAAATCTAAATGCAATACAATTTCAAAATCAACTAAATCAATATCTTGAGAGAGAAACACTGATACAAAACAACTTTTTGAATGGAGTTTTAAGCCGACTGAGAAAAGATTTACCAGATCAAGTACAATTACCTGAACGTGCAATTAATAGTGTCATTACTGGAGACCAAAGTAAGGTTGAAAATTATGAAGTTTTCAAAGCGTTGAATGACAAGTGGATTTCTGGTGGGGATTGGAAAACCAAAACTCTATTTGAAGATATGTTGTTTTTGGATAGAGCATCAAGAAATATTGGAGATAGTATATTACTCGATATTTTTGATTTGAAATACATGTTTGGTGTTGGAGGTAAAACTCCTGGAGATTTTTCTCTTAATCAAGCAATGAGTGTTTTCACTTTTATAAGTGGTATTTTGATTAAAAATAATTTTGTTGTGATGCCACTTCCAGCATATGTGAATTTTTACAATATCCAAGATGTTGATGTGACGGCGACTCCAAGACTTGATAGACCCGAACAATTTGCAAATAATTTATGGGGAACATTTTTGGATGTTGACTATAGAAATTCGGGACCAAAGATGGTTTGCTTCTATGCTGGAAAACCTTCACAATATTTGAAATTACCTAAAGGAGATTTTAAGTATCGAGATGATGCTTTTGAAATGAGAAGAGCTTCTGGTAATCCATTGTTAGAAGACCAACAAGGAAAAAAGGATTGGGCTCTTTCAAACAAGTGCGTTGGTTTCAATGTCGATGTTGGAATTAGAAATCAGAACATTTTTTATTCCATGACAGTTTCACAAGATAATGGGGTTGCAACATCTGAATCGATAAATGTCCAACTTGACATGGCAAATCAAGCTTCAGGAAGACAGATAGCAACACAAAATAATAGTTTATATAACTTATACAAAAATAGGTCATATAAATGTTCGATAACAAGTTTGGGAAATGCGTTAATACAACCTACAATGTATTTTAATTTACGGCATGTTCCCATGTTTGATGGACCATACTTGATTACTGAGGTAAATCACTCGATTCAACAAGGGTCCTTTCAAACTACATTTGATGGAACAAGACAAGGTTATTTCGATTTACCGACTATAGATAGTTTCCTACAAAGTATTAATCAAAATTTGATTACAAAGTTAGAAGAGATACTGAAGATAAATAAGGACCAAGTAAAAATTAATGCAACAACTAATAATGTTAAATCAACTCAAGTTGTACAACAGGCGGATAACACAAAAGACACTACAAATTCTTGTAGTTCAAAAATAACTGCACCTGTATACACTAATGGTGGATATGAAGCGGTTGATGCGACATTGACTGAAATGACTCCACAAGTTTTTGCTGAGGCGTTGAAAAGGTTAATTCCTAATAACGTTGATTTACAAGTTGCGATATATACTATTTCTTACATCAGAACTTATCAAGAAGCTTCTAATACAGGTGCTGGAATGTTCAACGGATGGAACAATAATTTTGCAACATTATCACTGAGTCAAGATTGGTTTGGACAAGTTTCACTTTTAGAAAAAAGATATAGTTGTATTAACATTAGAACTAATCCGGGAAACTCTTCTTCAGAGCCAATTGCTCATTTTGAGTCATTAGACAAATATATCCAATTTATGGCTGGGAGACTCCGAAGCAATCTTGATAGAATAGTACTGTTAGGATTAACAAAATATTATGTTTGTCATTGGCCTGTGGATAACATTTCCGAAGAATACTATGATGAAAATAAAGACGAATTTTTACAGACTAAACAAACATTTGATAAGGCTCTAACTTCAGCTGCGGAATCTGGATTGAAGACAAAGAACGAAATACTTGAAAACATTGAAAATAACGAGAAAGACGGGAACCAAGAGCAAACACCAACTGTAACTCCAACTATCGGTCAAACTTGTCCACCACCAGTTTTATCTACATTCTCACCTTCTGCCGGATTTACGGGTACTATTGTTCAAGTTAATGGAAGAAATTTTGAGTCAGTTGAATCAATTCAAGTAATTGACAAAGTTGTTGAGTTGAAGGATATTACAGTATTTAATTCTGAAACATTAAGGTTTATTTTACCTGAAATTCAAATACCTGAGGGACAAACTGTCGCGACAGGAAGAATAACAGTTAAAACTGAAAATGGTGATATTGAAAGTTTAGTGGATTTTACATTTAATCCGGCACTACAGAATACCACAACATCATCGCCTGGAGGTTACGAGGATACTAAGACTACAGAAGTTATTTCAGTTTCTGAACAAGAGAATGTAAGTGGTAGTGCCAATCTTCAAGAAACTATGTTAAATCCACCTATGTTTATTTCTGAAAAAATTGATAATGAACTTGGTACTGAAATTTTAACAGTTAAAGTGGACCAAAATGATTATGTTGGTGGGGTATGGAAAATAGAGCCTCAAGTAGAATATAGCTATATTATCGACCTTATTGAAGTGGGGCCTAATAATACGGTTACTCGAACTTCAATTGAAACGTCGGAATCGTCTAAACTTTTAGGTTTTGTATCCCCCGATGGACAAACTTTCTCAATTACTAGACAACAGTTTATTGATGCTGAGTTTAGTGAGGTACTTGACATGGAAAAAGGAAAGAGATTGGAAATTAGTACATCAATTTATTTACGTGCTAGACCTGAAAATAGAGAAAAGAATCCAAAAGATGATACTAAATCGGTTAGGTTCCGAATGATAGTTCCATCTTCCGAAACAGGGGTGCAACCTCAAGGGTCATTATCGTTCATTCAGAGAAGTACTGATGTTACATTACCGAGTTTCCAAGGACCATTGTATTATAATATTAGAAGACCTGATGGAGGATTTATCACTTATAGATTTAATTGTCCACTTTGTAAAATATCTAAAGTTTTCGTCGCCGAGGTTTCAAAACAAACTATTCCATTGAACATAACTATAACAAATAATCCAGACACCAAATATACAAACGTGATAGATGTTAATTCTAGTGGTCGATTTGTTTTATCGGTCATTTATGAAAATGCTGACAACTCTGGTACATTTACCGCAACAAGTAATCCATTCACTTTATAACATAGTAACATATTTATATAAAAAGATTCTTATGAACATTAAATCAGCATTAGACAATTATCTTGGTAAATCTGTAAGATTTTCACAGGAAGACAACGGAGATGGAACTAAACAAGTTTGTGACTTGGATACAGGTGATTGTTACACAGTGAGAGAAAGAGACGGTCTTATCGAAAGAGCAGGTCATCAAACTACAGCCAACAGAAAGGTTAGAGTAGAAACCGCTAACGGAATAAAAACATTATTAAATGGTTAACCAATGAGTTTAGATAAAAAAATTATCAAGGAGATTGAAAGACATAGAAAAATCAATCAGTATATTTTAGAACAAGTGGGAGCAACGCCTGAAGACGATGCATTAGGGGCATTGGCTCCAATACCTGGAGCAGAAGCTGCGCCTGCGCCTGCAGAGGCAACACCTCCACCAGCGCCAACAACTGAACCACAACCTATCGATGTTGATTCAGATCCTGATGTTGAGAAGATTGATGATGAAGGTGAATCACAAGAAGGAGGAGACGAATCAGGGTCTGAAGAATTAGACATTACTGAATTAGTTGATTCACAAAAAAATATTGAAACCAAACAAGAAGAGTATTTCAATAACTTATTTAACCAACTTAATGATTTACAATCTAAGTTAGGTGAGATGGATAACATTATGAACAAACTTAACTCTCTTGAAAATAAGATTGAAAAATATAGAGAAAAAACTCCACAAGAAAAGTTAGAGTTGAGAACATATGACTCTTATCCATTTAGTCAAAAACTTTCACAATTTTTTGATGATAAGTCAGAAGAAATGGAAAAGACCGGAAAAAATGATTATGTTTTAACTGCGGACGAAGTTACTGATATTAATGTAAATGACATTAAAAATTCCTTCCAACCTGGTGGAGGAATGGATAATGAAGTTTACAAAACTTCATTCAGATAAAACTGAACGAAACGTTTGAAAGGTACCTTCGGGTACCTTTTTTATTTGACTTATTCTTACTTTTACTTATCTTTGTTTATATAATTTATCATTTTAATTCTTAAAAAAAACTATGAGTTCATTAGACGCCGTATTGGCACAGTACGAAAAAAATCAGCAAGGGGGCGGGGCCCAATCGAAAATGTCGCAAGACGAAAGAATGAAAAAGTATTTCGCTTTAATCTTAGGAGACAAAGAGAAATCAGGACAGAGAAGAGTTAGAATTCTCCCTACACCAGATGGATCCTCACCATTCAAAGAGGCGTGGTATCACGAAATTCAAGTGGGTGGGCAGTGGCAGAAATTCTACGATCCGGGAAAAAATGACAACGAACGTTCACCTTTGAATGAGGTTTACGAAGAATTGATGTCTACAGGTAAAGAGTCTGACAAATTATTAGCAGCTCAGTATCGTTCACGAAAATTCTATATCGTAAAGGTAATTGACAGAGACCACGAGGAAGACGGTCCAAAGTTTTGGAGATTCAAACACAACTTTAAGAATGATGGTATCCTTGACAAAATCATTCCTATTTGGAGAAACAAAGGGGACATTACTGACCCTGAAAAAGGACGTGACTTAGTCATTGAACTTGCTAAAGCAAAAACTCCAAAGGGTAAAGAATACACAACAGTTTCAACTATTATGTATGATGACCCAACACCAGTACATGAAGATAAACAACAAGCAAAGGCTTGGATGGAAGATGAGTTGACATGGTTGGATGTTTATTCCAAAAAACCTGTTGATTACCTTGAGGCAATCGCAAGAGGAGAAACTCCTAAGTGGGACTCAGACAAAGGTGGTTACGTTTATGGTGACAGTTCAGTTGAGACCGAATCATTCGGTGGAGGTTCCAAAAAATCTACATATGTAGACCCACAATCTAACGACGAACCTGACGGAGACCTTCCGTTCTAATTAAATAAAATAACTCGGATACTATTATGGTGTCCGAGTTTCATTTCCCTAACCTTATGGCAATTAAGAAAAACGATTTCGAAAGTCTGAAGAAAAAATTTTCTACTTCAGCAAAGTATAAACCACAAAGATTTTTTGACTTAGGTCCTGATTTCTTGGATGCCGTTGGACTTCCTGGACCAGCCATTGGACATCTTAACATGTTCTTGGGTCACTCCGATACTGGTAAAACTACAGCTTTGGTGAAAACGGCAGTTGATGCTCAGAATAAAGGTATCCTTCCTGTGTTCATTATTACTGAACAGAAATGGAGTTTCGAACACGCCAAATTGATGGGGTTCCAATGTGAAGAAGTTGTTGATGAAGAAACGGGTGAATTGGATTGGGATGGATTTTATATATTCAATAATAACTTTGAGTATATTGAACAAATAACTGACTACATTAATAGTTTGTTGGATGCTCAAGAAAAAGGTGAATTGGATTATAGTTTGTTATTCCTATGGGATTCGGTTGGTTCAGTTCCTTGTAAGATGACTTATGAAGGAAAAGGTGGAAAGCAACACAATGCATCTACTTTAGCGGATAAAATTGGAATGGGTATTAACCAACGTATTTCAGGGTCTCGTAAAGCTGACTCAAAATATGAAAACACTTTGGTTATTGTTAATCAACCTTGGGTTGAACTTCCTGATAATCCATTTGGACAACCTAAAATTAAGGCTAAGGGTGGTGAAGCGATTTGGTTAAACTCATCTTTGGTATTTTTGTTTGGTAATCAAAAAGGTGCGGGAACAACTAAGATTACTGCGACCAAAGACAAAAGAACTATTAAGTTTGCGTCAAGAACAAAAGTTTCAGTAATGAAGAACCACATCAATGGATTGGGTTATGACGATGGAAAGATTATTGTTACACCACACGGATTCATTGGAGGTAAAGAGGCGGCTGAAGAGAAAATCTCATTGGAAAAATACAAAAAAGAGTATGCTGACTATTGGAAAGATATTATCGGAACCGATGGTGACTATACCCTCAAAGAGGAAAAAGAAGACTAGTTTATTATTTCACACTTAAATCACGAATTGTGATTAAAACATTATTAGTGGACGGAGACAATCTGTTCAAGATAGGATTTCATGGAGTTAAGGAGTTGTATAATGGTGGAGACCACTTAGGTGGAATCTACCATTTTATAAACATCTTGAGAAAATTTTTAGAAGAACACAATCATGATAAGGTTGTGGTTTTTTGGGATGGAAACTCTAACTCATCTATTCGTAAATCTATCTATCCCCAATACAAAGCGAATCGTCGTCAAGATATGAATGAGTTTAAGTACGAGTCATATCTTCAACAGAAGTCTCGGGTTAAACAATACCTTGAGGAGATATTCGTGCGTCAGGTTGAAATGACTAACAACGAGGCGGATGACCTTATTGCTTATTATACCAAATTGTCTGTCGATGAAGAAATCATAATTTTTTCTGCCGACAAGGACTTAACTCAACTTATATCAGAACGGGTAACCATCTATTCTCCGACCTCTAAACAATACTATGGGTATGGAGACATGATTACTATCAATAAGGTCAACATACCCCACCAAAACGTCTTGTTAACTAAGATTATGACAGGGGATAAGTCTGATAACATAGATGGTATAGAAATGTTGGGAGAAAAGACTTTGGTCAAATTGTTTCCTGAATTGTTAGAGAAACCATGTACTATCGAAGAAATCTTGGACAACGCACGAAATAACGAACAAAAGAAAAAACCAAAGGCGTTAGAAAACATTTTGATTGGTAAAACTAAAAGCGGTACATTTGGAGAACAATTCTTTGAAACAAACAAAAAAATCGTGGATCTTCACAATCCTTTAATCACTGATGATGGTAAAGAACTTGTGGAACAGATACATACAGACACAATAGACCCCACAGACCGTGGATACAAAAACTTGATGAGAATGATGATGGAGGACGGACTCTTCAAGTACTTACCCAAGAACGATGAAGCTTGGGTAAATTTCCTCCGACCATTTATGAAACTTACACGAAAAGAAAAAAGAAACACAAACAAAAATTAAAAACTTTATGAAAGAGCAAGACAGCACTAAAATGGAATTTCTTCTAACCCTTAACGACAACATTGTTGTTCAAAGGTATTTTAATGTTAGAGGTTACAATCCAAATGCAAAAAACTCAATTGAATTCTATAACCTCATTAATGAGATTAAAGATGACCTACAGTATCATTTGAAAATGAAGACTGTTATTTACATGACGGACAATAGTGAATCTATCATGCATGACCCATCAGTTATGGACACCTCTTATACTGATGGACCAGAAATTTTTAACATCTTTGTTAAGAATGGGGACACGACAATTTGTCATAGAATTTTTGATGGAAAATATTTTCCGCCGAAGGTTCGTTATACCGTTGACGTACGACCATTTTTGAAAGATATTCTCAGAGAATTGACTGACATTTTTTCAGAACAAAGATTATCTTATCAATATTTGGATTTTGATTTGAGTAAGTGAGTATTTAATAATACACAGGGGAGCAATACAAATATATGAACAAAAATTTCGATTACTTAGGAAACACTTTCCAGATTCAGTTATTGAATCAGATTGTGGTAGATAAAGATTTTTCATCATCTATTCTTGATGTCATCGAGTCCACATACTTTGATAACAAGTATTTCAAAATTCTTTTACAGATGATTAAGGAATACTATGTGAAGTATGAATCAACCCCTAACTTCGAAACTCTCGAACAAATCATTAAGTCTGAAGTTTCTCAAGAATTGGTTGCTAAAATTGTTTTAGATACCCTAAAACAAGTTAAAGAAGCTCCATTTGAAGGAACACAGTTTGTTCAAGAAAAAGCCTTGAAATTCTGTAAACAACAGGAACTTCAAAAGGCTATGGATAAAGCTCAAAAAATTATCACTCAAGGAGATTTTGAATCTTACGATAAAGTGGAGGGATTAGTTAGAGAGGCACTACAAGTAGGTGAGATAGACAAAGGACAGACAGATATTTTCTATGGACTTGATACCGTTTTGGATGAAGACTATAGACATCCAATACCTATGGGTATACCAGGTATTGATAAACTACTTAAAGGTGGTTTGGCCAAGGGAGAGATTGGGGTAATTCTTGCACCAACTGGTGTTGGTAAGACAACTATCTTGACTAAGATTGCGAATACTGCATTCAACTTGGGGTATAATGTCCTTCAGGTATTCTTTGAAGACAATCCTAAAATTGTTCAAAGAAAACATTTTACAATATGGACAGGTATTCCACCTGATGAGTTGGCAAAACATAGAGAAGATGTAATGTCTAAGATTACTGAAATACAAGAGACAATGAAAAACAAACTTGTATTGAAGAAGTTGGCATCTGATACTATGACAATGAACCAACTTAAAAATCAGGTTAGAAAAATGATTGCGGATGGAAACAAAATTGATATGATTATGTTAGATTATATCGACTGTGTATTACCTGAGTCATCATCAAAGGATGAGTGGAAAGCCGAAGGTTCGGTAATGAGAGGGTTTGAGGCAATGTGCCACGAACTCAACTTGGTTGGTTGGACTGCAACTCAAGGGAATAGAAGTTCTATTTCTTCAGAGGTAGTTACTACAGACCAAATGGGTGGGTCAATCAAAAAGGCCCAAGTTGGACACGTCATCATCACGGTGGCAAAAACACTTCAACAGAAAGAAATGAATTTGGCGACAATCGCGATAACAAAGTCTCGTCTTGGAAAAGACGGAGTTGTATTCGAGAACTGTAAATTCAACAATGAACTTCTTGAAATTGATACTGAAAGTTCAGTAACGTTCTTAGGATTTGAGGAACAACAAGAAGAGAAAAAGAGAGACAGAGTCAAAGAATTGATGGAGAAGAGAAAACAAAAGGAACAACAACAATTATAAAAAACACACAATTAATTATGGAAAAAATTTTAATAGAAAATCCCAACAGGTTCGTTATATTCCCCATTGAGCACAATGATATTTGGGAATTTTACAAACAACATCAAGCAGCATTTTGGACTGCTGAAGAGGTAGATTTGACTAACGATATTAGAGATTGGAATAATCTTACTGAAAATGAACAATATTTTATTAAAAATATTTTGTCATTTTTCGCTGCTTCTGATGGTATTGTCAATGAAAATCTTGCAGAAAATTTCTTAAAGGAAGTACAATATCCTGAAGCTAAATTTTTCTATGGATTTCAGTTGATGATGGAGAACATCCACAGTTTGATGTATTCATTACTCATTGATACTTACATCTCGAATGAGAAAGAAAAACAACTTTGTTTTACCGCATTAGATAATCTACCGGCAGTTCAAAAGAAGGCTAAATGGGCTCTTGATTGGATTGAAAACGCATCCTTCCAAGAGAGACTTGTGGCATTCGCTGCGGTTGAAGGTATCTTCTTTTCAGGGTCTTTCTGTTCAATTTTCTGGTTGAAGTCGAGAGGTATTATGCAAGGTTTGTGTAATGCAAACAGTTTGATTTTTAAAGACGAGAATCTTCACTGTGACTTTGCAATTCACTTGGTTAATAATCACTTGGAGACTAAACCATCAGAAAAAAGAATCAAAGAAATTCTATTGTCTGCATTGGAGATTGAAAAAGAATTCATCACTGAATCATTACCTGTTTCACTTATTGGTATGAACTCCAATCTTATGAAACAATATTTGGAATTCGTTACTGATGGATTGTTGGTTAAGTTTGGATGTAAAAAAGAATTCAATGTTGAACAACCATTCAAGTTTATGGAACAAATTGCAGTTGAAACAAAGGGTAACTTCTTTGAGTCAAGAACAATGGAATACCAAAAAGCTAAACTAAATGAAGAGTTATCATTTGATTCTGATTTTTAATTTAATACTTTTATATCTATGATGTCATTAAAAATTAAAAAAAGAGGGGGGGAAGATGTTGCATTCAATCCTCAAAAAATTTATAACAGAATTAAAAGGGCTGCGAAAGGGTTAACCGTAAACTCTGACGAAATATTCATTAAGGTAATTACATCAGTACCAACTGAAGGTAACATAACAACAAAAGAGTTGGATAAACTTGTGTATGAAATTGCTGCGGCGTATACTGGCAGTCACTATGACTATTCAAGACTTGCATCATCAGTCGCAATTTCATCGTATCACAAAGAGACCGACCCAAGTTTTTCTAATGTTATGCACACATTACACGTTGATGGTGTAGTTCACGATGATTTGATGGCAAAGATTGAAGAGTATGGTTCGTCCAAGATTGACGAAGTTATCAATCATGAAAATGATTATAATTTTGATTACTTTGGTTGGAGATCATTGCAAGAAATGTATCTATTGAAGACTCCCCAAGGAAAAGTTATCGAAAGACCACAACATATGTATATGAGAGTGGCTTTGTGGGTTACCAATACTTTTGAGGAGGCAGTTGAATATTATGAGTCGTTATCAAGTCAACGTATTTCCAAGGCAACACCAATTATGATTAACTCAGGAACAAAAGTTCCTCAGTTGGCATCTTGTGTGTTACATTACAACAACTCCGACTCTAGAGATGGTTTGTTGAAAACTTTGAATGATATTTCAACATATTCATCAGACGCTGCGGGTATTGGATTATCGATGTCTAACATCAGAAGTAAAGAAAGTCGAATCACATCTTCAGGTGGATTTGCTGGTGGTTTGTTAAAGTACTTAAAGATTGTTAATGAATCATTAAGATTCTTTAATCAACAAGGGAGAAGACCTGGTAGTGCTGCAATCTATTTGGAACCATGGCATAAAGATATTTTCGACTTGTTGGATATCAAAAAGAATACGGGTGCTGAAGAATTGAGGGCAAGAGACTTGTTTACCGCATTATGGATTCCTGATAACTTCATGAGGGCGGTCAAGAATAATGAAGATTGGTACCTATTCTGTCCGAATGACATTATTAAAGCTGGAATCAAACCTTTACAAGAGTGTTATGGTGAGGAGTACGAAAGTAATTATCAAAAAGCGGTTGACATGGGTCTTGGTCGTAAGGTAAAGGCTCAAGAAGTATGGAGTAAGGTAATTGAATCTCAAATTGAGACGGGTGTTCCTTACTTGTGTGCTAAGGATAGTGCTAACAAGAAAACGAATCATCAAAACATTGGAGTGATTAAACAATCTAACCTATGTAATGAGATTTATCAGTACACTGACGAAAAAACTACCGCGATTTGTACTCTATCTTCCATCGTATTGAAAAACTTTATTGTTGATGGTAAGTTCGATTATAATCTATTAATCCAAGAAGTAAGAAAGGTTGTAAGAGCGTTGAATAATGTTATTGATAAAAACAATTATTCAACAGAAAAAGGTCTTAAGGGTGGTCTCGAACAACGAGCAATTGGAATCGGAGTTCAAGGATTAGCGGATGTGTTTTGTCTTTTAGATTATGTTTTCACTTCGGATGAAGCTAAGTCATTGAATAAGAATATCTTTGAAGCAATTTATTTCGCGGCAGTTACTGAGAGTAATGATTTGTGTAAGAAAGGTATTAGAACCCCTTATGAGTTCTTCAAAGGTTCTCCAATGTCAAAAGGTATTTTCCAATTTGATATGTGGGGTCTTAATGATTCTGATTTATTCTTAGATTGGGAAACATTGAAAAAAGATGTTCAAGAATATGGTGTTTGTAATTCATTGTTCACCGCTCAGATGCCAGTTGCATCATCCGCTAAGATTACAGGTTCATTTGAGATGACCGAACCAGCTCACTCAGCGTTATTTAATAGACGAGTTGTTGGTGGTGAAATTATGATTGTGAACAAATACTTGATTAATGATTTTGAGAAGATTGGTATTTGGTCTGAGGATTTGAAAAATGAAATTATTTTGAATGAAGGGTCAATTCAAAATATTAACTTCAATCAGTATCTTGATGTCGAAGATAAAAACTACAATAAAAAAGTTAAAAGAATTGAACACTTGATTCCGAAATACAAAACTATTTGGGAAATTTCACAGAAAGAATTGATTAATATGGCTGCGGACAGAGCTCCATTTATTGACCAATCACAGTCTATGAATATTTATATGTCTAATCCTACATTGTCAAAGATTACATCATCTCACTTTCATTCGTGGGAAAAAGGGTTGAAAACATTGTGTTACTATGTAAGAACTAAAGCAATTTCAACAGGAGCAAAACACTTAGCGGTGGATATATCGAAAAACCAAAAACCAAAACCAGTTGTAGAAGTTCCTAAAGTAGATTACAGTAACATGAATTTACCACCAAAACCAGAAGGAATTGAAATTGAATGTTTTGGTTGTTCTTCGTAATTAAATAATTAATCCCGACATATATCGGGATTTTTTATTTTGGGCTATTTATAAGGAAAAACAAGGGACTTATATTTATCTTTATGGCGAACGGAGTTACATATGGTATTAATTTTCCATTCAGAGATTCGAGACGTGGTGATTTTTTAGAACTTACCCAGTTAGAGGCTCAGCAGGTAAAATCTGATTTAATACATTTACTTTTAACAAGAAAAGGCAGTAGATATTATTTACCTGAATTTGGTACTAGATTATACGAATTCTTATTTGAACCTTTTGATGGACTGACTTTCGATGCAATTCAATCGGATATTAGAGACGCGGTTCAACAATTTATGCCTAACCTTTTATTAAATCAGATAACAATTACACCAGCAGACCCTGAGCAAGAAGTAGATACTATGATAGGTGAAAACATTATTGGTACAAGCGAATCTCCAATTTATAGATTACCCGGAAAAGGTACCTCGGAATATACTGCAAAAATTAGAATAGATTATTCAAACAACAGATCATCTTTTGCTCAAAGTGATTTTGTTATTATTAATATTTAATATAGATGGCAAATCGTAAAATTTCATATACAACTAGAGATTATCAGGGGATAAGAACTGAGTTACTAAATTATGTAAGAACATACTATCCAGAACTAATTCAGGATTTTAATGATGCATCTGTATTCTCAGTATTCTTAGATTTGAATGCTGCGGTTGCGGATAACTTACATTATCATATTGATAGGAGTATTCAAGAAACTGTACTACAATATGCTCAACAAAGGTCTTCAATATATAATATTGCAAGAACTTATGGATTAAAACTTCCTGGTCAAAGACCATCAGTATCTTTAGTAGATTTTTCAATTACGGTGCCGGTTTTCGGTGACAAAGAAGATGAAAGATATCTTGGAACTTTAGCCAGAGGATCACAAGTTTCAGGTGCAGGCATTGTGTTTGAAAATATATACGACGTAGATTTTACCTCACCATACAACGCCCAAGGTTTTCCAAACAGACTTAAAATTCCAAATCGTAATGCCAACAACGTACTAGTGAACTATACTATTACCAAACGAGAATTGGTTGTTAATGGTATTACTAAGGTATTCAAAAGAGTTATTACTCCAAATGATGTTAAACCATTTTTTGAATTATTTTTACCTGAAAAAAATGTATTAGGGATCACAAGTGTTTTATTAAAAAGTGGAACTGAATATACCAACATACCAACAACTGCGGAATTTTTAGGTTCTGCAAATAAATGGTATGAAGTAGACGCTTTGGCCGAAGATAGAGTTTTTATCGAAGACCCGACTAAAGTATCTGACCAACCGGGTATTAAAGTTGGTAGATATATCCAAACACCGAACAGGTTCATTAGTGAATATACACCAGAAGGGTTCAAAAAACTTACTTTTGGTGGAGGTACAAATACTGCGCAAGATGCTCTCAATCAATTCACAACATTAGGCACCACAATTGATTTACAGAGATATTCGAATAACATATCTTTAGGTTCAGCATTGACCCCAAACTCAACGTTATTTGTACAATATAGAATTGGAGGTGGTTTAGGTACTAACTTGGGAACGAATGTTATTACTCAGATTGGATCAGTATCATTCTTTGTAAATGGGCCATCAGAACTTACTAACTCATCTGTGGTTAACTCATTAAGATGTAATAACGTTACTGCGGCAATCGGTGGAGCTGGATTACCATCACTTGAAGAAATTAGAAATTATGTCTCATTCAACTTCTCAGCTCAAAAGAGAGCAGTTACGGTACAAGACTATGAGTCTATTATTAGAAATATGCCATCTGAATTTGGTGCTCCTGCTAAAGTTTCGGTAACCGAAATAGATAATAAAATTTTAATTCAATTGTTATCATACGATACTTCAGGAAGATTAACAAACATTGTGTCAAACACATTAAGACAAAATATTGCAACCTATCTTTCTAATTATAGAATGATGAATGACTACATTTCAATTCTTACTGCTGAGGTTATTGACTTAAGTGTTGAAGTACAGATTGTGTTAACTTCTGCACAAAATTCAGGTCAAGTTATTGCTGATGTGGTAGATAGAATCGCTACGTACTTTAATCCACAAGTTAGAGAATTAGGACAAAACGTTTATTTGTCTGAATTACAAAGTATTGTTCAAAATCAAAACGGAGTGTTAACCGTATCTTCAATCAAAGTTTTCAATAACGTAGGTGGACAATATTCGTCTGCTGAAACTTCTATGGAGTACGCTAATCCTGAAACACGAGAAATTCAACCTGTTAATTCAACAATTTTTGCTCAACCATCACAGGTTTATCAAATCAGATATCCAAACAAAGATATAAAGGTTTCGGTTCAGAATTTCCAATCTACTACTTTATCATAATCGGTTTATTATCCAAGGCTTTGGGTTATAATTTATAATGTGTGTGTTTTTAATTTTTAAAAATTACACATAAACTATTTATAAACTAAAGATATTACATGGGTGATTCATATAGAATTAAGACCGAACTTGGTATTAACAAATCTATTAATGTACAGTTAGACCAAGAGTTTGAGTTCTTAGAAATACTATCTCTTAAAATACAACAAACTGACATCTACACAAGAAGTTGTGCGGATTATGGTGTTTTGGTGGGAAGAGTCACTGCAAACAATGGTTTTGGAGTACCGAACGCAAGAGTCTCGATATTTATTCCTATATCTCAGGTTGATGAGTCAAATCCATTAATCACAAGTATCTACCCATACAAGTCACCAAATGACAAAAATGAGGATGGATATAGGTATAATTTACTCCCCTATACTCCTTCATATTCAAAACATTCTGCAACAGGAACATTGCCTACAAAATCTGATGTTCTAACAGGCACTACTGCAGTCGAGATTTATGACAAGTATTATCGATTCACTTCAAAAACTAATGATAGTGGTGATTACATGATTATGGGAGTTCCACTTGGAGAACAAAGCATAGTCATGGATGTTGACCTTTCTGATATCGGTGAATTTTCTTTAACACCTCAAGATTTAATTAGAATTGGTTTAGCTACTGAAGCTCAAGTTGCGGGCAATAGATTTCGTACATCGAACGACTTAAATTCATTACCTCAGATAATTAATTTATCTAAAAGGGCTGAGATATCTCCATTATGGGGAGACCCTGAAATATGCGATATATCAATTAACAGAGTAGATTTTGATTTACGAGATGATGCTAATGTTGATATTCAGCCAACCTCGGTTTTCATGGGGTCTATGTTTTCTTCACCGGATAATTTTAGGATTAGAAAAAATTGTAAACCTAAAGACAATCTAGGTAACTTATGTGACTTAACTTCAGGTCCAGGCCAAATATTGGCGATTCGACAAACTGTGGAACAAGATGAAGATGGAAATCCTGTTTTAGAAGTTTTTGAGTTGGAACAGGCTGGAAACGTCATCGATGGGGATGGGACTTGGTTAACCGAGTTACCGATGAATATGGATTATATAGTTACCAATGAATTTGGAGAAAGGGTGTTGTCTAATGATTCAACATTGGGGATACCGACCAAAGGTAAATACAGATTCAAAATTAAATGGACACAACCAAATGATTTAACTATTCAAACAAGGAGGCCGAGTTATCTAGTACCAAATGTAAAGGAATATGGATGGACTAATTCGCTTTCAGACCCAACAAATGTAGAAGACCAAACAAGAAAAGATATACAAGAAAGTTCATATTATTTTGGTTTATCTTGGACTGGTTATACTAATGGATTTACAGGATCTGAAAGAATTGATAGATTAAATGAAATTATTGACTGTGAAGATACATTCTATGAGTTTCAGTTTAATAGAGTTTATACAATATCTTCATTGATTGACCAATATAAGAAAGGTGGTCGAGGCAGATTTATTGGTATCAAAGAAATTGATGATGATACATGTTCGAGTACTATTAATAAGTTTCCTGTGAATGATGGATTCAAAAATTTTGATTTACTGTATTTTTTATTTTCAATTATTTTTACAGTAATTCAATTCGTTGGGTCAGTTCTTTTGGTTCAAGCTCACCTTTTACTTTTTATCTATACAACGGTCATTAGGGCTTTGTGTTTCTTGTGTGGGGTAAAAATTTTACGTATAAGGCCTTTTGCGTTTATTTGTAATGCTTTAAGGTTGTCATGTGAAACAAAAAGTTTTTTGGTTCGTTTACCAATGATTACATATCCTGACTGTCAATCTTGTACTTGTAAAGATACAAACGTCGAATCGATTGATGTCTTAGGGGGAACAAATGGTATTTTGTCCTACGTTTCTTCACCTTTAAGTTATTACGATGGATTACAGTCTTTTTTTGGTTCTGATGGTACGCCGTCAGAAGACGTTCAGTTAAAATCATTAATTTTTTCAGAGGCCATTGCAGGTAATGATGATTCGGTTACTGACTTGAATATATTCAAAACTCCCGTATCTCAAGTTGTGCGATTTTTATCTGAAGAGTCTGATGAAAGAAGATATTTCGCATATGCCGAAAGTCTTACTTTGGGAGAAAGAATAAATGTGTTTAACACTAGAAAATCATATTTTGAAGAATTGAATAAAATTAAGGTAACCTTTTCTAAAAATTCGAACTTAGGAAAATTTCACTTTGATAATACTGTAACTGTTTTGGCAAACCAATTCTATGAATCTGGACAATTATTAACAACAGTCAACCCTTCGACATCTACTGATAAAAATTTCTTGTATTTGACACAAACTGACAATGGATTGGCCAATGGAATTACGGGGACAACAACACAAGGGTCAACAAATGTAACTGTAAAATATGCTGTAACCGAACTAACAGATAGTAGTGTTTCTTATTCTTTACCAACGGGTAGTACTGTAACCCGTCAGCAATATCCACAAGATAGAGAATATTTTCAAGTCGTTACCGCAATAACAATTTCGGAAGCTATCAAAATATGGGACACAACTAATTTAGAAGCATTCCCCAATGTTTTAAGTGCGCCATCTAGAATATTTTTAAGGAAAAAAAGAGGTTTCCCACTTACAGGGTATGAAGATGATGGTAATTTATTAATTAGTCCACTTTCAGTTTTAGAAAATTTAGATAACCAATATATACTAATTCTTCAAAGAGGAGTGGACCCCTATTCTCCTAAATATGAAAACGAATATAAATTAGGTAGACTTTTTGGAAAAAATATAGATGATTCAAATCTAACAATTACCGCATCAACTCGATTGAATATACCTATTCAAAAGTTGGAGCAGACAAATATTTCTGTTCAACCTTTTACTCAAAGTGGAATGTTCTATCCGTCGTATTTTTTTGAGGCTGGAAATGATTTTAGTGGATTTACAACTTCAACGGTTGGTTATTATGGTAGTTTAGACTCGACATTTAATACTAATAGATTGAACCAAAGAAATATTGGAGGAGTCGTTGGAATGGTTTCAAGAACTAATAATGATTTCTATTCATCAACTCAAAACTCAGCAAAATATGATTTATCTGAGGATGTGTCTGGTGCATCGTACATATTTGCAAATATTAGTGCGGGAGCAAGTTTTGGTTATAGAGATGTAAGATTTCAGTATTTCACTCCGAATGCTTATCCTCAATTGACAGGGTCTCCAATGGCAATTTCCTCTAAAATTAATAATGTAATGAGGACTGATAGACTACCTTCATCTGATGCATTGAATGGTAGTGCTTGGACTACTAATCCGGCATTGTTACAACAGAATAATAATTTTGTTTTTTATGAAATACCCGAGTTAGATGAGCCTGTTGAGTTAGTAGGTTATGCTACAGGTGCGCAAATTCCTACTGCAGATTTGGAGGGATTACCAAACGAAATAACAGTATTATCATCCTTTGATTGTGAGAATATGGTTGGATTGGATTGTTATACAGGTTTTGGTGATAACTTTGAAGTTAATCAGGAGTGTACAACGAAAGATGCGGTTGAAAAAGGTTGTTATATTTTTATGAGGAGACCTGGTTTGGATTTGGTTAAAGATCTTAAAAACTTCGGAGAATGGGCGTTTAGGTTTAGATTTTTCTATGGCCTATGTAGAGGAGTTTTATCCCAATCATTCATGAATAATTGGGTTAATGGTTCTTTATATTTTTTCCCAATTCAAGTAGACACATTCTATAATAGGCAAAATAGAGTAAGTCAAGTTAGATTTTGTGAAGATGTGATTTATTATAATCGGGATAGTAATAACTTCTACTATAGAAGTAGTCCTTACAATTTTAGTACTAATAGATTTGTTGGTAAACAAACAAATAATGATGGAAGTGTAAATGATTTGAATCTATTGTTTCCAACCACTATTATAAATTTAGGGATGAAAGATTATTTCTATTCAGAAATAACCTACGATCCATCGACTCGAGGATTTATAATGCCAAACATTAGTCCTACAAGTTATGGGGATACATCTGATTTAATTAATCTATTTGTGGTTTCAAGAATCACTGATGAAAATTTCTTACAACAGTTAATACCTTTGGGAGATAATTCTATTAATCAACTATTTTCAAGGGACGAGAGAAGAATTGATGGAGACTTGGCACAATTAATGTCTATTAATTGTGAAATTGGTAATATTAATTTTTCACCTGAATATTATGATAGTGTTTCTGGTGAGACTAACCAACCAACTCAAATTCTTGGAACTCCAAAAAATCCAACAATTGCAGTATGGTTTTCTTCTACAACTCAAGATTTACAAACAAAAGATTATATTGCCCCTGGACGAATTAATTTTAGAGGTAGTGACGATATTGGTTATTATCCATATCCATATGGAATTAAATCACAACAAGTTCCTTTCTATCAGTGGAGATTGGCGAATACAAATTTGATATTTGGAAACCAATTTAATACTTGGGCAACATCTTCATCAGATATTATTCAAAACACTAGATATCAATCATTAGATAGATATTCGACAAACACTGATTATTTTTTAGGGTCTAACTTTATGTCCAATGATTTGAATGCACGTGGATATATTTTCAATGTCAATGGGACTGTTGGAAATGGGCAATACGTTTCGAATGGAGCATTGAAACAAAAATTTGTAGTGGGGGCTCCCTTCCAATTTTATTTTGGGACAATTGTAGGAGAAACCGCTTTGGATAAATTCAAAACAAAGTATTCTGTAGATGAATAAGTATACGATAATACCAAGTGGACTTAGATATAAAGGTGCACCATCTTTAGATGAGGAACTTTCTGTAACGCTCCAAGAACAGAGTCAAGAAATTACTGAGTATGATAGGACTTCGACCTTAAATCTTGCTCAGGTTTATGATGATGAACGACAGACAAGTACGATATTTAGACCAACATTTAAGATTACATATTTGTATGATAATACCTATACTGGTACTACGACCTATTTACCATTTCAATACAATCTTTATTATACCAATCCAACGTCTTCAAAACAAAGTGGTATTTGGAGAGGATTTCCTCAGTATTATGAGTTTGATTTTTATCGGCCTAATGTAGGGGACAACCATTTTCAATACAAAGCAAAAAGTGCTTACACCTATAATTGGATGTATTATTTAACATACCCATATGAAAATGATAGTAATAGACAATTAACATATTACTCCTCAACAAATAATGATGTCAATTGGGTTGCATCTAGTGGAATCCCATTTTCAATCAGGAATACTACGCAAAATGGTAATGGGTTGGTTTCATTTGTCTGTGTTGCACCTCATGGATTAACTACGGGAGAATACGTTGAGTTATCTTTGACTTATAGGGGGTCTAATATATTTCAGGTATACTCTATTGGCAATGGATTGCTTGGGAGCAGCTCACATGTTTTCAATTTATTTAATATTGGATTTACTGGCGCAACATTCAGTAATGGTACTATCGGAACATTTCGAAGGGTGATTAATCCTGATAACTTGACTGAAACTAGATCGAAATATTATGTCAAGAAATATAAGGTATTAACCAATGTGACAGACCTTGCGATTACAAAGGCTGGATTCGAAAAAAATGTATTTGGGGAAGATAAGAAATTAGAGTTTAGTTCAATTACACCAAACAATGTTACAAGGATATCTCAGAAGACGAGTAGTAACGCGTATGACGTTACTTCTAATTATGATTTGAATTTGGCGGGTTTATTGGATAATCAAAAAAGACCGATAAATGAAATTAGTCTAACGATAATAAATCGAGGATACTCAGGATATTTCAATCAACCATTTAATGGAGTTGGATTGAAACAAGGGTGGGAGTTCAATTTATCCAAAACAACAAATCCTTGGTGGGATTTGAATAATCAAAGGTCAAATACAAGCATATCAGTTTCATCATATACTCTCACAAGCGGTGCGACAAAAACATTCTATTATAATGCTGATTTGAAAGCTGGAGATATTATGGATGGGGATTTTTGTGAATGGAATGATTATGAGCAAATTGAGCGCGTTGTTTCCCCATATTATCATAAGATAAAGTTTAACCAAACTGTGTTTCAAACCACAAATAATTTTTCAACCAATTCACCTGGATATTATTATAAGCCTCACAACTCGATGGTTCTTAAAGTATTTTCGGATTATATTGAAACAGCTGAATTAGGGTCAATTGAAAATGTTCCAAGTTGGTCATTTTACTCTACAGCGGACCAAGAGTTCAGATGGAGGGATATTTATACCTATGGGTTTATTGACAACTTGCGTCGTGGAGTGAATTATCCATTTTTGAATTCGGCGCAATATCCATATACTCAAGTCATTTTCAGATTGATACCTGAAGGAATAAATTATAACGATAATCTTAATGGATTTGACTTTGCAATAAAACCACTAATCGATGAGTGTGAATAAGTTTGTAATTAAACAAAATGTTATTGTTGACAAACAAATCAACATACCTGTGGAACTCAAGTGGGATTATTTAGGTATGGGTTTGGCGATTGATGAGTATGAAGTCAAAGTCATTAGAGATGTTATCGGTAAGGGTAGAGATTTTGAAGTGTCAAGATTTGCCCATGCCCCTGCAACAGGGACGACGAATGATACATTAATTAATTATGAATTTTATTTTTATTCTGGAGGGTCCCTTGATGATTCAAGTAATTGGAGAATCAATTATTTAAGTGAAGGATTTACTCCACAAGAAGTATATTATTATGAAAATGTGTTTGCCAATTCGTTTTTTAAGTTAGATTTTTATGACACACCTGATGAAAAACAACAAACAAATTATTTGACCATTATATTACCAACACAACAAGGTTTGATGATGGAGACACAAATGCAACGTACATTGGTCAATATTAGAAAACCTCAATTTATTTTAGATTATGTTGGGGATAAAGAAGGATTTTTTATCTATTGGTTGAAAAAACGTAACTTCCTTGATATAGACACATTTTATATGACGGCAAAGTTTTTCAATGCGAAGACGGGGCAATTTACAAAAATGATGACAGGTAGAGGAACAAGTTCAATTGACCTTACAAACGGGCCTCAGTTCAATTTGAGAGGAAATAAGTTTGCTTTTGATAATACACAGTTTTTTTATTATACCGTCAGACTTGATTATGAAACACAAACTTACCAAGTGTTTAATACTAGCGGGCAAAGGGTGGGTACCAATATACCCATAAAATGGTATGAATATGTAAATCCAACACAATAATGTCACAGGATACTTACAGATTTATTGTCTCTCCTGAAAATGTTGCAAGGGATTTATCCGTTGTAAATTACCAAGGAACGCCTGTCGGTGTTTATTCTGCAATGACCCAAGTTGTTAGTTCAGGACCTAATGGAACATCATTACTCACTAATTTATCGGTACCTATACTACTAAGACAAACTGCAGTTGATGCTGGATATTATAGTCCTTTTGATGGTGCGGTGTTGCAAAAAGATGTTGTAACTAACTTTTTGTTCTCATCTACAACAACTAATCCATATGTGTGGAATGTTTATAATACTTCGGATGAATTCCAAAAGTTTTTGGAGTTGTCAGTGTATAGAGTGGATTGGGGGGATGGAAGTCCGAAACAAACCATAACAACTTATGCTCCCAATTCAATAACTCATACTTATCCAACCGCGACTAAACAATATACTATAACTTTGGAACAAACTAATCCTTGGGGTATAACAAAAGTATCGAAAACAATCAATGTACCATTTACCGATGTTGTGGTTTTCAATCCACAAGGTGAAGCATTTTTTGCACCATCAACGGGGAATTGGATTGGGACACCTGTATCTTATAATTATATTTTTTCTGGAGATGCTATAAATGAAGTCTCAGCTCAAACATCTAACAACTATGTTACTATTCCATTTATGGTTTCAGGAAACACAAAATCTAGAGTAAATGAATTAGCATTGTATGGTAGCCCAAAGTTTCAAGTTGGAGTACCTGTAATTAGTTATGGGCAAATATGGGGGGCGATATCAGATATGAATCCTGTTTTTACCGCCTATACAATTACTGGAGTTCATTATTATGATTACAATGATGGAACCACAATATTTTTCCAAGAATCATCGGGATTAACATCAAATAATTTAACGGCACAACCTATTACAAAAGATGAAGTTTTACTTAAAGTAATCGACCAAGCTCAAATACAAACCAATGTATTCGTTGAAAGGGGGAAGAATAGTGCCTATGAAAGAGTAATGAGGTTAGGTGAAGTTGACAACTTGGGAGATATGATTAACTATGGATATGGATTTTTCAACGTAGTTAATAAAGAAAGAACTAATTGAAAAAAGGAAATAAAGTATTTATAAATTAAATAAGAGAATATGGCAATCGGCTCATACGGTACAATAAGACCTTCAGATGTTTCACCAGCGGATGTTGATATCATTATGAATTACACACCTACAAGGGATGTGACAGACCAGTTTGTCCTAACAAAGTTGGATGCACAAACAATATTAAGACCTTACTTCGCAAACTCTGAAACGGGAGGGAATGCTGGTGTTGAAGTTTTGGGAGGTCTTTATAATTTGACATTACCCGCAAATCAGTTCAATGCGTTGGGGATTTACACTTTATATATCAGACCTGCAGAGATTAGAACGGTAATTACTGATTGTGGTGTTTTAAGTGCTTTACCAAACGTTAAAGGTATCATCATTGATATTAATGATGTACCAACACAATATCAAAATAAATTTGTTCCACAAGGGTTGGTTGGATTCAGAGTTGAATACCTTAATCCCGACGGGTCAAAAATTCCTAATTTCTTTAGAGTTGTAACTTCAAGTTTCTTTTGTGAAACTGTACCTACAAATGAAGTTAATACAACTCAAAAGTCTATAAGATATAGATATGTTGAAGGGGATTCAAATTTGATATTCTTAACATTATCACCGTCTTCATCACCAACCAACAAACCAAATGCAACTCCGTACATCGGACAGCCTGACCAAGATATTATTATTACAAACACTTTTTTCAATCCGGTGTCTATTGAGATTGAAATGGTTGAGTACGATATTTCTTCTCTTGCTATTGCACTATATGGTAATCAAACCAAGTCTATTGATGATGGTATCTACACTATCTACGACTCTAATGATAACATATATAGACAATACAACCTATATGAAATTAGAGACCAATTTAATGCTCTTCTTTATGAGGTTAGACAAAGTAGAGGTAATAATATCGATTTCAGTAAAAACTTTACAAATATAACTAGTTAATGGCTACGACTCAAAGGACTACCAAATTTTTTTACCCACCACGACCAGGTAGTGGGGCTGCAACCTTCTCTGACAATATTGTAGGATTACAAACGGTAGAAGGGGGAGGACTTACGCAAGGTAACTTTGAGTTCACAACTTCGGTTACGGAAAGAACTACTAGAACGTTCAACGTAGGAGCGTTCTCCGAACCAATAAGTTTGGAAGGGTTAAATATTAATGACTTAACCGAGAGTAGAGCTATAATGGCCACACAGTTCAGAGTATATCCGAACTATGATGTATCACAGGTTCTAAATTTTTCGATGTATGGTTCCTTGAGTAAAAGGTTCCAAGTTTCTATTACTGAAATTATACATAGATTTCCAGCATCTTTGGATATTGTATTTAATAATAATGATTTTGTCACTGGTGCAACTGCAACCAATATTGAATATGACTCTACATTAAATGAAACATCATTTAGAATCGATGTTAGTAGAATTAACAACCCATTTGACATTGATTATTCTTTAAGTGCAACAACGAACTTATCTATAAGAGAAATTACGGTTTCTAAGTATAGAAATTTATATAACACGTATTTGGATTATTGTATTTCAATTAATGATAACATTTTTAATGTCGTTGCATTTACACCATCAGAAACATTATCTACAGGATTCATTGAATTTATTGTTTCAGGAGCTCCATTCGGCATAACTGCAACAACATCTAATGAGGGTTTCCAAATAAGACCTAATGATTTTGTTGTTGATAGAATTTTTGCGGAGGATTTCGATGAGGTACAAAAATTCTTGTTAAATCGACTTATAAGACCTGAATATACCGCAGTTTTCCAAGTACCACAACAGAATGAGTCAGGTCAATTTTTTACAGACTTTCAACAAGTAACATGGCCTAAGGAAGGCTCTTGGAATTTAGATATTAGGTCTTTTTTATTCGAAAATTATTTGGGGCAGCTAGAAGAGATAGCGGTTAATTTAGATTCATTCAAAACTAATTTAATTTCAAGATTTTTAGTTACAGATTCGTTGAAAGAATTTGATACGTTAGGGCAAAAAGTAGAAAAAATATTTCAAATATATGGTAGAAGTTTTGACCAAATCAAACAATTTATAGACGCGTTGGCGTACATGAATTCAGTTAGTTATAATCCTTCAAACGATATTCCATCACAACTTTTGGTTAACTTGGCTCAAACACTTGGGTGGAGTTCAAACTTCTCTCCTATTACAAATGAAGATTTTCTAAGCTCGGTGTTTGGTAATACATCAACTCCAACATATCCCGGATATGCTAGAGCGTTAACACCAACAGAATTAAACTATGCATTTTATCGTAATTTAATTCTAAATGCGTCTTATTTATTCAAATCAAAAGGAACAAGAAGGTCTGTTGAATTTATGTTGAGGTTAATTGGTGCTCCCGATTCGTTAATAGAATTCAATGAACACATCTATTTAGCTGACCAAAAAATAAACATGGACCAATTTGGGGTTCAATGGGCGGCAATTTCAGGAGGTACATATGTTCAAAGTACTCCAGGTTTTATACCTGGTTCAACTTATAAAATTAAGGGTCAAACTTTCAGCGCATTTACATCCACTAACACATATCAAGATGTGAATACAAGATTGGACGACTATCCTGTTGATTTAGCAGGGTTTCCGAAAGCACCTGCTAACACTGAAAGTTATTTCTTTCAAATAGGGTCTGGATGGTATGAATCAACACCATCACACAGAAGTCCTGACGAAGTTACTGTAACAGGACAGGTATTTACAGGGCAAAATTTTAATATTCAAACACAGTTGGCTCCGTTTACTTACGGTCAAACTTACTTGAATAGATTTAGGAATTTCCCATTCATGACTGAAGGATTCAAACTAAAAAAAGTAGTTGATAATAATAAGTCTTGGTTAGAAGAAGATGACAGAATAAGAGTTTCAACAAGCGCTGATTATAATGCCTATTATTTCGTAGACAATGAAAAGTTAGTATTAAATGTTAAAAACGTTGACCTTTTCTTAAATCCTGCGCAAGGTTTAGTTTATGATGTTTGGGACCAATCAAGAAGATACGATTATCCCATACCTGAATCAGGATTGACAGTTGGATATCCAGTCCCTGGTGGTGTGGATTCTACATTCATAAATCCACAGCCAAAAAAGAAAACATTTTTTGAATTCTCTCAAACTTTTTGGGAGAACATGATTAATGTTAGAAACCGTCAGTACATCACTGACGGAAAGACAGGAGGTTATCCAACACTACAATCAATTTTTTGGAAATATATCGAATCAGAAAGCACCGTTGGATTACCAAATAACAAATATACCTATCAGAAATTAATTGATTATGTAAATGGTATTGGTCCTTTTTGGATGAAGTTGGTGGAACAAATGATTCCCGCAACAACAATATGGAATACGGGGGTAAGAATGGAAAACTCAATATTCCAAAGACAGAAGTTTGTTTATCGAAGACAAAGAGGATGTCAGTTTATTCCTGTACCTGTCGAACCTTGTTTTATAATTTCAAACATTTTTGATTATACATGTACAACTGAATATACAGACTTTAACATATTTCCTTGGTTGAATGGAGATGTAGATGTGAGTAATTTTAGTAGTATTTTGTCAAATAGAGTTAATAATATGTTGGTACAGAGTGGATTAACATTAAATGATTGTATTCAGAATTCAGTTGAAAGTAGTTGGTATGTTGATTTAAGAATTGGAGGAGATATTATAATTCAAGAATTATTTTATGTTGGATATGGTTTGACGGATGTTCCAACTAATACAATGTGGAGAAACGCTTTAATACAGTATCTTCCACAACTATATGATTATGGATTTACATATTTCTTGAATGGTAATTTATTAACAATAACAAGTCTTACTTGTACTGAAAGAAATATTAATGAGACACTTTCCTTGAATTCGGGGATAAATATAAGTATAAACTGTACTAATAACTAATGGCGGTATTAAATTATAATATAACGGTAACTGGTGATTGCTCCAATAATAATTCAGGGGCATTCAATCTTTTCGTCAGTGCTGGAACACCTCCATATACCGTACAATTTCTGAATCCATCTTACGCATCACAAACAATTACAACACAACCAGCATCATTGGTAGGATTGGCAAGTAATGTATATCAATTAAGGGTTAATGATAGTAGTTTACCGACCAACAATGAATTTCTATTAAACATACCCATCTCAAGTGGAGTTTGTGGTTCTATAGTTGCGGTTCAGAATACAACTTGTGGTAGTAATAATGGTTCGGTGACAGGGTCTTCAACATCATTATATTCTTCTACAAATTTTTCACTATATGATATAAATAATAATTATATCTCTTCAGCCACCACAAATACAGATGCTGTTGTCTTTGGACAATTAAGTGCTGGAACTTACTATTTAGGTGTTACTGATTTGGGTGGTTGTACTGCATTCACCCAAACTTTTATTATTGAAGAATCAACTCCTTTGGATTTTGGATTATATACAGTACCTAACTCAAGTTGTGGAGGAACCCCTATAGGTAAAATTTTTGTAACGGGTCAAACGGGACAAGCACCATATAGTTATTTGTGGAGCAATGCGCAGACAGGTAGCACAATTACAGGATTAACTTCAGGCGTATATTCTGTTGAAGTTACTGATGCTTTTGGTTGTGTTTTATCGAAGTCGGCAACAATAACTGATGTTAATTCAGTTGGGCTTGGGATATTTACATCAACCGCTCCAACGTGTCTCCAATCAAATGGAGTCATTAACATGACCATCACAGGTGGAACTGCACCTTTTTACTATTCGGCATCTACAGGTGATGTTTTAGTTTCATATTCAAGAACATTCACACTTTCAGGATTGTCTGCAGGGCAATACAATTTTCAGGTAACGGACGCGGGCCTTTGCCAAATGTTTGCAGGAACTACACTTGAAACTCCTGGTGGAATTACAAGTGTTACTGCTCAAGGGCAAAATTCAACCTGTTCAAGTACGAATGGTTCAATTACTGTAACTGTTGTTGGGGGCAATTCACCTTATACCTATACTTTAATTTATCCGACTGGTAATCAATTGAATATTAGTAATTCTCAAACAACTCAAATATTTAATAACTTGAGTGGAGGAACTTATACTGTAGGTGTCTCAGACAATACTGGTTGTTCTTTCTTGGAAGAAGTTACTTTAGTCGCCCAAAACAAATTTACAATATCAACACAAGTCGTTGGAACAAGTTGTAACCAAAATAATGGGTCTGTGACGATTTTTACTACAACAGGGGCAACATTACCATTAGATTATTCTGTTGATGGAGTACAAAATGTGATTGACACAAATTTGACTGCAGTAACTTTCAATAATTTATCATCAGGTACTCATGTTATTACGGTGACTGATGCGGATGGATGTGTTCAAACAACAAACATATTAGTTCCAAGTAGTCAATCCTTAAATTATTCTTTATATAGTACTTCCTGTGGTAGTGGGTCAAGTGGAAAAATTACGGCATTCATTACTTCTGGAGAACCACCATTTAGTTTCAATTGGTCCGACAATGTACCAAATGAACCACAACAAATTCAAGTTAGTGGATTGACTGCGGGTACCTATTCTTTGACCGTGGTAGACGCAAATGGTTGCTCATTAACGAAAAACACTACGATAACCTGTAATACAAACTCGACATCTTATCAGACTTATGTTATGGGGGCTGAAGTATTTAACATCCAGTCTCCGACCAAATTTGGATTATTACAAATGTTGAATGAAGGATTCTTTGATTTAACATCAGGAAATACAAGTTGTGATTTAATAAGCGCAACATTCACTGCAAAAGTTTCAGTAAATCCATCAGGGATAATTGTAACTCAAAATTTCTTTACATCAACTTCTTTGGTTCAAGTTCCAACTGATAACCAATGGTATAATACAATTCGTAATTTGTTGTTGGGAATACCTGGTGTAGGGAATGTTAGTATCGACCAATTAAATAATCAAATAACTATCGAAACAAGTAGAAATAATACTTCTTTAGAAGGAGAAGAAATAGTAATCGATCTAGTTATAGACTATAATATAATTTGTTTATCATGAGTAATCAGGTAGTTGTAACATCGGTAACAGGAGGAACTCCACCAATTAATGTCTACATATCTGACATATATGGAAACTATGAAACGTTTCTTGGCACAATCAGTGGGGCAGTCCCTCCACAAGTTGAATATAATACAGTTATTCCTTCAATATTCCAAACTGCACCTGAAATTTTACTAAAAATGGTAGATACCAACAATTGTCAGGTATTTAAGGTATTGACCTGCGTGTTTGGTGATTTCATCATAACTCAAAATGGAATTATTATAATAACTCAAAGTGGTGACAGTTTGGTTTTACAATCATCAGGTGACGTTCCTCTATAGAACGAAAAATAAAAAAATGATATAGAGAAAAAAATAAATAGAAAAATATTTATAAGTTATGTCGAACACTAGAATAACTGATTTACCCATAGTATTATCTGCGTCATCCAACGATAGATTTTATATTGTCACTGACTTCACAGGAGGAACCTCTGGAACCTCAGGTCAAATTGCATTTTCTTCATTAACTGCAAGCATTTCAGGTGGTACAAGTGGTACTTCAGGAACTGCTGGAACATCAGGTTCTAGCGGATCTTCGGGTTCTAGTGGGTCTTCAGGTACATCGGGTTTGGATGGTAATGTTGCGGTTTGGAGATTTACTGGAAGTACTAGTATGACAGATCCTGGAACAGGGTATTTTTCACTCAACACAGGGGACGATTTTTCTTTAACAACCACAGGGATTACAATAAATGACATAGCATTCAATCCTGCTCAAAACTTTCAAAGTTTACTTAATACCCTTACAGTTGGAACAACACTTAAAATAGTCAGAGTTGATGATTCAACTTTTTTCAAATTATTACGAATTACAGCGGTTGACCCTTTGGTTTCGAATTATGAAGATTATGAAGTTTTACAAGTGGCAACAGGTGGAGTTGGTTCAATACCAAACGATACTCAATTTACGTTAAATATTATTGGGCAAGCGGGTACATCTGGTTCGGCGGGAACGAATGGTACTTCAGGTACAAGTGGTACATCAGGTACTTCGGGAACATCAGGAACATCTGGTACATCAGGTACAAGTGGAACCTCAGGTACTTCAGGTACCGATGGGACATCAGGAACAGACGGAACATCAGGAACAGACGGAACATCAGGAACAGACGGAACATCAGGAACTAGTGGAACTTCAGGGACCAGTGGCACAAGTGGTACTTCGGGAACATCAGGTACTTCAGGTACCGATGGGACATCAGGAACATCAGGAACATCTGGTACATCTGGTACTTCGGGAACATCAGGTACAAGTGGTACATCAGGAACTAGTGGTACTTCAGGGACATCTGGTACTTCAGGTACTAGTGGAACTGATGGTACTAGTGGAACTGATGGTACTTCGGGAACTGATGGTACTTCGGGTACGTCAGGGACATCAGGAACTAGTGGTACCTCAGGTACTAGTGGCACCTCAGGTACTAGTGGCACCTCAGGTACTAGTGGTACGTCAGGTACTTCAGGAACTAGTGGCACATCAGGAACATCAGGTACTAGTGGTACATCGGGTACTTCAGGAACATCGGGAACATCAGGTACGAGTGGAACATCGGGTACTTCAGGTACTAGTGGTACTTCAGGAACATCTGGAACTAGTGGTACATCAGGTACTAGTGGTACATCGGGTACATCGGGTACATCGGGTACTTCAGGAACATCGGGCACTAGTGGGACAAGTGGTACCTCAGGTACTAGTGGTACTTCAGGTACTAGTGGTACTTCAGGAACATCTGGAACTAGTGGTACTTCAGGAACATCAGGAACATCAGGAACATCTGGTACTTCAGGTACATCAGGTACTAGTGGAACTGATGGAACATCAGGAACAAGTGGTACTAGTGGAACAAGTGGTACCTCAGGAACAAGTGGTACCTCAGGAACAAGTGGTACCTCAGGAACAAGTGGTACATCAGGAACAAGTGGTACCTCAGGAACAAGTGGGACTTCAGGAACATCAGGTCTTTCGGGTGTGAATGGAACATCAGGAACTTCAGGATCCAGCGGAACTTCAGGAACAAGCGGAACATCAGGAACAAGTGGCACTAGTGGAACTTCTGGTACCTCAGGAACTAGTGGAACTTCGGGCACCTCAGGAACTTCTGGTACGTCAGGAACTTCAGGGACTAGTGGAACATCTGGAACTAGTGGTACCAGCGGAACTTCTGGTACATCAGGAACAAGTGGAACTAGTGGAACTAGTGGAACAAGTGGTACTTCCGGCACATCTGGTACTAGTGGTACATCTGGTACAAGTGGAACTGATGGGACATCTGGCACTAGTGGGACTTCTGGCACCTCAGGTACGAGTGGAACCTCAGGTACAAGTGGAACATCAGGTACTAGCGGTACTTCAGGGACTAGTGGAACATCAGGTACTAGTGGAACCTCAGGTACTAGTGGTACCTCAGGAACATCGGGAACATCAGGTACTAGTGGTACATCAGGTACTAGTGGTACATCAGGTACTAGTGGTACATCAGGGACATCAGGTACTAGTGGAACATCTGGAACTAGTGGAACATCAGGTACTAGTGGAACATCAGGTACTAGTGGTACCTCAGGTACTAGCGGTACATCAGGTACTAGCGGTACATCAGGGACAAGTGGAACGGACGGTACTTCAGGTACATCAGGGACAAGTGGTACGTCGGGTACTAGTGGTACTTCGGGAACATCTGGAACTAGTGGAACGTCTGGAACTAGTGGTACATCAGGTACATCAGGTACTAGTGGGACGTCTGGTACTTCCGGAACTTCGGGAACATCTGGAACTAGTGGAACATCAGGTACCTCAGGAACTAGTGGAACATCAGGAACCTCAGGAACGGATGGTACATCAGGTACTAGTGGTACATCAGGAACTAGCGGTACATCAGGAACTAGCGGTACATCAGGAACCTCAGGCACTAGTGGTACATCGGGTACGAGTGGAACGGACGGTACATCAGGAACCTCAGGAACTAGCGGTACATCAGGAACCTCAGGTACTTCGGGTACTAGTGGTACATCGGGTACATCAGGTACATCAGGTACAAGTGGTACGTCAGGTACATCGGGAACTAGTGGTACATCGGGAACTAGCGGTACATCGGGTACTTCAGGTACATCAGGGACAAGTGGTACGTCAGGTACTTCAGGAACCTCAGGTACTAGTGGTACATCGGGTACTTCAGGTACATCAGGAACTAGTGGAACTTCAGGAACTAGTGGTACATCAGGAACCTCAGGTACTTCGGGTACTTCGGGTACTTCAGGAACTAGTGGTACCTCAGGAACATCGGGAACATCAGGTACTAGCGGAACGTCTGGTACTTCAGGTACTAGTGGAACATCAGGTGTAAATGGGGTTTCGGGAGGGGCCATATACTACTTCAATGAGTCAATCACTTCAGGCCCATATAAGGAGTTTTCGATATCTCCAACGGATACTGGTGAACAAACTATAATATCGCCATCGATTGCATCTGGTTTAACAGATACAATTCAGTCATTTTTGACGGATACAGGTTTTCCGGGGGTTACATCAATTCCTGCGGGAATATGGCAATTCTTTTTACATAGTTATAAATCAAGTGGTACTGCTTTCGATATATTCTGTGAGGTGTATAAAAGAACTACGGGAGGTACGGAAACATTTTTATTCTCGTCAGATCCAACACCTATATTATCGGATTCACCAACGTTTACGATGGAAATTTCTGATGTATATCAAACTGGATACACTTTCACAGTTTCGGACCAAATACTTGTTAAGGTACGTGCAACAAATACAGGAAGTGTCACAGGAACAGTTACCTTAGCGACTGAAGGTTCGATACATTACTCCTACGCACAAACTACGTTGGGTATTGTAAATGGTACATCTGGGTCATCTGGTTCTTCAGGAACGGATGGGACATCAGGTACTAGCGGAACTTCGGGGACATCAGGAACTAGTGGTACCTCTGGCACTAGTGGTACTTCGGGAACATCGGGTACAAGTGGAACCGATGGTACAAGTGGAACCGATGGTACAAGTGGTACATCAGGTACTAGCGGAACATCAGGAACAAGTGGAACTTCAGGAACAAGTGGAACTTCAGGAACAAGTGGTACGTCAGGAACTAGTGGTACCAATGGTACATCGGGTACTAGCGGAACTTCAGGTACTAGCGGAACTTCAGGAACTAGTGGTACTTCGGGAACAAGTGGTACAAGTGGTACTTCAGGGACTTCAGGAACATCTGGTACATCAGGTACAAGCGGTACTTCAGGTACAAGCGGAACTTCAGGAACTA